CAGTGGCAGATAGCTTAGTCGCACCAGAAGCATCAGCCATACCATATACAGGAGTGGTAGCGCAAGCCTTTAGAGCGGTAATTAGATCTTCCTCGGTGGTAAACTCAGTATCATCATAGCAAACACAGTTAGTGCGATACTTATCACCAACAGATAGATAGCCTAGACGGGGGAAGAAGTCATCAGAACCATTTAGCTTGAAGTTCTTTAGACCAGGAGTCCGCTCATCATACATATGCTCAGTAGAATAAACTAAACCAATGGGGAGGGACTCATCTTTAGGTAGCTTTACGCAATGATTAGCATCATCAACAGCCAAAAGCATACCATTCTCAACAGGGATATTTGCGAAATCAGTAGCATTAGGAGCACACTGGGCCTCAATACGACCATCACGGCGGAAGGCAACATTATTTAGCTCAACTTGACCATAGCCACTAATTACTAGTCTTTTTGTAGCCATTTTATTTCCTCCAATTACTTGACATATTTAGCTAAGACGGCATCTAGACCTTGTAGAGGCACGTCTTTGGGAATTAGACCTTGACGGTCATTTTTGGAAAAAGCAGAGAAACCAGTCTTCTTCAACTCATAAGCTAGCTCCTTATCCAAATCAGATACAGAATAGTTAGCGCTATTTTCACGATAAGTATTTAGAACCTCTTCACTTAGATGTCCTTCATACTCAGCAAATACGGCCTCCTTCTGTCCTTTTTCAATCTGAGCTTTATACTCATTTAGAGAACTGTTTTCTTCTGTTAGTGTTTGGACCTGGGCCTGAGCCTCAGTATATTGAGCCTCAACACCAGCCTTCTCTGCTTGTAAAGTGGAAACTTCACCATTTAGTTCTTCAATTTTGGAACTAAAATTAGAATTTTCTTCTTTTAGGGTTTCAACATTTGCCAAATCCTCATTTACAAGTTCGTATGTACCACCATTCAATTGACGTAAGGTATCAACAGTTTGCTTTTCATTTTCAGTTACATCAATAATATAGACTTGGGTACGCTCGCCTAGCTCAACACTATCAGTCTCATCATTCTTTGTATAATGAACTCGCTCATACTTGCCGCTCTCATAATTATAGGCTAGAGCGTAGTCATCAAAAACTTCACAAATAGCATAGCTAACTGTCCAGTTTCCTTCCTCATTATACTCGGTGTTCAAGAGAGACCAAAGAGCATCATGCTTTTGGCTATCGAAAAGTTTGAAATTTATTTCCATCGTCTCTGTTCCTCCATTTTTAGTATAAATAGCTTCAATTTCTTGAATCCTCTTTATAACTTTATCAATACTAGTTTGAAGTTCGAAGAAGCTCGCGCCTTCAAAGCAAGGTTCAACGTCATCTCCTAAAACTTGGAGACCTAAAAAGCATCCCTCATCAAACACAATGAACTTTTGTCCATTGTAAATTGCCTGATGATATTTCAAAGATGGCTCATAAAGTTCCATTGATTGAGATTTTCCTACGATGCCCCCAGCTTCAGCATAAAGCGCAGTAAAAATTAGAACATCCGCGCAAGCATAAGTTCTTTCTACTCCGTCTTCATCAAGATGAGACTCCCAGCTAATATTGGGATTTTCGGGAACAATTCCATAAATTCTTCCCTCGCTTCTTCGACTTCCATGGTCGGTGTAGTCATCATATTCATAGATGCCTTTGACCGGCGCGTAAGGAAGAGTTTCTAGAAGTTTCTCCGCAAACTCATCCGTTATATAAGTACCGTTTCTATTACCATATTTATAGAAAATTCGGCACCGCGCCTTTGACAATACATCATTATATTTTTCTATATTGCCATAAACAGCGACTGGAAACTCAAATTTATTCATCTATATTTAAGCCTCCTTGTTTGTCTTTTGATGCTTCTTGTTCAATAGTGGTCTGTGCTTTTTCTTCTGTTTTCATTTCTGGACGTCCAGGACCTTCAGAAGTTCCACTTTGAGTGTAAGCTGAATTTAGTGGTACTAACTTTTCTTGAAGTTTTTCGACTTCATTCTCAAGTTCCTTCATGCTTAGGAGTTCTCGCTGATTCAAATCCATAATGGCGCCCGGTAAGAAGAAGCTATATCCACTTTGAGCTAATTTGAAAGCATCAGTTAGATAATCACTTTGGTTATAAATAGAAACCGGTAGGATTTTATAAGTAAATTTTATGTTAGAATTTCCAAAAAGTTGGGTTAGAAGTTCACTAATAAATTTTGAAATTTTATTAGTAATTGGCATCATAAAGCTTATATCATTTAGGATAGAAGTGGATAAGGCTTGAGAACCAGTTGGCGCGAAGAGCTGACCACTGACGCTAGCTTCAGCATAAACATTTTGAAGCATCTTCTCTAGATTGTTTGAAACAGCATCAGATGAAGTTTTTGAAACAATACTATCTACATCAGCATAAGTGGTCAAAACAGAAAGGTTCTTATTTCCTTTCATCATGCCCACGGCGCCGGTGTGCATTTCGAGAGCTTCATCTGGTTCAAAAAGAAGCGCCCCATCCTGTAAGTGAGGTATTTTCTGAATGAGAATCTTACGAATTTCTTCCAAGTCTCTTTCTCTTTCAGTATCTACTGCTTCATCATATTGAATTGTAGCAGGAATGACATTCAAGAAAGTCGGATTTCCCTCTTCAAGAATACTAAAATAAAGAGTGCTATCAGTAGATAATTTTATCCAAGAAGTTTTAGTTTTACCTTTTTGGTATCGACGATAAAAACTTATAACTTCTTTGGGGTAAATCTCTAAAACTTGATTTCGAGTATCCTCATCAGTAAAATGGTCAAAATAATTGACATTGAATTCAATAATATCTCTGCCATAAATGTCTCTAAATCTAGATTGACAATAAGAGGCCGGCAGGTCAATCAAGACAAAAGACCCCTTATCCAAAGATGAAATTAGTCCATAATACGCGCCATCAGTGAGAGCTCGTGTCGTAATTTTATTATATAAAATTGGAGGATTTATTTCATCTAGATAATCCAAAGCTTTATAGTATCTTTTCTGAGTAGTTTTATCAGAAAGCTTTTTCCCAAAACTTACTTTTGGAATCAAAAGGCTCGCGCACTTTAGAAGATTAGCATAATAGAGGACAATAGCACGATATAGGCCATCTTTTAGGAAATAGTTTCTTGAAAGCTCTCTTTGTTTTGATAAAGAGCCTGAATTGATAATATTGTCAATTTCTTCAGGTTTGTAATCTTTTAGAGTGCGGGACCGAGAGCGCCAAGAAAGATAATCATAATTTCCATAAATTTCATCATTTTTGGAGACCATTCCGCTTGACGCTCTTCTAAAGGAGGCAAGGTCAAAATTTCTTTTGAACTCGGTATTTTGTTGTTCCAAATTATGCCCCTCCCGTAAAGAATATTAAGTTGCGTTTTCCGGCGCCCCGTCTTTGTTGTTTTTTCATTTGGGCTTCTTCAATTTCTTTGATACGCCATAGACCATAAGCAAAGGCATAGTAGCGGTCGTCGTGGAAGCGTTTATTTATTGCTTCAAGGACAATATCCATACCTACATTTTTGACACGAAGATTTCCCATTTCCTCAAAAAGTTTTGTTGTTTGCTCATGGGGAAGTAATCGTTGGACTCGCTCACGCATTGTCATTTTTTGACCAAGCTTTGTTCCAAGAAGAGCATTGCGCGCCTCCTGCTCACTAATCAAAAACCGAACCAATCCGCCATTCAAACGAGAATAAGCATTTCCATTGATTTTTGATTTCAAAGGTCCATTAGCTTTCATAGAATATAAAATAGGAATAGAATCTCTAGGTTGAATTTTTTTATAATCATCATTATTGAAAAAGCCATATGCAGGAAGCTCACGACCTCGCGCATCTGTATGGGTTTTTATCATCTCATCTGCGAGACCTAAACCCAAGCCATTACAGTCAATCAAAACTTCTCTGGGATTGTATCTCTCAATCAAAAGTTTCAAATCAATTGCCTGTTGTGTAAAGGTTTTTGTTTCTGCTTGTCTTCCAAGAACTTCAATATTGACGAGAGTTGAGTAGTATTTGCCATTCTTGATGTTTACTCGAAAGATACAAGCAATTGTTGAGTCTTGTAAGCGTCCTACGTCTACACTGATAAAGTAGAAACAATTCTGTTGATTTCTAAATTTCTGAGTAAATTCTGGATTTTTCTTTGTCCGATATTTAGAAAGCTTCTCAAAATCGAACCAAGACTCTTCGCTTCCTCCGGCCCAAGTCCCCATAAATTCTGATGCAAATGTCATTTCATTGTAGGCTGAAGACATCCTCAACTTCTCGACGTGTTTCTTATCAACCAGTCCATGCTGGGCAGGAATACGATAATCTAGACCCATAACAAATGCCCTTTTTGGGTCAATTATTGCCTGTATCATTGTTTCTATTAGAAGTGAATAAGCATAGGAAGACTTCATGCCTGCTGATGTTCCGGCAATAACTTGTTGATTACAGACTTCATAAGGATTCACTAAACCATTAGCATCACGTCGAGAAACATTTAGCTGAGGAAGTATAACTTCGGAAATAATGTCGCCATCAGCATCGCGCACTTCGTCCAGGAATGTCGCGTGAAGGCGGAGACCGCGTGATGAGTCCGTGGCGCCCTCACAAGTAAATTTAGAACCATTTTTGAAATAAAGTTCTGCTACGTCCTTTGAAAAGTTCATATGAGGTTTTCCCATAAAAACTTCAAGTTCCTTTTCTAGTAGAGGCCAAATCTTTATGATTTCTTCTACTTTTTGTCTCATAATTTTTACGCCTTGTGTCTTGACAGGAGCAACGATTGAACACTTATGATTGGGAATAAAGACGCACTGAAGAAAAAGGCCAAGGACGCTTAGAAATGACTTTGAAGCCGCGCGAGTTGCGGTAATATAGATTTGATTATAGCGCATGAGTGAGCGCAAGAATAATCGTTGATAAGGAAATAAATCAAATTGGGAGTCAGTAGGTTTTATAGTGTCTAGGTAACAGTCGGGGTAAACAGTATAAAGTTGAAGTTCCTCTTCCAAAAACCTCTCATTTCGCTCTAAAAAGTCCTCAGTTATAACGACTCCTTTTTCTAATTCGACACCTTCCCTAAAAAGACGATTTTGGGAGTTATAAATTGAAGTGGGGTCGCGCAAAGTAATTACAGCCATTAGAGAGTTCCTCCCGCATCAAACTCCTCACTTTCATCCTCTTTGAAAGCTTCGGCCTCATAGACGTCTGCATCAAAATTATCTACTTGGAGGTCATAGAAGTTATCTGTTTGAGCGACATTCTGAAGGGCTTGAAGCCGCGCGGTCACCTCATCTCCAAGGCCACCTTCGTTTATATATAAACGCTGGTTCCAAGCTTCAATATTCTTCAAAGTCTCATCAATAACATCTCTAGTAGTATTATCATAGAATTTGTTTTGGTGTCCGCGCTTTTCGAGCCAGAACATCAGTTCTCCAACACTATCAAAGTCGGTTGCATTTTTGACTGATTTAGGGGTAAAATCTGCTGTTTTTACAATCTTATCATAAGATGAAAGAAATTTGTCGACGTCTTTATCGCCGGCGCGGATTCGTTTATCTATTTCTAACGAAAGCTTACAGAGTTTTTGAGCTTGGTCAATGGCTAGCGCGCCGGATACGTTCTGAGAAAGAAGCAAACCTTTGTAGAGGTCTTCTAAATAATAAAGCTCATCATCATCATAATTGCCTCCCCAGCGCTGGCGCAATTCCTCAAAGTGTTTCTCCTTTACTAATGGAATCTCATCCTCAATAAGTCCAACCTTTTTTAGTTCGAGATATTGGGAGTTATAGCTATCCCATCCCAAATTTTTATATTCTTCTGTTGCAAAGACTTTCGCATAAACGCCCCAAACAGTATCATCAGAATTCAAATCCCTCAATCTCTCAAACTCTTTCACAATAAAGGGAATGTCGGCCCATTGACAGATTTTGTCGACCGCGCGCCAACTAAACCCATTCTGTTTAAGGTAGCGAGTAATACAATCATTACAAATAGGAAGTACCCCATCTGGGTAAAAAATTGAATGAGTTTTTGTGAAATCTTCTTCTAGTTGTTGCTGCTTACAACGCGGGCATTCTTTTGTAAGAAATGAGCGTTTTTGTTTTGGTATATTCGGTTGTAGTGGCATTACTACTAATCCTCCTTTTTTATTTATTGACTTTTTTGAGGATTTTTATGAGTTCGCGCTGACGAGGCCGAGATAGTTCCGAAAATTTTTGGAGTAAATCACTAAATAAGTCTGAAAAATCACGGGTTTCGGATTTTTGAGAAGCTTCGTCATTGGGCGTAACTGGCGCGGGCTCGCTCTTTTCCTCAACGAGTTGAACGCCTAAAAACTTACAGAGGCCCACAAACTCAACAGCTTCCAATCCTACTAATAGCTCCATAAAAGTTTTTGTACGGTTATTTTTGTCCATAGTTTTCTCCTTTATACCAAAGGGGCTTCACGCCCTTCTCTTTTATATCGTAATAGTCGGTCGCATTTCTTACACCGACAAGAATATCCATCACGAGAACTTTGTCTCCTCATAAAATACTTAGTATCCAAAAGTAAAGCCCTCCCACAATCCTTACAGCATTTGAAGTTTTCGGGGAAAAATAAATTTTCGGCGTGCTCACGATGAGTAGTGGCGGTCGCGCAAATTTTTAGGAGGGCTTTTTGGTGGAAAATAGTGGAGATATAATTTGAGTTATAGGTTTTGTTGTATTTTTTATTGATGTATTCGACGATTGGCTGGTTTTGTTGGTGGGCCATTTTTAGCCGAAAGACATCTTCTTCGAGGGGAGTCAGGTCAGCTAGGGACTTATACCAGTCAAAAGTTTCGAAGAGTGCGCGCAATGTACTTTCGAGAGGTAAGGAATCAATTCCTTCCTCCAAAGAATCCCAAATTTTTACCAAAGCTTGGAGATGTGATAAATCCTCAAAATCGAAAAAGCGAGAGGAGCGAGGAGCCCAGATTTGAGCTGAGAGCGCGCGCTGGTCTTTTTCATTTTTTAGGTCTGAGGGAATTGGGAGCCGTCCTTCGGGAAAAAGGAGTCGCGCTAAATTTGAAGCTCCTTTGAGGCCGAGTGGGTAGATAGGGATATCCGCATCAAAGGTCGGAGTTTCGAGTGGGTTGTAGGTATGGGGGATAAAGCGTTGGAGTTTTGTTTGGTAGAAGTCTTGGAGAGTAAATTGCTCGCGTCGTTTTTCGATTAGAAGGCGTTTTTGTTTTAGGTAAGAGTAGGGATTTAGGAGTTTTGATTTTTCTTCGAGGTTTTGGAGTTCGGAAGGAGTAAACTGGGCGCGCAGGTCTTCGCGCACATGGTCTTTTTTGCCGGTTCGAACTTCGTAGGTAGAGAGTTGGAAATCGATTTCGTCGATTTCGCGCCAGAGGGGCTCTAATAAAGCTAAAATGTGGGGCGGGGCGTTTTTGCGCGCGAGTTGGCGTGAAAATTTTTGTTTTGAAGTTTTGGTTGGGGTATCACTTATGGGGCGGATTGAGTCTTCGTTGAAGGCGGGACTCTCGCGCAGTTCATCGAGAGAGATAATTGGGCGGGATGACCAGGTAGACTTTAGTTCAATTCCGGAACTTTTATCGGAGGAAAGACCCTCAGAGTTTTTACCCCATAGGAGATAGTCGGCGATTTTTTCGAGTTCAGAACTCGTAAGGGGTTTTTCTGCGTCGAAGTTTTGGATATAGGTTTGGACGTATTCGGCGCGGGCTTCATCACTTGAGAGTGAGAAGTCGAGATTTAGACGATTCATTAGTACGCTCCTTATAAATAAGCCAAGACATAGTTGGCTCTTAGTTTCTATCTTTATTATATCATAGGAGAAAGGTCGGAGTCAAATTTTTGGGGAAGAAAATCGGATAAGTAATTTTGATTTTTTATCTCGGTGAGAAAAATTATGAATTTTGTTTTCGTTTTTTTATCTCGGTGAGAAAACGAAATTTTATCTCGGTGAGAAAATGTTCCAGACCCGATTCGGGCGGGAGATGGCAAAATGCACAATTTTACAAAATACCCCCTCCTCTTTTTTGTGCAGATTTTAGCCTGAAAACGCCTAAAAAATTTTCAAAATGTTGCATTTGCCACTTTACAAGTATATGCTATGGTGCTATAATGACTATAGTCAAAAGAGGAAACAAACAGAGCGGAGAGGGCCGACTGCTTGAGTGCGGCGTGTATCTTGAAAATTGAAAACCACAAAAACCAAAAGGAAGGAATTTTTTACCATGAAAGACTTTACTATTTTGACCAAAGAAGACGCTATGCGCGCGCTGGATTCCGCACGTTATAATCCTGCTATTGATAGCGGTTACTTTGGGCGTATTACTGAAAACCAGTGCGCAAGGCCAAAGAGCCGTAAGAAGTGTGTTAGTTCTGCGGGGAAAGCTGACGTCCATATTAAATATAATGGGCGCTATATCCCCGCAGAAGTCAAAACGAACGGCGGACGCATTGACAGCCTCATTGACGGCACGAACAAGAGCAAGTTTGTTATCTATGTTATGGAATACGTTCAGCGCCACAAGGCTGGAAAAAAGACGGAAGCATGGGAAGAACGGCGTTCCGTCGGCCCGCTTATCATTCCGACTGCCCTGTTTCTGAATTGTGTTCAGGAAGTAAACGCCATAAAGACAGTGAACAAGCATGGCGAATATGACGGGCTGGGAATTCAGGTTAGTTCTAAAAAACTGTATCAGCGGTTGTTGCAATGGCCTGTCAAGTTTGACCGTACAAGAGACTACACAAGCGCAGACTTTGAGGGACTGACCCTGTAAGTATCAATCAATAGGGCTGGGCTGAATAAGCCCAGCCCACCAGAGAGAGGAACATGATTATGACTATCGACTTTGTGAAGAAGAACCTCAATCGCTATTTGAACTATGCGAAAGCCCCGAACAACGGCTTCCTGGCCAGAGATTGCTATAATGTGGCTTTCGGTATGGCGCACATGGCGGCGTGTATCGCCTACGAGCGGGGCAATGGAGAGCTGGGCAAGGAAATCGAAACACTGTGGGATGATACTTACAAAGACCTGTTTCTGCAAGCCTACTATGAGGAACTGACCCAGCAATAAGGGAACGCTGACCTACCGGCATGACGGGCAGGAAGGAAACATTATGAATTATCGTCTTATTGTTCGCTATGAGGATACTGGCGTTGTTACTATTCAGCAATTCGCAGACTTAGACACCATCAAAACTATCACTGACTATCTGGACAATGCCGCAGAGAACGGCGCACGACTTGCCTATGAAATCCAGCAACGGAGCTATTTCAGAGGAATTGAAGCCATTGATTACTACGGCAATGTAGGTCAATGGGGAGACACTGACTGGGACAAATAATAAAAAGGTAGATATAATTGAAAAGAGGGAATTCTTCCCTCTTTTCTTTTTCCGAAAAGATTGTGAAAGATTTCACAAAAAATTTAGACGAAGTAATTCCGAAGATTGTGAAAGATTTCACAAAAAATTTAGACGACGTTCGTCTAAAAAATATTTTTCTTGACTTTTCCCGAAATTTGGTGTATAATTTAGATATACTGAAAGGGAGGCTTCTGAAATGGTTGTTATCGCTGTGCTGTGTATTCTGTGCGCTGGATTTGCGTGTGCTGGTATGTCCTTTGTGGGTGCGTATTCGTTCGTAAAAAATCACGATTGGCATTACGCTGTGGGGGCTGGGCTGTATGCGCTGGGAGCTGTATTTTTCATCGGCTGGGTTTTTTCGATGGGCTGGTAAGGAAAAGGAGATAAAAAATGAAAATTTTTAGAAGAATTAAAACTTATTTTTTCTTAAAAAGACTTGGAATCAATCGCCCTTGGAAAGCAAGTGGAGACAAAAATTTTATTACTTTCGGTTGAAAAGATAGCGCTTCGGCGCTATTTTTTTAGAAAAATAAAATTTAGACGAAAGTCGTCTAAAAAATATTTTCCTTGACTTTTTAGAAAATATCTGTTATAATAAAACTATCAAAAGAAAGGAAGTAAAACTAAAATGAAAATTGTCATCATCCTCTACATCATCGGAATCGTCATTTATTGGCTTGGCGTCCTCAATTTTACCTCTGTTGCAAAGAGAAACTGGAATGATATTGACGAAAGTCTCAAGGAAATGCGGTATAAACGCTCGAAAGCCTCTTGCCGTCTTACCTTGATTACATGGTCGCTTATTCCGGTACTGAATTTCCTTATGGGGTTTCTGTATATTTCCAACCCATTCTATTTCTTGAAGAAGAAGTAAAAAAGAAAGGCGGTAGAGAAAACTACCGTCTTTTTTCTAAGAAAAATAATTAGACGAACTTCGTCTAAATAATCTTTTTTCTAAAAAGGTATTGACAATTCAAGTTTTATATGATATACTTTATTTACAGTAAGGGAAGAAAGACTTCTCAAAAGAAAGGAATAAGAAATATGAAAACTATTAAGACTACTACTACTATCAATAGCGCCGGTGCTATCTATCTTCGGAACACTATCCGTAAGGCTCTGAATTTGGATAATGGTGATAGGCTGAGTTTGGAAGTTGTTGATGGCGCTCTTATCATCAAGCCCTATTTTGATATCGAAGATTGGGCAAATGGATATCTTCTTCTTCATAACTTGAATGTTCCTGTGTCTTATAAAATTGGTCGAGACCGTTCGGTGGGTATTACTACCGTTATTCTTCCTGATGGAAGTATTGGCGTTGCTCAGTGTGGGCCAAATGACAAATTCAATAATGAGGTAGGCGAAGCCATTGCTCTGGCTCGTGCTTTGGGCGAAGATAGGGAAATTCCCGAAGAAGTTTACGGATAAGAAAAAGGGAGAAGAAATTCTCCCTTTCTTTTTTTAGAAAAAATAGTTAGACGAAATTCGTCTAAAAAATCTTTTCAAAAAAAATTTTGAAAAAGGTATTGACTTTTCTAAAAAATCTGTTATAATAATAATTGTCAAGAGGAAAGGACACCAAGAAATCTAAGGGTGGCCACCTTAGGAATGTGAGGAAGTAGGTCTTACACCACGCACTAAGTCCTACCATCGAATAGGCGATAAGTCGTGTGAAAACCTGGCTCTTTCCTCTTGACACTTATATCACTAATGAGCGGTTTGTGGTTATCCGCTATTAGACACCTTTATTCAGATTCCCAAAAGTGCGACACGATTTTATTCCTTTCTCGTGTCGCTTTTTGGGATATAGAAAATTTAGACGAAGTTCGTCTAAATAATTTTATACTTGACAAATGGAAAAATTTCTGTTATAATTTAATTACAATAAAGGAAAGGAATTAAATTTATGACTATTTATTTTGATATGGACGGCACGATTGCCGACCTGTATGGCGCAAAAGACTGGTTGTCTCGTTTGCGGGCCTATGACGCAAAAGTTTATGCAGAAGCTCAGCCCCTCTGCAATATGAATACGCTGGCCCGCAAGCTAAACAAAATTCAGCGAAAGGGTGTAAAGATTGGTGTGATTTCGTGGGGAAGTAAGGATAAAAGTCCTGCTTTTCTTGAAGCTGTAAAGGCTGAAAAAATGCGCTGGTTGCGTCAGCATTTGAGAAGCGTTTCCTTTGATGAAATTCATATTGTAGAATATGGAACAAAGAAAACGAATTTCCGTTCTTCCTCTGATGATATTCTGTTTGATGATGAAACAGGAAATCTGATTGACTGGGGGATGGGCGGTTTTCATCCCGACGCAATGGAAAGCGTTCTAAAAGTTTTGGCGAGATAAAAGGGAAGAAATTCCCTTTTTCTTCAAAGAAAAAGTTAGACGAATATCGTCTAAAATAAAATTTTTATAAATTTTACTTGACAAATCCAATTAAATATGGTAATATGTAAATACAGTAAAGAAAGGAGAGATTTCTATGAATACTACTGATTATAAATCCTATGAAATTCAATTTGGTGGGGTTCCCGAAGAAACCGAAATTGATAAACTTATCAAAATTCTTAACACTCAAGGAGTTTGTTATCCGATAGATTGGAAAGTTGTGGAATTATATGGCCGGCCACAGGTTATTTTCTTGAATCCGGAAACTGGGGAACGAATTGGAGACGCCGTTTGCCATTTTGGGAGTTATGGACATGAAAGGGGTTTAATTGAAGTAATGGGTTTTCCATTCTATGATGAAGAGGATGTTGTAGGCTTTTTAACAGCGGATGAAGTCATTCATCAAATAGAAGTATGCTGTTAAAAGTTTTGAAAAGAAGGAAGGAAGGAAATTCTTCCTTCTTTTCAGGAAAATTTGGACGAAAGTCGTCTAAAAAATTTTATACTTGACAGTAATCAAGAGAAATGTTATAATGAGTATAACAAAATGAAAGAAGGTAAAGTAATGACTGCGTTTGAAATTCGAGAGGAACTGGCAAACCGATACAATTTAGAAATTCGCAATGTTTGCTGTTATCATTGCAAATACTGGGGCTTTAACTGTGGCAAGGTGTTGAATTCTTAGTGCGAAAGTCGTTGTACCAAGAGGAGGAAAGACTGGACGTGGGCAAGTCAGTATTGTCGTGGCTTCGTTCCGAAATCAGGAAAGTAAAAGGAATGGCACATTTTGTGCCGTTTCTTTTTTACTTTTTATTTAGACGAAATTCGTCTAAAAAATCTTTTCAAAAAAATTTTGAAAAAAGTATTGACATTTTCAAAAAATCTGTTATAATAGATAATGTCAAGAGGGAACGGTTTGAGAAAAATCTTTTGTGAATTAAGTTTCCATCCCGATTTGAAATCCGAAAAAATTTCAAAAAAATTGAAATTCCCTCTTGACAACTTCTAAAAACTATGATATAATAAGTATGTAATCAAGAGAGGAACACCTCTTTTGAATATAAAAATGGGTGGCGACCTATCCGCCGATGAAAGGAGAAAATTATGACTAATCGTGAGTTCTTCAATGCTATCATCAAGGCTAATGTGAATGACGAGCTGACCAGCCATGCCACCGCCGAGCTGGAGAAGCTGGACAAGCGGAACGCTCAGCGCAGTTCCAAGCCCAGCAAGACCCAACTTGCAAATGAGCCTATCAAGGCACATCTGCTGGAGATTCTGGCCGTCAAGCCTATGACGGCAAGCGAAATTCATGAGGTAGACGCAGACCTCTCCACGCAGAAGATTAGTTCTCTGTGTCGTCAGCTTGTAGAGGCTGGCAAGCTGGCAGTTGAGGAAGTGAAGATTCCCAAGAAGGGCAAGCAGAAGCAGTACACTCTTGTGACCGAGTAAAAATAAGAGGTGGCGAGAAATCGTCACCTCTTTTTTCGGAAAAGATTATTTAGACGAAATTCGTCTAAATAATTTTGTACTTGACATTTACATTTTTATATGTTATACTTTGCTTATAAAATAAAAAAGGAGATAATCGAAATGTTTAGTATTATCGTAGGACTTATTGTTCTTTTACTCATTCTTGGCAGTATTTTTCTTTTGGCAGTTTTTATTATATCTATCGGTATGTTTTGTAGTGCGCGCAAGAATAGTAATATAAGAATGTCTTTTGAACAGTTCCGCAGAATTTATAATCTTTCACCTAATAAGTGGTATTGTTATGATGATGAGTACCTTATGGAAAGAGAGGAATATGTAAAAGAAGATGGGAGAGGGGTAGTCTGTAAAAAAGTTTGTGTCTCGATGAAAACTTACTTTGATTTTTGGTGTCTTGTTGTTTGGCAATGGAAGATAGACAGAAAAGAACAGAAAGAAGAAAATTTCAAAGATGAAATGAAAGGGTTAAAAACTCTTTCCTCTATGATAAATAGAGATGCCGAAGAAATTCAAAGAAAAACACAAAAAGAAATGGAGAAGTTAGCAAAGAAAATTGAAGAAATATAAAATAATTCTTGACGGCGCCAAGTGCGCCGTCTTTTTTCCAAAAATAAAATTAGACGAAAATCGTCTGAATAATTTTATGCTTGACAAATAGCAAAACTTCTGTTATAATTTAATTATAGTAAAGAAAGGAGAAATAAAAATGGTTGCTTGGTATTGGGTTTTGATTTCTATTGTAGTGTCAAATTTCTTGACGGTTCTTTTGTCTTACAAAATCAATTTTGAAAACCTTTGGGAAGATTTTTTATATATTTTGTTTTATCCCTTTGCCTGGGTAGGAAATTTCCCTTATGCTTTTTTTAGAAACTTTTTCATTCCAGCAACACAACAGCAATTTGAGAAAGCTGTTTCAGTAGCAGATAAAGAAACTATTTATAAATTATCTAAAAATGTCTATCTTTGGCATGATAAAAAGGCAAAGAAAATTTATAATCGCTGGTTTTTAGTAAGAATCAAATAAAGGTTGTTTCATAACAGATAATAGGAACGGCGCACTTGGCGCCGTTTCTTTTTTCACTTTTTTATTTAGACGATTTTCGTCTAAAAAGTATTTCTCTTGACAAGTTAGAAATTTTATGATATAATTTATTTACAAAAAAGAAAGGAGACAAAAAATGAAAAAGTATTGTATTGAGAACGACTGTATGCGGGATATCCTGATGTTATATTGTGAGGGAAAGTCTTATCTTTGGAACGCCTTTTTTGGTTGGAGACGAAGCCATTTTAGAGATGGAAAGTGGGCATATTCCATTTATATGATTCCTGAGAGAGTCTATCGCATGGCAATGAATATAGCAAAAAAATATGATGATTATGAAATTCTATAAAAAGTAATAAAAGAGTAATGGATTGTTCCATTACTTTTTTTATTTTTAGACGAAGTTCGTCTAAATAAAATCGACCTCGCCACTTCACCACACTAAAGTAATAAAGAAAATTTGAAATTCAAAAAAATTTTTGTTATAATAATTTTAGAAAATAAGAAAAAAGGTATTGACAAAAAACAAAATCTATGCTATACTGTATTTACAGTAAAGAAAGGAAGTGCTTTGAATGGCAAAGAAAAGCGAAGTCGTGAAGATGGATTTCATGCAGAAAGTCAAGAATTTTCTCGAAAGTGAGGGAGAAACCGTCCTTCAGATTAAGAGCGGAACGTATTCGATTCCGTGGGCGCTGGATGGTGATGAAGGTTATCTGAACCTCACCTTTAGCGTTCCCAAGGGAACGAGAGACGGCGACCTCTTTGATGGCTACGAAGAAGCTGAAAATTATCGTCTTGAGAGTGAAGCCAAGGCCAAGGCCAAGGCAGAAAGAGAGGAGAAGAAACAGAAGAAAATGGAAAAAGACCGCCTTGCACGAGAAAAGGCAAAGGCGAAGAAGTCCGAACGAGAAAACACAAATAACGAATAATCGAAAGGGTGGCGAGAAATCGTCACCCTTTTTTCTTACAAAAAAATTTAGACGAACTTCGTCTAATTTTTATTTTTTGAAAAAAGTCCTTGACTTTTCCGGAAAATCTGATATAATAGATAATGTAAGGAGAACGACGGTAAACCCTTATAATAATTTTGATTGGAGATTGAAAAATGAATATTTGTGTTTTCGACACGGAAACGACTTCCCTTGAGAAACCTTTCTGCTACAACATCGGCTATCTTATCGCCGATAGCGAAAGCGGCGAAACGCTTATCAAGCGGGAGTTTGTTGTAGAACAGGTATGGCACAATCCGATGGTTTTTGCGTCTGCTTACTATGCAGACAAGCGGCCCATTTATGTAAAGGCCATGCGTTCCCGTGTAATTGCTATGGACAAATTCGGATATATCACGCAGACAATGGCACGAGATTTCAAGGCGCTCAATGTCGAACGGGCTTTCGCTTATAATTCATCTTTTGATGAAAAAGTTTTCAATTTCAACTGCGATTGGTTCAAGTGTATGAATCCGTTTGATACCATTCCTATTTCCGATATTCGGGGTTTTGTTCATCATTTCATGATGGATGAAAAATTTTTCAAATGGGCAGAGAAACACGAAGCTTTTACCGAAAGTGGAAATTATTCCACCACCGCCGAAACCATTACACAATACATTAGAAATAATCCCGACTTTTCCGAAGACCACACTGCCCTTTCTGATACGTTGATTGAAACCGAAATTCTGTTTCACTGTTTGGAAAAAGGGGCAGATATCAACGGAGACTATATTGCCCGCCGTTCCATTCCTCGAAAAGTCAAAAAGATTTTCACGATTGACACCAAAGGCGGAAAATTCACCATTGAGGGCGAAAGCGCAACTTATTACAAGACAAAAAATACTTTCAAAATTCGTTGAATTTAGAGGACTTCACCGCTTTAATGCGGTGAAGTTTTTTTGGGAAAAAATTTAGACGAATTTCGTCTAATAAATTTTATACTTGACAAATAGAAAAATTTCTGTTATATTATAATTACAAAATGAAAGGAGAAAATAAAATGAAAGTTGAACTGGAAGAAATTTTTAACATTCTCCGCGAATGTAGTTATGAATTTGATGATTGTGACAATGGCCAAGATTGCATTGAAAATCTGATTATAGATATTCTTGATAACATTGACGAATAAAACGGCGCATTTCGTGCCGTTTCTTTTTTTCGGAGAAAATTTAGACGAATATCGTCTAAATTTTATTTTTTTCAAATTTTCTACGAAAAAATTTTCTCACTTTACCACACTAAATCGTTAAAGTCAAATTTTCCACTCCCAAATCTTATTCGGCGCCGGCCACTGTCAAATTTTGCCCCTTGTCAAATTTCGAGCGCGCAAATAGGCTGCGAATAGGCTGCGAATAGGCTGGGTATCAAATTTTTAGAAAAGAAAAGCTGGGATTCCACTTTTGAAAAAAACGCATTTTTAGCGACCGATTTTTCTTACTTATAAAATTTGAAAATTCCCTATTTTTACGCTATAATATATATAGAAAGTCAAGGAAGACTAAAAAAAATAAAACGCTCCTAAGCTGGGAATAAGCTCCAAAAGAAAACGGCTACGGCGCATCAAGCCATCTGTCAAATTTTAGGCCGTAAATTCTTCTGTCTTTATAAAGCAAAAAGGAGCAGAAAGAGGTATTTTATGACTAATCGTGAGTTCTATACTGCTGTTTCCAATGGTGAGATGAATGATGAGCTGATGGCCAAGGCTGCTGAGCTGCTTGAGAAGATGAATGAGACTAACGCAAAGCGCGCGCAGAAGGTGCTGGAGAAGAAGCAGGCAGCTGAAGATGAAAAGGCTCCTATCCGTGAGGCTCTGCTGAATGCGATGGGCGATGAGGGCATGACTGCTTCCCAGCTCATTGAGGCAGCTGGTCTTACTGATGAGGTAAAGGTTGCATCTGTTCCTTCTCTCCTGAAGCCTTTCGTGCTGGATGGCACCGTGGAGAAGGTTGATGTAAAGGTCGAGGGCAAGAAGGGTCCTCAGCGCGGATATATCAAGGTCAAGTAAGGAAAAGAGGAGTAGGATTTATTCCTACTCCTCTATTTTTTTATTATTCTGAAAATTTGACAACGCTCTGAAATTTTGGTAGAATAAAATCAAAGAAAAATTTGACTTCGCGCTAACTACGCTCTATAAGTACGCATTATATATACACATAAAGTGTACTCATTATATTTATATATTATACTTACATATTATACTTATAAAATTTGCTTACCAATAAAATTTGCGCCTGACCCTTAACTACTCTAATTTACTTTTATATATACTAACCTACTTCTACCTATTCCTATATGTCGCCCTTGGACGTCCCTTGGCAGTACCGTTTTTTATATAGCTAGTCTCTTCCTATAACTACAAAAGACTTATACGCTCTATAAGTACACCTAATAAGTACGCCCTATTCTTACTTAAATTCTTACTCCTATTCTTGTACTCCCTTTTACTTATCTCCTCTATTCCTACCCTCTTACCTACCCCCTTTATAAGTACGCCTTTACTCGTACTTATATTTGTACGCCTCTATTTTTACTTCCCTCTTTTTTATCTCCTACTACTCTCCTCTCTATATATACACATAATATGTACGCCTTTTTTCGAAAAATTTTTCCCAAAAAAATAGGTACGCTTAAAGCGTACCCAAAAATTTTCCCAAAATTTTTACTTATTATAATACTTCTCCCGCTTTGCTTTCCGAATATAAGTAAGCGGGACTTCGATATCATTATAATTTTTTGAACACTAAATTTTGGAGGCTTTATGAAACAATCAAAACTAATGAAAAAAATTACTACGACTTTGGAAGAATTAGGAATCTCCTACTCTCTGAATGTGTCCTATCGAGATTGTCTGTCTCCTTTGGGATATCCATTGCTATGGAAACTGAGGCTTACTTGGCGCAGGTCCGTCGTTTTAGTTGAAGAGCGATATCATGATACTTCGCGCGCTCCTAATCCTCAACGCCTACGACAAGTCAATACTATAAAAGACGACTACGCTTCGTCCCATAAAATTCCTCTACTCCTAATCTGGGACACAGACTCCTCCCTTATCTCTCGCGAATGGCTCTCGCGCCAATTAGACCTAATTATAACTCAAGACTTTTGAAAAAAAGACCTACCTCAATCCGAGGTAGGCCTTTTCTTATATTCACAATCTTCACATTCAAAAAGATCCAATAACTCCCTATCCTTTTTCAAACAATAAATTATGTCTCCTGGATAGGCAAAACCTTCCTCACAACTCAAAGGCGCTCGCTCCACCTTCAAAAACTTACATCTTTCATTCTCTGTAAACTTTTCAGAAAATTTACGACAAATTTCTTCAACTTCTTCAGGAGAGGTGTTCTAATACGCTTTGAATTTACTATTATCTGCTATGATGGCATCACGCAGGTCTTATGTCAGTAGAGGTTTATCCATAATTGCTCTCTCCTTCTCAGCGCACTCCGGGCAATAATCCTTATTACCTTCTACATAATGAATCCATCCTGCTTCTTTTGCTTTATCAAGAGCCTCGTTATAACTATTTGCATATGGGCTATGTTTACCACACCCATCACAAACTCTATAACTCTTATGTCTTACTTCTACATAACTCATAAAAAGCATAGCAAAAAGAGCTATCCACCATTTATCAAATAATACTGCAAGTACTCCCCAAACAAGTAGTACCATAACATTTTTTAGCATTAAAACCCATATAGTATTTTTATCCATAATAACCTCCTCCAATTCCTACTCGACGCCAGCTCCTTCACTTCTTCCAAGCTCCATAATAGCCCTAGCAAAAGCCTCCACATCTCCACTATCACAATTATCTAAAAATCTAAGACACCAGAGCAATTTGACCGCACAATCAAGTCTTGTCATCTAATCAGCCTCACCTTCTCCACTATTCCAAGACCTAACCGCATTTTCTACATCATACATTGGCGCACTACCCATTCCACAACAGCTACACCTTACAGCATAAAGAGTATCACCATGAATAAAATCAGGAAAAACTCGAAAATAAGAATAATCCATAGGCATAAAGGGCTGAGTTTCAATTACTCCTGTGCCACCACAATACTTACACGGCTTTAAGTTTAGTTTCATATTATACTCCTCCCCACACAAAGATTTCCTCCTCAGCAACCCCATCCAACATCGGCTTTACTACTTCCTCGATTGCACGGTCGCAAGCCTCGCGAGTCTTAAAAGAAGGCCCGAACCTTTGGATTTCCGTACAAGTAATAGACCATCTACGAGTTATCCTATTCAAAACAGGATAGTAATTCCCGCTTCCACCATTCTCCATAGAAAAACGCCACAAACACCGTTCAAGCTTTTCGTAGAGGGCGCGCCGTCGAAGAAGCTCTGCATCAGTACAATAATTAGCACAATCATAATCTCCATCAGCACAATACCAGGGATACTCCTTATTTGTCATTAGTCGTCCATCTCCACTAATAAAATAAAACTCCTCTCCCTCTGCAACTCTCTCAAAAGGACTCCTCTTCTCCGGCGTCGGCTTCAAAATAATATTCCTCTCATTATCAATTACAAAGTTCTTCCAAAAATTCTCGGAAGTAAAATCATAAGTCTTCCCATCAATTTCAAACTTTATATTCGCCATTCTTAGTCCTCCTCCAAAACTTCATAATCTACGTCATCACATTGAGCATCCAGCTGCTCATACAGATAGTCCATAATATCATCCTCGGTAAGAGAAAGATTATATGGAATATCAACAATCTTAAAAACAGAGTAGCGAGCAATAACTTTCATAAAACCATTCCTTTCCTACTTTCTATATATATTATACACTAAAATATAAAAAATTTCAAATCTAAAAAAACGACCACGCTTAATCGGCGCGGTCGCTCATCTTCTGTTTCAAATCCGTAATAATATCCTCAATCCGAACCGGTACACAGTCATGCGCATCTACTTCGCAATGGTAAATCATTCCAATTCCCCAATCCTCAAACGGATCTTTCGTATGTGTATGCCCGCACAAATTTACCAAACTCTTCTTCAATGACTTTCCAGCATCGGCACGAGTCGTAATTGTTGGATAGTGAGACAAATAGAACTTATAGCCGTCAGAGGAAAAATAAAGACTATTATTTGCTTCTACTACATTTGGAAGCCATTGATAGAAATTCCAGCGAGTATCCACATCATGATTTCCCCTTACGATATGAAGCCGCCCTTTCAATCTCCGAAGCATTTGAAGATTTACCTCCGGCCCCATCACCAAATCTCCCAGTACATATACATCATCCTCGTAGCCCACTACCTCATTCCACTTACGAATAATAGTCTCATTCATATCTTCGACATTTTCGAAGCCTCGCGCGCCGTAGATAAAGGACTTGTCATGACCTAAATGGAGGTCGCTCACGATGAAAATAGCCATTACTTATTACCTCCCAATCTATCAATAATCTCCTGCCGAAGATTCTCGGCTTCTTGTTCTTTCTCTTCCAATTTCTTACGAATATTCTCTACATCTTTTTCAACCATAATACTCAAACTTTTGAGAGAAGCCTTCTCCTCCTTGAACCGCGCCTCTCGCTCATGCTGTCTTGTGCGCATTTTCAACCAAAAAAGAAGTCTCCAAAAATCAAAAAGTGTCTCCATTGCAATACTCGTAGAGATATAAGTTTCATACGAATCTCCTCTATCATCAGAAACTCTCTCTTTCCGATGATAGGTGTAATTACTATATCTATCCCACCTACTCGGCGCGAGGTCATAAATTCGTTGGAACTCTCCAAAAGACATTCTTACACCTGCATTCTTATAGTTATCTCTCCAGTTCAAAAATGACCATCCGAGAAAATAAAAAATAGCAAAAGCAACCACTAGCGAGGCAAAAACCAAACTAAATACCAAACTAAACTCCTCTCTATTCTTCAATAAATTAGAGCTTTTGATTTTTCTTCCAGACTCTAATTACTATCTTTCTTCTGAACATCTTATCTCTCTAAATTCTATCGAGGTTTCTCGTGAAGATTTTTCGATGGAACTTTACAACTGCCGAATATCAAAAATTTCAATCTTATCTTCATTAACTTTATGACTCCATAAATCCCTGCAGCGTTCTCTGATTTGCTCTCTGAACCAATCAATGAATTCCTTTTCAGTCTTTTCTTGAATGACATTGTAATTTTCAAGAAATAATTTTGTCATATATCCTTCAGACAGAACATAGTCATACATTTGGTTTGTTTTTACATGAACTCTGTACTTTGTAAGAGTAAGAAACAGGTTGTTGATATATTCACTGCCGTAATCACAAGTTTCACAGCCCGGATAGCACTGAGTATCATCATTATATTCCTTCAAACCGCCATCTTTCATAGTAATAAGCATCGGTTAGCCTCCTTTTTAATCATCTATTTTCCAATAAGGAATAGGAATCTGCTTTTGTTTATCATGAATCGAAAGTCTTCCAAGCAAAAGATACAATCCGAAAACTTCTTCTGAAGAAAGAGTTACGCCAGTATAAAAATTATCTTCAAGTTTCCTTTGAAGTTCCAAATAAGTCATCAAATATCCTCCTTCTCGATGCGATTCTTGAGAGTCTTTAACGCGGTAAGATATTCATTATCCAAACATAGATTATCTAATTGTGTCTGGATGGCCTCCTTATCACTACTTCCAAAGAGCCAAATCTTTTTATTCTGGATATCATCCAGAACATCGCCAATCTCTTTAGTGATAAGACCCTCCAGCCAGCTCTTTACGATTTCGTTCATTGAAATTCTCCTTTCTTACTTTGAATCCCCACTCTGTATAACAAGACTCAACTGAATCAATAATTGAGGAATGTCAGCGTTTGGATAATAAACATCTACACAGGTCCTCATGCCCATATTTAGAGCATAAATAATTGAATCATAAATAAATTGGGCTTCATCTTTATTTACTCCAATATCCATCTTAATTTTCTCCCACCAAAAAACAGTCCGCGCTAACTACCTTTTCATTAAAGTCTTTTGCAATATCATTGAACATATCCCATGCCATAAATTTATTTACAGCGCCTACTTCAACTTCACCTTCATATCCACTTTCTGTAATATAAATAATTTTCCAGATACCCATATCAAAAATTCCTTCCTTTCAAATCTCACCAAGTCTATCTACCATTGCTTCAAACAAAAAAGTCGGCTCATAATTCATTTCATTTGCGAGAGCCAGGATTGCCTTCTTGCTCATATCATCCTCGCAATTTTCTTCGTCCATTTTACAACCAAATAGATAAAGATGCCCATTGATATATACATCGGTATTGATGATTTCGACTGTGAACTTTTTCATTTTACTTCAAATCCTCCAAGCCTTCAATCGTTCTCAAAGCTTCACAAACAATGTTCCAACTCTCCTGATAGGTCTGCGCGCCATTTACGAAAGGAGGATGAGGAGTAAAAGCATTCCATTTAGCATAGGAGGTATCGTAATGACGATTCGTAGTAGTAGGAAGCATTGCCAACCGATACTGGAGATACATAGCCTTCTTGATATAATGATAACGAGTCATATTTTTTATCTTCCTTTCTTACTTTCTATATATAGTATACTATAAATATAGGAAAATTTCAAATTATAAAAATAGACTACGCAGGCATCTGCGTAGTCGTTTCTTTTACTTATTTTTGGGAGTAGTTAGACGATAACCTCGCTTCTTACACCGCTCGGTAGCCTCGTCAATCGTCTGACGATGGATAGGTACAACATAGGAAAAAGCTCCAGACTTTAGAAATTGATTCAGATTCAAAGGAAGATAATCATGACAATCAGCGCAAACATTATAATGATAACAACCATTTTTATGAGTGCGCGCGTGAATGTGACCATGAATATTCAATGCCCAAGTTCCACAACTAATAGGCTCATGAGACAGCATAAGCTTTGGAGAAATCATAACAGGACCTTCATATACTTCATCAAAGAGCCTATTGTCCGCACAAACTTCCCAGTAGTCAAAAAGAGAATTGGGCTCATTCCCTCTTTTGATACTACACTCACAGTCGGAATGACGGCGCTTCATCTCACTAAGAGCTTCGGCTTTTGTATATTTATCTTTATCAAACTTTCTCCACACTTTCTGTCTTTCATAAATAGTTCTACCTGCATCATGATTGCCCATAACCAAAACCTTATATCCCCTCAAAAAAGGAACGTAAGATAACGCGCCAACATCGCCAAGACAAATAAGCGTATCACACTTTCCAACTTTGGAGTTAATACGGCGCACCAGTTCATCCGCAGAGGGCCGGTCATCATAGGCATTTACAAGGTCTTCATCCTCAAAATGAGGATCGCTAAAAATCCAAATTGTACCCTTTTCACTCCACTTTTGGAACGGCTTATATAGACTTTCAATCATTAAATCGACACTCCTTCCATTTTCGCGCCGCAATCTTCACAATATTTTTTAGTAGGCTTCTCCCAACTACCCTCAGTGCTAATGACAAAACCGCACGCAGAGCAACACCACTCGTCTCCACCAAGATGTACCCATCGTCCATACGCCACCGGGGCCACATCAGCAGCAGGAATACTATCCGCAAACATAACCGCCACACTGCCCCACATTGGAATATCTTTCACTGCCTCGATAAATGCGTCGCGCTCAATGTATTCAGCCATTTTTAATCCCTCCATCTTAAAGTTCTTCTCCTGTTTCAGCATCAAACACTTTAAGATTTTCTACACACTCTAAATTGGTATGTATAATCTCATCATTAATTGCAAACCAAGGCGTAAACTTTTCTGAATATATTTCACACTCAAATTCTACTCTAACTTTCATTTTATTTTACCTCCCAACTCCAGAATCCTCGCTTACAAGCAGCACAATCAATATTATCATCAAGAGGACAAGAAAAACTAGTATCAAGCATCTTAGGGCAAATCATTATGACACCATCATCACTCCGTGCATAGGGATACTGTTCTAAAAATAAACTCTGGCGCGTCTTACGAGGATTCTCTTTGGACCATTTCTCAACAATAGGAACTATCTCTTCATCCCAGTGGACAGCTATACAATCATCAATTTCATTAGCCGGGCAATCATTGCAGCATCTACCAAAAGACCTACACATACGATTTCTTTCACGAATAAACTCCAAAGCATCCATTACTTCACCAACCTCCATCCATTCTTTCTAATAATTCTCTCCATGTTCTCTCTTCCCACAGGATTCATAGTATGAAGATGGAAAAAATACCCAGTATCTACAATTCCTGCCTGCTCGAGCCAATCCAAAACACGAATATAGTCTCCTCCATCTCCCGCGAAGTCGCCCGCATCATGGTCAAGACTAATATAGATAGTGTCAGTGGCGAAGCTCCTCTCATAGGATTTGATAGCTGTAATAGCTTCACTTACGGAGCGCGCCCACAACCAATCATCACAGGGCGGAGTCCTAATATCATCAATCCAAAGATACATCAATAATCCTCCTTCCGCGCCGGCTTCGCAATGGCTTGCGCATCCCATACGTCAATCGCAAAAGTTCGGTCTCGAATATCCTCGTCTACATCAAATATATCAAGGAGCCGCACCCAGTCCTCAACACAAAAATCAGACTTATGGAGCCAAGCGCTACGAACTTTTTGAGTATCTACCATTAGAGTTCTCCTTTCTTAGTTGTCATCTCCGCAAATCTCAGAGCTAAGACCTACCCAACTATTATAAACAACGATGGGGTCATCCTCAAGCGTATCCGGCGCGAACTCATAGATTTTACTGATATCGAAAACATATCCACAAAACCCACAAATAATTTCATCTCGAAAAGCAATGCCACCACGATAATGGTTACTGCCATAACTCCAAAACTTTACCTGGATAGGAGCCTCAAAATAATTATACTTCTTCATAAGTTCTCCTTTCTCAATACAGGTCAATTCCATCTACAACTTCATCGGATTCCCAAAGATTTTCAAACTCCTCACAGGACTGAATAGCAGGTGTATGAAGGCTCATATTACTTAGAGCCTCAAACCATTCTGCCGCTGCCTCACCCCTAATATCCTCAAAAAAAGCAGTCTTTACCTCATAATCAGAATTGTGTCGCTTACAGAGTAAATTCAGGAAATGTGTAAGAGAAACACACTGATAATTATTTCCAAACTTTACCACCACATCTTTGGAATGGTATCCATCATCGAGAATAATTGCCTTAATCATTTTGAAACTCCTTTCTCTCTCACTTTCTATATATATTATATAGCTTTTTTGGGAAAATTTCAAATTTATTTTTTCCAGGGAATGGAGGAAGGTAAAAATGAAAAAGGAGAGAACTCCTCTTTCATCCTTCTAAATCTTCAATCTTCCATTTTGGTTCTAAGGGCGGTAAACTTTGTCTCTTGGCTTCAAGAGACAAAGGTTTTATATCTTTATATATATCTATATAGGGTTCTGACTTTTTGACTTCCTGTCCTGTCCAGTTTTGTCCATCGCGCTAATGAAGCACACCATAAAAATAATAAAAACTAACTTTTGACTATAAAAATTACACTTTATTATTTTTATAAAAATAATAAAGTGTAATTTTTATAATCGACCATAAAAATCATAAATTATGACGCTAAAAAATAATAAAATAATATGAGAAAAATAAATAAAAGAAATATGTAAAAGAAAACGGAACGAAAGAAAGAGAGCTTTCGCTCTCTTCAGTCTTTCGGATATGGAATAAAATCATAATGAACCTTACTCCCCTCTCTAAGCTTCAAATATCCGTAATCGACAAGAGCTTTGACAGCTTTGTCATAAGCAGTCTTTCCAATTCCAGTCATATTTTTGAAATCTTCTTGACTTAAACCTACTATATATTCGTTCTCATTCTTGAAAATATACTCCCAAAGAATGGCACATACTGGATTCCCAGTTCTTTTAGCTACCGCGCAGACATCATTCCAATAAGCCACAATCATTGAGCCTCCTGCGCCGACTAATTTTCCATTAGTAAACTCTTTATGGGTTGTTATTCTTTTTTGATTAGGAAAAAATTTCCCATTTTGATTTTGATTGGACATTCGGCTTACCTCCGCTCCTCAGAGTATTTCTCCATTTCCTGTCGAAGCTCAGGTGTATCCTCAAATATCCAATTCACAAATTTTGGATGAGCGACATCTGGAACCACCCGAATGAATTCAATACCATTCTCTGTTATTCTTTCTGCCAGACGCCGACTATAAATGCGAATTGTTTTCATCAATTATCCTCCTGTTGATTGAAAAAATTATCAATTAGCTCTCTCAAAAAATCACTAATCGTAATTCCCTTTTCTCTACAATAACTCCGAAGCTTATTATTCATCTTATCGTCAAGATAGGTCTTTATCATATTATCATATTTAATCTTCATTTTCTCACCTCCCAATTATAAGTAAACTTACTCAGCCAAACGTCCTATAATTTGGTACCTTTATCCTAAAAGAAAAGACAGGACTTGCGCCCTGCCCTTTTCTCCTACTGAATGCTATCCGTCATATCTACGCCGTTCAAACTTACATAAATCAAAGTTCCAGTAGCATCACAAATTCCAACTACTGCATCCATACCAACAGCTTCTTTACAAGCAATGCTCAAATCATTATATCCCTCATCTAGTCCAATAAGATAAATTGCTTCAGTAGTTAGTCCAGGTTCGAGAATTACTACTTGATATTTACCATCAGCAACTTCAGTTAGAACTCGATTTCCATAAGTCTCTTCTAGAAGTTCATCGCACTTCTGTACCATTACAGCGGTAGTATCTGTCTCAGTAGGCGGCGCGGCTTCGGTAGTTTCCTTTGACCCGCAACCTACCATAACTACAATCATCATAAGCGTCAGGACCATACTAACAATCTTCTTCATATCTTCGAATCCTTTCAAATATTTTTTAGTCCATAAATATCAATAAACTTTCCGTTCTTCATCTCGCTATACCAATACTGGTCACTATGGTAAAAAATTCTAACTCTAATAGGCGTTCCATCGCTATCAAAAAGCTCCTTAGAAACCACCAGTCGTCCATATCTCAAAAGGTCTCTTCCAATTTCTTCCATCTTAGACCTCTCCAAATGCGCTTGCCTCTGTGAGTTCATCTACTGCTTTTAGAAGAACTCCATTCATCTGCCGATGATGTTCAGTTGCTTTTAGAAGACTCTTAATGGTTGCCTGCAAGCTGCGTAGCTGGCGGGCTCCCTCAAGCAGAATAGTATTACACTCCTCCAACGACCCACCACAAGGACAAAACTGACACTCATTTCTATTCGCACAATATTCCAAAGTATCACAAATCAGCTTAGTATTCATCTATCTTACTTCTCCTTATTCAACCAATAAACTGTTTTCCCATGCTCATTCTTTGAGGAACCTGCCTGACCTCTCGCAACCATCGCGCGCATTGTGCCCGAAACCTGCGCGGGACTTACCTTGAATTGATACATCTGCATCGCCATTCCAGCAATTCGTTCCGCTGTCTGGCAACTAAGTCTCTCCAGAACCCCAATAATAGCTTCCTGTTTAGTCATTCTTATATGTCCTCTTCAAAGCTCGAATTTCCTTGTCAGCAATCTCGTCGAGAGAATCGACTCCCAATTCATTACAATAGTCTTCATAACTTTGGCCATACCAACTCCAATTATCTACTCCACCATGGTCAAGAGCACGATAGCAAACAGACTCAAACATGAGGGACTTGAAATAGTCAGTATCGAAAAATTCTTGAAGCGTCATCAAATATCCTCCTGGTCGCAACCATAACCCTCAAAATACCCGTCCTCAATCAATTCATCCTCATAATTCTCATAGAGCGCAATGGTCATATTCATGATATCATTACCATAATACTTCTCAACGACCTGCGCGCCCTCTGCGAAAGTTGAACCATTTGCCCAACCTTTATAAGTGCGCTCCTTTTTTTCATCGTCATCCCAATAGACTACCTTATAACGAACCATTTGACTTCTCCTTTCTCAATAAACCATCTCAGCAGGCACATAACCCTCTTTGAGAATCGTTCCCATCGCCTTATAATGCATAAGACCCGACTTGCCCTTGCTCTTTACCACAAGGCCCTTATCAACCAACTCGTTCAACATTCGAGCCATCTTTTGAGGGGTAACATCAACCAAATCCAAATCGCCTTGTTGGATTTCTTTACTGGTCATGTCTCTCTGTGCTTCTGCCAGCACAATCATTGCCTTTGCGGTCCAGCGCTGAGTTAGCTCCTTACTATATTTAGAACGAGTATAGGACATTACTGGCAAGCCTCCTTTACTCTACAACAGTAAAGCTCTACTACTTCACAAACTTTATACCTAACAAACGCAGAAACCTCATCACTGATTTCCTCTTCCGACCAACCATCACATCTTCCCAATTCAGCTACGTATTCCGCTCCAGCATCTACTGCATCATCATGGCTTTCAAAAACCTCGACCGCATTCGGGCCCTTATAGTGAAGCACAAATACCTCTTTCATACTCAAATCCCCTTTCTCATTTTCTATATATATTATATCCTATATTTAGAAAATTTTCAAGTTCTCTTCTGAAAATACTGTTCAAAATCTTCCTGAGAAACATCAGAATAGTTTAGTGGACAGGAATCCTTCCATTGAAACTCTTCCGAAGTCATAAGCTCACTTTCTTTTGCCTTGAAGAAAACTCCACTCCGATTTTCTCTACCAGTCATTTGGGAGAACAAATGAAAAGCATTATCATAATAATCATGAGGGTCTACGGCATAAAAGGTTAGCTTATATACCTTAGCCATTACTCATTATCCTCCCATACAAGTTCTTTATTCGCTATCGCTTGGTCGGCATAATCAAATTCCAGACAGTAAATACCAAGAGCCTTTTCATCGCACCAAAACTTCATTACATATCCAGCGCGCGTCAGAATTTTTATTAGAGAGGAAATATCCTCCCACATTTCTTTTTCAGATTCATACTCGGTCTTATCAAAAGTCATCTTATTCATTTCCCATTCTCCTTAGTCCCAAAAATGATAAAAGTTTTCACAGAACAGATTGAAGAATTCTTCCTTCGCATTATCCATCATCGCGCGCTGCTCCTCAAAACTTATGTTATCATACATCTTATCATCTTCATCCATAAAATTGAGGAGTGTTAGCATTCGATTGAGAATTTGGCGCCATTCTCGCTGATTTTCTTCATCAGTTCGGTCTGCATTGAGAATGGGATAACCCCAACTATTATCTCTAAACTCTACCAAAATCTGTTTCATCATCTCAATAAAATAGTTGTCGAATGACCATCGCGCGGTCTGAGAAAATCCATGTTTGAAGAAGTAATAAAGACGAGAGGGAATATACTTTATGTCTCTAATCTTGAACCGAAGGCAACCTCGAAAAAGTCCATAAAAAGGACTCGTTATTTTCTGCTTACTCATTGCGCCCTCCACACTTTCCACAAACCTGGGTCCCTTCTGGAACAGGAGCCCCGCAAGCCACACAGGTATCAACGTTATTGATTCGCTTCATTTCACAACCAATGAAATCAACTTTGCTGCTCCAATAGCAACAATCCCTCAGTAGGCAATCATCACAAATCATTATTATTCTCCTTTCTCATTTTCTATATATATTATATCAAAAATTTAGAAAAATTTCAAATAAAAAAATCCCATAGGGCGCGGGCCCTATGGGAAATTTATATATTACTTTAGTAGATAGGTCCAGCTAGCCTTACCTAGCAGACCATCTGCGCCAAGACCATTCTCTTTCTGCATACGAAGTAGTCCCTCTTCCATCTTGGGGCCAAAGAGCTTGTCACCACTCCAAATGTCATAAGGATAATATCCCTTATCCTTCATTAGTAGCATGGCTGCACGAACATCATTGCCTTCCATACCCTTCTTTAACATACGTAGTTCCATTTCAATATATTCCTCCTTAGATTCGGGTTTGGGTTGAGGAGTTGGAGCGGGTTGGGGTTTGCTTCCAGCTTCCTTAAAAGAAATCCCAAAGTAATTACAAATACCGTGAGCGATAGATTCACCAATTAGAGTAATATTCTCAACAATAAACTTAGCTCCCTCTATTGTATCATGAAATTCACACTCACAATAAGCGGTGGGCGCACTAGGTACTCTTACTTCATAAAGACTACTATCTGCACGGATACTCTCACTAGTACCTGGCGTAACTGGCGCGAGCACACTAAAAATTGCTTTACAAGCCTTTTGACCTTCTCCTCCATCAGCATAATAAAACATACGAGTACCCATTACCCTACCATTACAGGCGTTAGTATGAATAGGTACGTGAAGGTCAGCATCAAAAGCATTAGATTCACTACATTTTTGTGCCATAGAAATCATATGGCCAATCTTTACAGACACACCATTTCTTTCTAGGGCAACCTTACAAGCCTCCGCGATCTTACCACACTGAACTGCTTCGGTTGTATTGCCGTAAGCATATGCGTTATTAGATTGGTCAGAAGGGCTTAGATAAACTTTTGCCATAAATATTCCTCCTTTTATATATTAGTTATTTATTATATTTAATTGTCTAGGCATTTTCCACAAATCGTTGGGTTTGGGGCTGTTTTCTGCTTTATATTCTTGCCGAGTTTGCTCACTTCATCAAGCATTATTTGTGTTTACCTCTGTTTCAATTCAAGATGCGCCAGTTATGCTCCAATTGCTATATTCCCATCCAGACGGTTTTTTTATAAAAGGAATTCCTAATACGAACTTTGAACTAGAATAAATTTTAACTGGAACAATTTGATGGGTAGTAATTACTGTTTTGCTTGAATTCATTCCTACATGAAACCAACAGTCATTAGTTTGGGCTGTTACTTTCGTAGTTGCCTCAGTCACAACACACCAAACCTTTGTATTATCATATAAATCTCTAGAAATATTACTAAGTGAAAGGGTTTTTGACGTACCAATTTGAACTCCATTTCTATACCACTTATAAGTATAAGAACTCCCCCCAGATGGGTTCGCTGTTAGACTTGCAGAGCCGCCTTCATACATGGAATAATCTTCTCTAATATTGGCTACCGTTATCGGGCTTACTGGTTTCACAATAGTTGGAAAAGTAATTGTTCCGCTAACAGATAGTGTATATGGCGTCCAAGATGAATCAGTCTGTCCGCTACACCAAACGGCGGAAACATTTAATGAAGTAGCAGATGTATCTGTTACGGTAACAGTTTTTGAACCAATAGTGTACCATCCAGCAGAGCTAAAACTATACGTCTTAAACGTCTTCGTTCCTTGGATAGTATAATATGCTGAATTGGTATTGTTATTATATGATTGACCAGTTGCATCATATACTTTTAATGTAAGATTTATCGTAGTAGCAGACGTAGATTGGGTGTAATTATACTCAAGTCTTGAGTACCATCCTTTTGATGATTTAGGACTGTCAAAATAAGATGCCATTTTGTCACCTCTTACGCTGTCCTATACCACATATAAACGGCGATATAAGGAGGCATATTTTTATCCGTCCCACTTACACCAGTAGAACCAGTTTGGGTATTACGAGAAATATCATAATCAGAAGTAGAGAATGGATAATATCTTCCACTACCACTCTGAGAACCCATGTCACCAACCGTAAAGGCTTTTGACGCGCTTGTAATAAAACCATAGTATCCACTTTGGTTTGCCGGATTGTGCGAGTGGGCTACGACTACTGCGTCCTTACTACCGCCAGTACTCCCCGCCGGATAAGCGGAACTTGCGCCAAGTAAGAATTGGCCTTGAATCTGCTCCCAAGTTCCTCCAAAAAGGGTTTGGGGGGAAGTTGAATTTATGGAAATGTAGACTGCGCCAACTGGATAAACATTATCAAGGACAAAATTAGTCCCAGCCGTTTGAAAGAATAACTGATTTGCTGCAGGATTTGAAGGTAGAGTCGCTCCATAGTCAGTACCAGAAGTGAGCTTGATACCCTTTGTAGTTAGCGCCCCTGTCATAGTCCCACCGGAAAGAGGTAGCTTCTTTCCTAGTTCAGTACTTACAATCTTATTCTGAACAGGATTGGTGGATGTGGTTGATAGCGCGCTATCTACGATTGTTTTATTCGCACCAGTGGCAATTCCATCTAACTTTGTTTTGTCGGAAGCGCTCATAAGACCTGCGGTTGAAGTGGAGGCAGCTCCTGGAACCATATCTTTTAGGTTCTTGATTTGAGTGGCGCCATCTCCTGCGCGCAAATTAGGAGGATTGTTTCCATCTCTAACAATTAGAAGTTCTCCGTCTTTTAGTTTTTCTGTACTACTATTAGCTATTGCTTTCGTAGTTCGCTTTGATTGAATAGAACTATTCACTGTCAAAATTTCCTCATATGCCATTATCTTACCTCCATAAGTAGTATTTTCCATCACTACTATTATAAATAATAGGAGTTTGTTTTGTTGTAGGGACGGAGGTTACGGTTGACATAATTTTGTCTTGTTTTAGGGCTATTTCTCCTCTGATTAAGGAGATAAGAGTTTTGAGAGAGTTCTCTCCTAAAATTTTCATTTTTCTTCTCTCCTATTTATAAAATACTAAAATAATCATTTTTTATTGTTTGAAGAATTTTTCAACTTTATTTAGCAATGAATTACTCAGCATCTGGGTGCTGCTCTCGAATTGTAGCCTTTGCAATAGCAACCAAATCGCTCTTTTCACATAAAACTTTACTCATAGCGTTACCTCCTCAGATAGTTCAACGCTACTACTTCCATATAAGCTACTAATTTCTTCAGAAGTAAATTCTTTATCTGTAAATTCTAACTGAGAAAGTAAAGTCGTTCCATCCCCAATTTTGAACTGTAAAGTATCATTATAAATAATAATCTCTCCCTTCAAAGGGATAAAATTTACCGCTTTTGCCCAGTTTTCAGAGGTATCATTTTTATTCTGAATCCTGGTTTTTATTTCCTTATTCGCCATTCTTACCTCCTTATAGGCATAAAATAAACAGACCTCACCTAACTGGCTTGAAGTCTGCTTTTTTCTAACCTATCATTTCAAGGCAATAAATACCGGCTATCGCTTTCAAACCAGTTGGGAATTATCTCCCTACTTTATTATATTATATCGTAAATTTTGTAAAATTTCAAGTTTTGAGATGGTGGGGAGCCGAAACTCCCCACCTATACAATTACGCATTAGCGTTTCCGCAATTTAGAATCAAAGTCTGAGTACCATTTACCAATAGGTCGGTAGAAATCTGAGAGATATCTACTGCTTTTTCAGTAATTTCCAGAGCGGTTCCGCCTACCTTGACACTCTCAATCTTATTGACCTGCGCGCCAGTTGCAATGCCTTCGAGCTTAGTACCTTCGGCATCGGTCATTAGACGCTTACCAGTTTCCTTGGCGACATAGCCTTCGGCCACATCAGCCGCCTTGGCATAAGGCTCAAGAGCGGTAGTTAGGCCAGCTTGCTGGATAGCACTATCGGCTTTATCAAGACTACCCTGTACCGCAGTAGTTAGCTTAGCCTTGGTAATACTTCCATCAGTAATAGAAGCGGTTACCTTATGGTCGGCGCTGACTGCGATTTTTACCATATCAGTAGCACCAGAGCCACTAGTCACATACTCAATCAAATTACCAACATTGATATAAACTTTATCGTTAGTGGTATTTGCGAGAGTAAGAACTAGATAAGTACCAGCAGTTTGACCTGCGGGGTTAGTGACAACTGCACCAGATTTCACTACCATATCGGTAGGAATATCAATATTTACATCGAGGCCAGTGGCTTCCTGATGAACAGTATAACGCTTTGCTAGACCTTCAACAGTAGAAGGAGTTACAGTTACAGTATAATCGGTTTGGGCGGGAATAGCGCCAATCTTTTCATCGACATAGCCGACTACAGTAGTGGCTTTTGCGCCTTCGGGAATAGAGCCAACTTTCTTAGAAAGAGCATTTACCGCGCTCTGAGCATCAGTACCAGCTTTCTTAGCTTCGGCAATAGCAGTATCCTTGGCATTAGCATAACCTTGGGCCTCAGTTTTGGTAGCATAATCTTTCTTTTCGATTTCTGCCACAGCTTCTGCTAAGGTAGCCTTTGTTCCGGCTAGTTCATAGGCAGACTTTACAGTTTGCTGATATCCTTCTTCACCAAGAATTTCGGTCTTAGCAGTAGAAATCTTTGTATCAGCATTAGTTCCAGCCGCAGTAATAGCTTCAGTCTTTGCAGTAGCAATCGCTTCAGAAACTTTACCAGTAGTATCTACCTTTGCTTCAAGGGCATCTACTCGTTTAGTAATACCAGAGTCACCAGTAACAAGACCATCAGCATAAGCCTTAGCATCAGTTAGAGCGGAAGAAGCCTTGTCATCAGCATAGAGCTTGGCGCCTTTGATGGTATTAGAAGCTTTGGTGTCAGCATCGGTTCCGACCAAAGCATCTTTGGCATTTCCAACATCTGTCATGGTAGCTACTTTATTAGTAGAACTATCATAAGCAGTATTGAATACTAGTTCATTTTGTTTGGCATCTAGTGCAGTTTGTAGTCCGTCAATCTTGGAAATACCCAAGGTAGGTACATCATCTGCAACTAGCTCACGACGGCTAACCTCAATCTTACCATCAGTCTCACTAACAGCGCTAACGAACTTTTTAGCTACGGCTTTGTCAGGTGCATCTAGTGCCTCAATCTTAGCTTGAGCATCGGCAATAGCCTCAGATTTAGCAGTAGCAGAAACGCTATCAGCATATTTCTTTGCCCCAGCAATTGTGGAAGCAGAAGCCTCATCAGAATCAGCACCAATTAGTTCAGTCTTTACAGCGGTAGCATAGCCTTGCGCCGTATCATTCAAGGACTTTACAGTGGCATAAGCACCATCTTGTAAGCCATGAACAGCGACATCAGTGCCGTCTACAGAAATAGTACCATTAGTAGCGCCTTCGGCAATACTTTGGACTGCGTTGTCTGCTTTCTTTAGAGAAGCCTGAACAGCGGAGCTTAGCATTGCTAGGGTTAGAGACCCATTCTTTACAGAAGCAGAAACCTTATGAGTATCAGAAGTAACATTGATTTGGATGGCATCATTTTCGCCAGAACCACCAGTTACATACTCAATTAGGTCATCAACTTTGATGTAGAGCTTGTCACTAGTAGCATTAGCAAGAGTAAGAACGATATAAGTGCCAGCCGTGGGGACTCCCGTAGGTAGTGCGCCAGCTTCGAAAGTCTGAACAGTACCAGATTGGACGACCATATCCTTGGGGATATTGATTGCGGCGCCAACGTTCGCACCATCCTTGGTTAGATGATAGACCGCAGAGAAACTCCCAGGATTCTTATCAGCAACAATAGAATACTCAGGATGAGTTACATCAGGAACCAAAACCTTGAGACCATCAGCCTCAAGAGTAAGTGCATTGCCCTCACCCTTTGATAGCTGAACACCAACAGTAGGAGCAGTAGCAGTTCCGCCAATTACTACAGAAGCATCAGTAGCTTTGACACTACCAACCTTTCCATTAGCAACAGCAAGAACATCAGCAATTTCTTTATAGAGACCAGTTGCTCCAGTGTCAGTACCTGCCTCAGCACCCACCTTAGAAATTAGATCTGCAACCTGGCCTTGTAGCGTAGCGACATCATGCGCGAGGTCGCCAGAAGCAGTGGTTTGAGCTAATTTGATAAGCGTACCAGCCTCATTAGAAATCATAAAGGCTTCACACTTATTGTCAGCAACTAGGGTCAAAATTTGACCAACGTAAGCAGTAGCACCAGTTTTTGCATAAGCTTCTAGTTCAGTCTTATTATACCAAACAGCAGTTGTATCTAATGGGATTGGATTACCTCTTTTGATATTGATAGGTAATGCCATATACCCGGAATCTGTTAAAATTTTTGCCATAAAATATCCTCCGATTATTGAAGAAGAAATTGACTAGTTTTTGGATTCAACATATCTAAAGTAATATGTTTACGAGTATAAGGAATACGAATTAGTGGAATTTGTTTATTTCTACAGTATTCATTCTTTTGATTATCATTTTCTTGAACAATATCAAAATCATCATGTCCACCAAAACGGCCTGGCTTTCGAATTGTGTGTTGCTCTCCATCATATTCAATTAGACAAATTAGCTGTCCTTTCTCATAAATTCCAAAATCAAATTTTAGATGACCATTCCTTTTTGAAACTAAATCGGAAAAGGTCACTTGAGTTCTAAAAGAAATATTATTTTCTTCTAAAACTTTTTTTACTACTTCTTCTCCTTTAGAAATTTTTAAGCATCCACAACTTTGAATACCAGTGCAAGTAATTGAATAAGGACTTGCTGAGTAAATTTTCCCACAATGGGGGCATTTTACTTTCCAATAATAAGCTCTACTGTTTCCTTTTCTGGAAAGGTCTTTTTCTATAAAAGTAAAACCATTTATTATATCTCCAGGAGAAATTGTAGATTGATTATTGACTATTTCTTTGTTCAAACATCCACAACTTCGAGAGTGTCCTCTTGATAAATCCGTTCTAGTTGAAACAACTTTATTTCCACATTCGCATTCACATAACCAATAAGTTTGACCTTTCCTTCCATTAGTCGGCCAAACCCTTCTTTTCGCTGTCAATCTATCAAAAATTTTATCAGTTAGATTTTCAGCTTTACCTAATGGCATTTCTTCGTATTCTCTTCCTTTACAATCAATTTCTTTCATAGTTCATTACCCAATAGTAATAGCGTATCTTTCTCCCTTATCAATAGAAGCGGGTTGATAAACATATACATCGTATGCCGTCCCCGCATATCCTTGTGCTCCTTCAACACTGACCGTTGAAGTTTGTTTAGCAAAAGAACTAGTAATATCTGCATTCATGGAGCTGGTTAGCAATACCTTGGTAATCTTACGACCAGCAGGAACAGCTACTACTACTTTCACAGCTTTATCTCCAGGTCCAAAAGTAGCCAAGGTCTTTGCCTTAGATTCTTCTTTATGAGCCAAAGCACGAATATTCGCAGAATTTAGCTCAGCAGAAGCATCAGCCATTGGACCCCAGAACATATAACGGACACCAACCAAACTACCAGAGACCTTAGAAGCACTACCCGCCTTGATTTGTCCAGCAGGATAGGGGTTTCCTAGATTTGTTACAGGAATCGCACCAGCATCATAGGTAGCCTTTACAGTAACAGTTTTAGGAGTAGCCTCGGCCACTACATTTTCAAAAGTGCCACTAGCTGTAGTCTTGGAACCTGCTACACCAGTACAAGTAGCCTCCCAAGTCTTAGCAGTAATACCAGTAGCGGGACCATAGGTATAAGAACCGGCACTTAGGGTGGCGCCATATACAAGATTCTTCTTCGTACCAATCTCAAAAGTGCCAAAGTTCGTTTGAGTTCCAATAGTTACAGCAGGAGCGGATGCTGAGGGGGTCTTCTCCTTAGCAAGAATACCAGCTAGTACTTCCTTTACATTCTTACCAGAGGCTTGAATGGTGCCAGAGCCAGAACCAGGAACAGTAAGAACGCCAATATTAGCAGTATAGGTAAAATCTTCGTCAAAATAAACATTCTCCGCAGAATAATTACCATCCATAGCCTTGAAACCAGTGCCATCATGGATATAAGCAGTATAAGATTCCTTACCTTCTACAAAGGTTCTTACTACGACTGCCATATCGCCCTTCTTGGGATTAGTAATAACACGTGCTAGCGCTTGGGCATCAGTCTCTCCTTCATTAGGAACCACTTCTGTAAAAGCACTACGATTATTGTCAATAATTCCCTTGATGGTATCCTCATCTACACCAGAATACTTCAAAGTTTTCCAGTGGTCAGTACCATTACCAATTTTTGTTTTTCCAGTATCAATTTCTACACCCATTTCGCCCTTTAGCAAAACTGGATTCTGAGTAGTCCAATTTTCAGCCGTATCATTGCGAAGTTGGATGCGGATGTTTAGAGTTGCCATAAACTCATTTATCCTCCTTTTCTAAAATTACGCCCCTCCTCCTGAGATAACTACATCACCTGTTTCTTCGGTATATAGCTTCTCAAAAGAAATCGGATTGACTTCCATTGTTCCATCTTCAAGAATTTTTATCTTATTAGGTTCATTAGAACTTTTTACTCCACCAACAGTGGTCTCTGTTCCGATGCCTCCTGAGCCCGCGCCACCTTTTTCAAGAGCCGTAATTCTTTTATCTAAATACTCCCAAGATAAGACCTGAGATTCTTCATATAAATAATCATCAGGTTTCTCTTTTTCAAGGACTTTTAATTCTTCTCTATTTACGGTTCTATTTCCTTTTTCATCTGTTATAAAATGATAAATCTGAATAAAGCCGGCTTTTTGTAACAGCAAGTTAGGAACCATTGCGACCACGGTTGCGTCAATCTCTTTTGCTATTACTACTAATGATCTCTTATCCTTCCGATGAGCAAAATGGACTTCATCACCTACGTTTGCTTTTGGTAGAACAACATAGATATTGCTGTCCCATTGGAATGCGTAGGTGCGTTCATCAAGTAATCGCATATAAATTCCTCCTTACTCATTCCTCAAATTATAAGTAGAAACTATCCAACCTCTTTTCAAGATTTTAGAAAAGAAACTTTCTTTTCCCACTTTTTAGTGAAAACTTGAAAAAGTCGAATTTTCTGATATAATAAATATATAAAGAATTTATAAAGAGCGAGGAATTATTTATGACCAAAGAAAATTTTTCAGAACTTATCAATGCCGTAAAAAACCATAGCAACTATATTTGTAATTTATATAAAGACTATGGTATTGATTTTGTAAATAGTCCTGTTATGGAGATTGAAAGTGAGATTACAAAGTATCTAAAAGCCCAGTTCAATGATAAAAGTGATTGGATTAGTTATTGGATGTGGGAACTAAACTTCGGAGAAAACTGGAAGCCGGGCGCCGTAACAGAAAATGGGAATGATATTCCTCTAAAAACAATAGATGACCTTTGGAATCTTCTGACAAAGTAAAAAATAGACCCTACACTTCTAAGGTGTAGGGTCTTTTCTTATGGCTTTGAAAAGTAATGGTCACCAACTTTTGCAACTGGAGTTCCAAAATCATGGTATTGACCGGTTCTAAACCAGCAAATATCAGGAATCCTCCCTCCGTTCAATACATAATAAATAACCTCATATTGTGTAGCTGTTGGTTCAGCGTCATCAACATACGGCGCGGGCTCGAAAGCATTTATATTGTGCGCGCTATCCCAAATTGAGGTATTGTTTCTTTCACAATAATTTAGAATAGCAGAACAAGTATATACCTGCCCTTCCCAAGACTGGTTTCCTGCCTCACACCATAGAAGTTTCGCTAGAATTTCTTCTTCCTCAAAATAAACTATTTTAGTTTGAAGTTCTTCTTCTAAGGCGCGATTGCGTTCCTCAAGTTCTTGGATTTGTTGCTCTTTTTCAGTAATACTTACTGAAAGCTCTGTATTCTCTGCTGACAAGTTAGTTTTTTCTCTTTCAATAGCATCAATTTTTGTAATAAAAAAATTAGCCTGGGCAATAAAACCCAGGCAGATAAATGAGATAATTGCCAACAGGAGAACTAAGCTTTTACGTGTCATAAGACTTATCCTCCTTTAGTTTTATCTTTTACTTCAATTTCTCAACCCACTTCTTTGCAGACCAATCTTTAGTCATATCTTCCCAAGTCTTATCGCTAAAACAAAACTGGCGAATTGCTGGATTAGAAATTTTATTTACAGTGGAGGCGAACTCCTTTCGGGAGGTAAAATGGAACTGGGACTGGAGAAGAGAACGAAGGAGTTCAGCCTCTGCTTGTAAAGTAGATTTTTTCTTCTGAAGTTCCTGTAATTTGGGAAGATATTCACTTGCATAGCAAGAAAACTCTTCAATTTCTCCTTTTAGAACTACTTCCATTAGACGCTCTTCTGTAATTACATTGTTGTTACGGGCATAGTGAGCAAGAATATATTGAGGAGATTTGACTTTGATACGATTGAAGTTTTTATCGCATACAACATAGCCTTCTTTATCCCAGGGAAGCTCTTGCGCCATTCTAATCAAATCGGAGAGATTAGAACAATCATAGATACGAGGGTGCGATAACATAGGGAAATTTTTGGGGCAATAGTCTTCTTGATAAGACTCCATATCTCTCTCACCTAAATAATAAATAGCAATATTATTATAAGGAATTACAATTCGGGTATAAGGACTAACCAGTTCAAACATATAAGTCTTAAAAGTCATAAGACGATTGCTACAACAAAAATCCTCTAAACTTTTATATCCTAAATTCTGAAGTCCTGCTTCAAAAATATTCCCAAAAGTTGGATAATTGATATCACCAGTCGGCGCCGTATACGCATCAATTCCAGAATTGGTAATTAGATACCATTCACCCTCCCAGTAGAAAATACGCATCAATGAACCATCTACTTTCTCCATAACTCGCGCGGTAGCCCAATCAATTGCCGAAGCGTTAGGCTCTCCATAGTTGAAAAACTTATCAAATGCTCTGGATATGCATTCCCAAGTCCCTTCGGTGAAGACAGCGCCTCGTGCTTCACGGACAATCGGATTAGAAAAATCAGACTGAATTTGGTTATATTTGAAACTTACGAAACCTTTCCACTTATTCCATTTTAGACAATAAGGCTCTCTATTTAAGATTTCCTCCCAATCGTCTTTATGCTCCATTAGAAACTTTTGAAGTTCCATTTTAGCCTCCTTTCTACGCCTGCCAAAACTCACATTCTTGTTCTTTTAGTGTCTCTAGATGCTCCTCATTATTTATGTCAAAAGGCACTACATTATAAATAATATCACTTTCAATAGCGTCAGCATATAGGTCATCGGTCTCATATATTTCTGGTTGAGACATCTCTCCTACAGTAAAACCCTCATTCTCGGCAATCTCTACCCAAGTTTCAATTCCATAAAGTCCTTCATAACTATCTCTGTCCTCTACCGCACTATCATAACAAAACTTTAGCGCACTTTCAGCATCTCTTGCTTCAATAGCAATATTATAAACAGAATTGACTGTACTACAGCCATAAGTTCCAAAAAATTTCATCAAATCTCTCCTCTCAAAATTCTGTAGATGTTAGACGGCCTTTGTCATCACATTCTTTCAAAATATAAAGAGCTTCAAGACATTCAGAAGAAAGTTTATCAAGGATTTTACTTTCCCTATAAAGTTCCATATGAAGAGCAATTAAGTATAGGGCCCCATCTCCAAGACTGGGAGCTTTATTTTCGATTACTCCATTGAGATTCCAATACTCAGAAGAGGTCATATAGAGATAAGCACTCCAATTCTCATGCCCATAATAAGTGGCTCGATTTCTTCGATTACCTTTCTTATCATAAAAAGACTTCGTATAAAATTTCCCAACATCATGAAAAGTTGCAGCCTCAACCAGGGCCAATGTTGCTTTACCGGTCTTTAGAAGTTCCTGAAGTACCATATCCATATGTTCTGTTATTCCCTCATAATGATATGGCGCGCAGTCATGAGGAATATCTTCTTCTGGAAAGTAGCTATAAATAGAAGGATAGTCAATTTCATCATTATGATAAATAAAAACTCCATCCCAGCCTTCCTCTAAAAGAGGAAGCTGAAACTGAGAAATTTGACGACGAATAACTTTTTCTCCAACGCTTCTGGCGCGGTTCTTATCTCGTTCAACACAACATTCAAAAGGCGTTGCCATTACAAAGCAGAACTTCTTACAGTCAATATCTTGAATGGAATTCAAAAAAGCTATCCGACGCTTACGATTTAGGTTAGTAGCATCATATATACAATTTTTACCATTTTTCAAAGCGAGACGAAGTCTTTTATGAAGAATTTCAAAAACTTTTTGATTATGGGTCTGGTCTGTTTCGTCTCCAAAGACCTCCGCTCTGATAGCATCAGAAGAAAAAACTTCAAAATTTTCTTTCAAGCTTTCATTGGCAAACCAGCTTTTTCCACTCCCACTAATTCCAACAAGAACAAATAAGTAATTCAATTCGTATTCATCCCCTTTCTTATCACTAATAAATGACTGCATTTCTTTCCATTTGTGCAACCTGCTCGATGTGGATTCGTACATTTTTCATGTACTTGGCGCCGACTGACCTTACGGTTGTGAAGAAGGCAATAGCCTTCCTCACTTCTCTTCAACCAAGCCATTCTCTTTCAGAACCTCACGCATCCACTCATTATACCATCCACGATTCTTGAAATATCTCTTCATAAAGCACATTGCGATACCTTTCTCTGCATCAAAAGAATCTCCAGGCTGACATTTTACAATGGTCTTTGTTCCATCTCTCCAAAGAGCAACAGTCGTACCCTTTTCCTTATTGATAACAAACTTCGCACTTACCTTGGGACGAGGAGGAGCAGTAATAATTTCGGCAGTAGTAATCTCACGAATAATACCATCAAAATTAGGCCGAGTAGGAACAATAGAGCAGACCTTTACAGGACTAGCATAAGTTGTAATCCCATCAGCAACAATCTTATAGGTCGCGCCCTCAATGAGATTCAACTTAGTCTTATAGAGATAATTCTTCACCGTACCACTAAACTTGACATAAACATAATTCATTTTCTTATTCTCCTTTCTTATCAAAAACCACTATAATCAAAAATAACCGGCGCGTCGTTCAAATATCCAAAATTTCCTTTATGAAGGTCATTGATGTCATTTTCATAAATAAAATCAAAAAGCTTTCGATTTTTTCCAATAATGGCCTCAACTACTTCATAATCATCCATATCATTGTCAACATAGCTGCTGATTCTATCGGCATAATCTTCATCAGTCTCTTCCTCTTCTTGGGGGTTATTGCTATATGCGTAATTCCAACACTCGCTATCTATTGTCATATCTTCTTTATCTACTTGTCTTTGAAGGTAGATTGGAATTTCATCAATTACTCCATAGAAATAGCAAGGGGCAAAAAAGTTAGTGAGATGAGCCTTATGAGCCAGAGCATAATTTTCCGCTTCAAGATGACAATAGTTGATTGGGGTCTTATAAGGAATTTTTATAACCCAATCATCATCCCCAAACTTCACCACAATTTTTGTGTATCCATTCGACACTTTTAGATTAGTATTTTTGGAGAGTTCCAAACACCAAATATTGAAACGATTACTGTTTTGTTTATAGGTGTCTTTGAAGAAATCGGTAATTCCCCATTCATTTAGAATCCGCGCTACCTCATGAATAGTTTGACGAGAGGGAAAATCCATTTTTATTTACTCCTTTCTCACTTTCTATATATATTATATTATAAATATAAGAAAATTTCAAATTATAAAGAAAAAAGACTCGTCCGAAGACGAGCCTTATCTCATACATATTCTTTCAGTATATCCCGTAATCCACCTAAGAAGCGAAATTCTATTTTAGTTTCATCTAAAGCATATTCTTTTTGCTTTCTCCAAGCACTCTCAGGGTCATTTTTAGCTGGAGTATAGGCTTTTTGTTCCGCCATCGTTGGAAAGTAAATCTTAGGAGCATGGAACTTTACCTGGGCAATCTTTTTTGGATTCATAATTCCATACTGAATACTATCTGCCAAAAGAGAGATAAAAAAAGAAAGAGGAACCATTACTCCATTCATATCCATCATATGAATCGATCTTGCTCCAACATCTCTTTGAATTTCTCCAATTGTTTGATGATCGTCAAATAAAAAGTAAGCTATTTGTTTAGCAAACATCTGAGACAAAACTTCTTCATCAATCAATCCATTTTCCTTAGCCAGCGCGCCCTCTCCTAGCTGCAAAGCCATGCCAACTAAGGTTCTAGCATTTTTGACTATTGGAGCAAGTACATCTAATGTAGTGCGTGCGCTTATATTTTTCGCGCCATAACCACCAAAATAAGTTTCAAATTTTTTATTTAGTGTATAGTTTTTATCTGTTGTATAAATAAGGAACCCATCTTTCAGATTACTAAGCTTTTCTCCTAATTCATTGAAAGCTTCTATATGCTTTTTCATACCTGAACTTCGGGCTTTTTCTAAAGTCTCCTCTATCAGGGCTGGGTCTATTCCAATACTCATCATATTATCTGCTGAAACCGAAGTCACGCCATGCGAGCCAAGATGAAAATTCTCAACTCGTATATTTTTACCTTTTGCTAGTTCTCTCCCAATTTCTCCTTGTATAGTATCAACTAAATGTTCAAAAAAGATACCAGCCTGCTGAGACCCTTTATTATTCCATGACTTCTCAATTTCTGAACGACTCAAACCGTTCTTTAGTTTTTTGAAGTCATTACCAGTTAGCTGACTTACTAAATATTCTTTGACCTTATCAAGATTATATGCTTGATATACTTTTTGAGCAAGGCTTCCTGCTGTTTGTAAATCTCTAATTTTAGTCAAAAAAAGACTATAAGCATTCTGCATTTCTTCAGGCATTGATTTCAACTCATTCTTAGCCGAAAACATTAGCTCTAAACTTCGAACAATAATATCTGACATATTATCGTCAATAACCTTTCTGATATATTTCCCTGTTTCTTGTGGTTTGTTCAAGTCCATATGTTGAGCAATGTCTTCTGCCATTTGAGGCCACTTTTCATCCCAAACTTTACTAAAATAGGTAGCAAAAAAACTAAAGACTCCTTTAGCACCATTAGAATTCTTTATAAGAAATAAATTTCTTTCATAAACCTCTTTTAGATTTAGGCAGCTATTATAAGTATCTATTAGTGATTTTACTTGAGTTTTGTCATCCCAATCAACAACAACATTTACCTTGAATACTGTGTTTAGCAGTCGTTGTTCTTTTTGAGCTTCACTTTTCGCCATTCGACGAAGTGCTCCTACTGATTGCTGGGCTCCTATATAACTAGCTCCTACTGACTGAACTCCATCTGTAATAGCCTTTATCAAGTTTCTATTTGCAACTGCTAATTCTGGATTATCATCTATATCAGTCTCTAATCGTTTATAATAAACATAGCAATCAGCTAATGTTTTGTTTCTATCTAATACTTCTCGAAATTTACTTGGTGTTGCCATACTTCACCACCTAAAAAGTTAGGGAGAGCCGAGGCCCTCCCCATATATTATAAACAGGACAGTTCCTGGTCAATCTAATAGATCTGCCATGCGCGCGACCTCTGAGCGCTCGGACTTCTCTAATTTTACATACCCAAAATTTGGATTGCCAGCTAGTCTTTCAATCATAGTTTCAAGACCTTGGCTTTTCTCAAAAGAACTTCGGTCTCTCTGCTTGATATCCCCATCCATCCAAAGCTGAGAACCTTCATCAATACGACCCATTATTAGTTGAATATGCTCTTTTGTCAGATTTTCACTTTCCATAGAATAGAGAATGGAATTGCGAATACTACGCCCACGTAAAAATCCGAGAGGAATGACTTCAAGACGGCCAGTATCAATCAAACTTTTTAGTCCTTCAATTCCTCCACAGTGGTCGGCCATCGGCATCACATATGGAAGAGTCTTCGCGAGTTCATCACCGGGAAGCGCGCCAAGTGCGTCTGTATCTCTTACTTGGATATTGTTTCGAATAAAAATAATTTTTTCGAATTTATTTTTTTGAAGAGCTTCCATCATTCCCTCGACCATAGTAAAGGTCTTGCCACTACCAAATGGACCTGTTATAAGCTTGATTGGGACGTCGCTATGAATAAGGTCCATGGCGCATCTCTGCTCAGGATTTCTAGGTTTCATTACTCCACAAAATTGACTTTCAAAAACTGGATAAGAAACCCTTTCAAGCCAGCCATTTCTTTTCTTGTAAAAGTCAATGGGTTCGCATTTGTCATTTCCAAGAATCAAATACTGATTCTCCCTTAGTCTATCTGCAAATTCATTAGGGTTTTCGTAGAACCGCGCGAGGTCATCATTTTCTGGCAAAAAGAAGTAGTAAATTCCAGTATAATTCATTGTGCCTCCTTAGATTAGGTCATAAATAGAAGTAATAATTCCATCATAGACTTTTTTCTCTACACATTTCTCAGCACTCAAATACCAGTCACTTTTCATTTTTTCTTCTACTTCTTCTTTATCGAAAATAGTGCGCTCTATAATAATCTCTGAAAGTTGCGCGACCTGACGTTGGTATTCATCGAAGAAAGATTTTAGTTCTTCAAATGAACCTCCGGCGCCCTGGCAACTACCTTTATGAAAAAGAACTGTTGAATTTTTTAGACCATAACGTTTATGGCAAGCCAACAGAATCATAGCAGAAGCACTATATGCCTGACCCATATTTATCCCAATAATAGGAGTAGCTGAAAGTCGAATTAGGTCATAAAGAACTCCTAGCACATCTAATGAACCCCCAGGAGAGTGAATAAGAAGTTTGATGGGTTTTCTTTCTCCGATAGGAATATCCTTATCTTCCCGATTCCATTTCAAAATATAATGAGCAAGATTTAGAGTATAAGCACTGATTTCATCGCTAATCCAAAAAACTCTCTCGTCTAAATCATGGTAAAAGGCTAAAAGAGTCTCGTCCGGCAATGAGTAGTTTGCGCTTTCCGGAATCTGGACTAAAGGTAATACCATCTGCTCTTCGCATCTCTTCATAAAAAAATATCCTCCATAGGATAGATTTTCCTTTCTACTCAAAAGTAGATTTCTCTATCCTTTTTTCTACTAAGTTAGTCTTTACTTACATAAAAGAATTCTGTATGACTCCCGACATCAATTTTCAAATAGTCGTTCTCTTCCCAATATCGAGTATAATAAGAAGTAAAATTGTGTTCAAAAAGAAAATCTTTGATTATCTCAAAAGCTTTTTCTTTACTGTCTACCTCTCCAATTTCTCTTATCTTCCCCTGAGAATTTTCAAAATAAACTTTCATTTTATCTCCTTTCTTATAAAAAGAGGGTCGGCGCCGTATAGGTTCCGACCCATTAGTTATGAATTATTCGTCAAAACCAATAATATTGAATAGACTACGAAAAGCACTCCCAATGTCATAATCTCCATAATCCTTCCAATAATTCCTCAGTAGCTTATTATAAGCTTCTCTGGCTTCATCAATTTCTTGAAGGCGCTTTTCCTTCTCTGCCTTTAGTTTGGTTAGACGCTCAGCCTCTTCGGCCTCTTTCTTCTTCTGTTCATCGAGCTTCTTCTTATAAGCACATTCAGCGCTAATGAGCTCTTCCTGGGTATCATAAATCTTCTTTAGTGTTTCAGAATAATACTTCATACTAAAAATCCCTTCTTTTATAAAATAAAAACTAAACAACTTGATTATAACCACAAGGCGGACCTTCGCCCTACCTCCATAACTTTCTGATATATTCAACCAATAGGGAGACAAGTCTGACCCATAGAGCCGTCGCTCTATAAGTTCTTGCCCCGATACAAAGTATCAATTCCTATACGAGATTGGCTACTCGCACCTTTCACTAACCATTCAGAAATTTCAATAATAATTTCTTTTTCACAAGAGTCCTTGCTTTTAGCTACTCGGACTTTGACCTCATCTTATAGGTATATTTCTATACCATCACAGCAAACTATCTTATTGGTCTTTTCCAAGGTTTAGTATCGACGACCAATCTATACCCTTACTTGGATTCGGCTTACGCTTTTGACGCCTAGCTTTCTATTGCGATAGCGATGAGACAATGTTTTTATCAGCAATTACTTCAGCACCATTACCTCTAACAGCGATTGGTTCAGCCTTTCGCAATCAGAAAATCTCACGATTCTCCGAAGCACATCTAAGCAAAGGTATCCCTCTGAATAGAAATGCGTAGTACGCCCGAAAGCGAAGGTAATGTCTCGGCCACATGGTGTTGTGTCTTCACCGAGGTGCCTTATTGTTATAATCAGGCTGTTTAGTTTTCAAAGTACAAACATAGGATTACTTTCGTTTTTATTTAGTATGCTCTCTGCAAATGACTAAGCCACATATCACCCAAACTAGATGCCGGTGGTAGTTTATCCTATAAATCCATCCTCTATGAGAGCCCACAGTTTATTTGGACTTGCGGGGTCCATGGTTGCGGGCCGAGGGGATGCTCCTCGTCCTCAAGGTTTATGAGACCTGCGACTTAACTGTTTGTCCTGCCCGCGATATCTTTTTCAACTTTATGTATATTATACATAAATTTTAGAAAAATTTCAAATTTTCAAGCCTACATGAGCTAGCCTCACTCCTCCTCCAATCCTTTTTGTACCTCGGCTTGATGAATTTGAAAGTAAGACCAGATCTCTTACGGGAGCATAGTTATAAGCATTATCCTACTTTTTGCTTATGTAAGCCTCGTTCTCTTTACGATTGTGGGTCAATCGTTTTAGTCGCTTTCCATCTTCGGGTAGCTTGTTCAATAATATTCACGCGAGAACCCCAATAGGTGGCTTGGTAGCCCATAGGGTAGTCGAAACCCTGCTTCTGGAATGAAAATCCAGCGTCTTAGCCACTTGACTAATGGGCCAAATATCTACTCACTCCTCATATTATCCTAACCAAAACCTACTTTACACCCGACACTCTTGAGTTGGTCGTTGTAGCCACTGAGTAGAAAATCCGCACCTCGGTTTTGATTAGTGTAAATGTCCAGTTAGTTGGTCCTTGTCCCTTACCATGTCATTTACTGCGAGTGCCCTCCCGCATTTGTCAGCAATCAATACAATGAGCAGTCCAAGGCGACCTATTATACGATAGCTCCACTTTCGTCTAATTTTTCGACACCGCGCCCTCAAAGAAATTAGAAAAGAGTCTTTCAAGCCACCAGCGAATAGATAGTCAATCTACTCTAACGATCAGGCAACCGTACCGAGAAAGCCTCAAATTCACACAGGATGCTTTCCATTGTCTGTGAGTTAGCACCACTAACTAGGGGGAAGTTTTTCGATGACTTCCAACGCTGGTTCTACTTGTCGCCACCAGAAAGGACCCCATTTCCTTCGTAAATAGGAAGCGGAAAGTTTATTCTAACTTTCTAAATAGTCTCTTTTTGACTAAGGGCGAGACAACCCTTGGAGCAAGTAGTGGGAATCGAACCCACATCCTCAGTTTGGAAAACTGATATACTAACCTTTGTACGATACCTGCATCATAATCATATCTGTATAAATCATTGAGGCAAAGGTCTCTCACCTTTACGACTTACTCTGAATAATGTTCGCGACCACTATTCAATGACGGTATGCTTTATCTAGCATTATCATATCTAATCCCGTCTAAGCAAGTTTTTCATTAAAGTTTTTCCTACAAGTTTTCTTTTTGTGCGACTAATAATGGGACTCGAACCCATGTTTCCGAGGTATATCTCTCGGCGTCCTTCCTCTTAGACGAATTAGCCTAACTTGTAACTTCCTACCCAACAGGTTGTACGGTCCTTTATATGGATAGTTTGTACGTGAAGTTTATAACTTTAATGGCTCTTTACTCACTACTCAATGTTTTATACTATTCTTTTATACTAGCTATTATTGTTTAATGGTAGGGGTAACCAGATTCGAACTGGTATGCCGAAGCACAGATTTTGAGTCTGCTGTGTAGACCGATTCCACCATACCCCCATATTTTCGAAACTAACAATTTTCTCTTCAACAAACCAGTTCCCTGTTCCATTTGATTCCTATGGTGATGACCCATATCTGGCGTGTTCTATACTGGTTTCCTTACCAGTTCAAGTTACACTCTTGAGAAAAAATTTGAATTAGTATCTGCGCTTCAATACTAATCGCTATTAGTCTCGCCCTCTGCGTTTTCACGGACTTGGGACCGCTTATCAATAGAAATTGGTAAGTCGCATTACGAGCTTGGTGGGAGAGGAATCTTCAAAAGAAAGGAATAAGTTTGAAGTTCCTCTCCCGACTTTCTATATATATTATACTAAATATCTTGAGATTTTTCAAATTTTTGTTTGTGCTTTTCTTTACGAGTATATGACTTTTTGGATTTTTGAGGAGCGCACTTCTTACGAATTGCAAGCCATCCTTCGAGTTGGGAAGGAGTCATCTTTTTAGGTGAATTGATATTGGAATTCATTTCTTACTCCTTTCTCAACTTTATGTATATATTATATATTATTTTAGAAACTTTCAAGTTTTCTTTTTGTTATTGGTCCAACAGGAACGATTTGAGCGCTCGACCCCTTTATCCCAAATGAAATGTTCTACCAACTGAACTACTGCTGGATATGGTGCGCCAGAGGTGGCTCGAACACCCGACAGACGGCTTATGGTGGAGAAGGCAAGATTCGAACTTGCATTCGCGTTTTCTTCCAATTGAATTACTTCCCCAAAGGCCGCTACTCTACCAACTGAGTTACTGGCGCATATAAAATTTAATGCCTTTCTTTACCTTCAAGCAGCATTCACCCTTGGCGCCAATGGGTCAGGTTCTGTTTATTCAAGAAAGGACTAAGCCGTCATTCTCACCTGTCGTAGGTCCTCACTATTGGATGTCAAGCTGACCTAACTTGAGTAACTTGATTCCTCACCAAACAATTAAGGTGGTTTGGTTACCTTTGATTCGTATACGAAAAATAACACTCCGGCTGTGTCAAGCCGCCCTCTGCACGGTCTCGAACCCGCTCTTCTCCCTTGACGGGGAGCGTGCAACCATTACACTAAAAGAGGATATAAAGTAAGGATATAACCAGTTTTTTTACCACTAAGTTGAAAGCACCTACTCACGCTAAGTAATTTCACTGGAAGCATCACTATCGTTCACGCCAATGCTTTACTCTCAACATAGGTTTTGTGAGGTCAAAAAAGGTAACTTGTAAGTTTGCTCACAACAAGTTTTATCCGTTGGTAATGATAGTAAGCGGAGCCGTGCATGACCCCAGTTCACACCTCTTCACCAATTACTTTCAGCAAGTTTAATAATTCTCGGTATAGGGAGCAAATCCTATAACGGCTTTTATCCTCATTGGTTATCTGATATGAAATTTGCACTACTTACTACCATTTGGTGGGCCAGGGTGGTGCCGACCCACCTACTCCCGAAGGAAATGGATTTACAGTCCATCGCAGTTGCCGATTTGCTACTGACCCATATAAAATTAGAGAATTAGTCAAAACAGTATCGCCACGAGAAGGCTTCTCTATGATACCGCGCCGGCGGAACGATTCGAACGCTCGCGAGCTTTTTACACCCCTCTCTGTTTTCAAGACAGAACTCTTCAGCCACTTGAGTACGCCGGCATACTTATTTACTTCTGTTTTCGTAGCTGGCGCCGAACCTTACGGATAAGATTAGCATTTTCAACCGGATTGGTCATAAGACGCGCCAGACGATTTTCGTAATGAAGCTTATCTCTCTGAATCATTTTTTTTATTCTCCTCTCAACTTTCTATATATATTATATATAATTTTTCTAACTTTTTCAAATTACATCTTGGTCTGTCGGGTCAGCAATTTCAACTCCCGCATAGACAGGAACATAATCTTCTGCAACATTCGCCAAGAAATAGCAAACAGAACTTTGAGAGTAAAGAGCTTTTAGCTCTTCTTTCTCCTCTTCGATTTGGGACTTATAATCCAAAATGGCAGAAATTTTCTCCTCCATTTCCTGTCCTTGGAAGTTAGGAATAAGAGCAATCAAATCCTCCAATTTTTGAATATACTTCTTGATGTCGTTAGCTCGGCTTTCAATGCGCGTGCCTATTTCGCGAAGTCCATCAGCTTTATACTCACAAATCTTCTCATAAGGCGCATTAAATTCGTCATAAAGATAACTCGAACGAGGATAATCTCCAAGACAAATAAACTTCCCATCTGACTTCAAAAAAATATTTAGATACTGAGACATTTTATATCTCCTTTCTTACTTTCTATAAAAAGTATATATTATTTTTATAGAAATTTCAAATTTTTACTGGCACGCCTGGTTCGATTCGAACGAACGAATGTCAGAGTCAAAGTCTGATGCCTTTACCACTTGGCTACAGGCGTATATAAAATGGGATAATACTTTTATGTATTATCCAAATTTTACTTTGTGCTATGCTTCTTCCGGTCATACTCAGACTCGAAAATCAAATCATCAATATCCATAAACATTCCTCCTTTTTATAAAAATAAATGGCGCAGAGCACAGCATTCGAAGCTGATACCTTTCAGTACGCATCGCTTAGCAGGCGAGCCTCAGACCTTCTGAGTTTACTCTGCATATCTTACGAGCAGTTTATACAGTGATGCTCAGCACTGTCCGTCTGGGTCCCAATATTAGAACCGTCCACAATTGAGTTTTTTGCCTATCATAATGGAGCTGATGGAGAATTTCGAAATCTCGACCTAGCGCTTTGTTCAACAATGCTTAAATTACTTCCTCCTTAATCTTTTGAATTTGTTTCTCCGCAATATAATCTTCAGCTAGTGAAATACCTTGCTTTTGTCCGTTTGGTGGATAACAAAATCTAAGGGTTTTTTGACAGGAACATTCTGAAACAGGAATTAAATAGCATTGATTTTCCCAATAAGTAGCAAAAAAGTCAATTTCTTCAGAAGTATATCTTGCTTGTTTTACTCCATTACAATTAACTCTTGTACTACGACATGAAAATTCAATAGCATTTTTAGTTCCTTTTTTAATAGAAGAAGTTTTTACTTGTATTCGAATTAAATGATTATCAATATCCGCAATCAAATCATATCGAGAATTTTCTCCATAGGGTAGACTACATTGATAACCTAATCCATACAAATAAGTGATTACCTGTAATTCGGTCAAATTACCTTTCTGTTTAGAAGTTAGTTCCATTCTTTTTTTCATTTAAGTTTGATGAACAAGGCGCTCGCTCTGCCTCTGAGCTACATCAGCATATTAGGGGAGAAGGCGTCTAGAACACCCGTGAGCTTAGCACTCCCCTTGTTTGCATTTATCTCACTTTATGTTTCTATACAGGGCAAAAGGCCCCACAAGCATCTTTAGCACAAATCCATATAGAAACAAAAATGGTCCCCAACCTGTGAGTTGAACACAGGACCTCCCAATTATTGGCTATCGCAGTAAGTCCTGCCCTTACATCTTCTGACTAGAACAGCTATTTTACTTTTAAACTATGCGATAAAGTTGGGTGCTCTAACCAACTGAGCTAGTTGGGGATAAGGAAGATTTTGGTTCTTAAGAAACTTTCAATCGAATCCTTTACAACCTTTTCTTCTTCCATTATAAGCATCTTATGATATCATATAGAACTACAATATGAAATTATGCTCTTCAGTTAATTCAACACATCTCCTATGACTTCAATTTAATCTTCATTGATTTGCCTTTTTATTTATTTGATAACTATATTATAGTAGATGGCAGCATAACTATCAAGTCTGTTCTTCAATAAATTTACCCCATTGCTCTGCCATGGCTTTAGCAATCCCCTTGAAGGTTTTACTACCTTCTTTTGCAGTATGAGCCACCCCACGACTTCCTTTTGCTCCTCTACTAAAGGCTCCTGTATTTGAAGGCATCCACGGGGTATGTTCAGATAAAATTTCGGTAGGAATCAAATTCGGGAGATTTTTATTCCATAACAAAGTGGCTTTAGAATAAGGTTCTCCATATTCATAAGGCTGAATAACCTGAGACGGGGTTGGTAATTTAACAACTTTAAGTGGACGAGGATTTTCAATAGCAATATGTTTACATTTGGCATTGGCAAATTGCATAAAAAATTCTTTTGCTTCTAATGCGAGAGCAAGTCTTTCTGGATTAATTACACCTGCTTTTGGGTACATCCATCTTGCTCCTGCTTTGGACATATAAGTACAAGGGGGATGACAAATTAACAAATCCCATTCACCCTTAATAATATGATGTTCACCATTGACTGTATTAAACTCACAATTGCCATTGATTAAAGGCAGCACATCTTGTTGAATATGCCACTCTGGATGACCACCAGAACAAGGCTCAATGTCGCAACTATAAGCCTCCCATCCACGCTCCCTAAATGCTGAACATACACGCTGGCTCTCCTCACAAGCAACAAGCAGTTTTTTCATTTTACCCTCCTATAATCTTAAACTTAAGCAAAAATTTCTTCATCTACTCATCATCTATATATTCATCAAAAGGAAGACTTGGATATGTCCACCTCTCCCGAAAGCTTCCAAAGAAAACTTCTGCCTTTCGGTATCTCTAAGTAAATTCTCCTCTCAAACTTTACAAATATATAATACTTTATTTTAGAAAAAATTTCAAATTATTATTCTTCTAAAATTTTTGGACTCATAGTAATTTGATAAAGAAACCATTCATTATAATAAGGCATAGAACGAATATACTTCAAGAATTTCGAAGAAACCCCTTGAAAGAAATTTCTCTGAGCTACATAAGAAAAACTAACGCTACCATTAGAAGACGTCCTAAAACCACACCATTCCTTATCATCATCTTCAAAAGAAATAATCTTATAAAAATTCTTATTTTCCTCTGACCACTCATTCAATAATAACTCTTTTATCACAAACCAATCTTTTGAACCAATTTCTTGATTGAAAAGACAAAAGCTTTTATCTTTTAGTCCACTACAAAAAAGACAATAAGAACAATCTTTCAAATTGGTAGAAAAATAAATTTCTTTACCAACAGAAACATTGAAAATTCCTAAACTATCTTCTACCTTTTCACAAGAATAGACTCCATAACAATTTGAAATTTCACCACTATTGAAAACATTCTGACTATATTGTATTTTTGAGGAGCCATCAACCTCGGTACTACCTAGAACATTGAAAGAAGCATTGATATACTGACTATTCTCTACATCTACTGAAGAATAGATTCTCTCACTGTTCTTAACGTCCTTGCTAAAAGCTACATACTTTGACCTAGACACATTCTCACTATCTTGAACTCTTGAACTAGAATCTGTATAAAGACTTCTCAAAATTATAGAGCTATTTACGATTTCAAAAACCTCTTCGAATTTCTCTACTTCAAGAGGTTCCATCCCTACATAAGTGCGCCAATCGCTAAAAAGCTTTGAAAATAATACTTTTTCTTTATTTGAAGAGTGATTTTGAACCCATCCCATGGCATCTATGAGTTCCATTGGCTCCTTTGGAAAATTTGTTTTTTCCATAAGATTCTTATAAACTTCATAGCCGATAACTTCTGCCAACTTATCAATAGAAAAAATCATTCAGCTTCTCCCTTCTTCACGATTGTCCCATCCAGTTTTACTTCTAAGTCATAAGGATGGTCATGCTCAAAGACTGCCATCTCAGCACGCTTATTCAAAAGCTTTACAAACTGTTGAACTTCCGGAGTAAGACGAAAATAAGCTACCGGATACTTACTACTTTTCCCAACCAAGGTCGCGCCAAGCACATCCCTACAAAAACGAAGATACTGAGCATAAGTAAGACCTAAAAGGCGCGCCGGCATCAGGTTGAAAGACCCATAAATCTTTCCATCAAAAGGAAAATTTCCATGATTGAGATAGATAGCCTGATAGGTCTTCATATAAGGACTTTCCTCTAAGTAAAAATATTTCTTCATAGAGACATCTCCTTCCATAGTTCTTTTACTTCATCATACTCTGCCTCGGTCATATCCAAGAAAGAAGTCCAATCCTGCTTGCGAAAAATCTCAGGAACAAATTCGGGGAGGTCTCCACTAAACTTCTGTGTCTCTACCTTTTCAACAGGAGTATAATCCTTTATAATATATTTCTTTACGGTCGAAGCAGAGAATCCTGTTTCTCTCGCTACTCCAGCGTAAGTTTTTAGCTCCAAATACAAATTGTTAAATCTAATAATATCATCTGGCGAAACTCGCATATATTTCAACTCCTTTCATTTCTATAAAAATTATACCTCAAAAAATCTAAAAAATCAAATTTTTCTTATACCTTTATATAAAACGCGCGCTCGCCCGTAAATAACACAAATTTTCTCAAAAGTCAAATTAGCATATAATAAATTTGAATTTTCAGCTATTTTATTATATAATTATAATATAAAAAGTAAAAGGAGAAATATTATGGTAAATTTTCAAATGTATGATTTAGCTGTAAGCAGAACAGCTACAAACCTAATGTCCTACGCAAAACGGCACGATAATAAAATCGAACTCAAAAATTTTGACCCCACTAATCATACTCATATGTATATTTTTGAAGTAGCGCGCCTTGTAAGCAATATCAATAATGGTGAAAAGATTATTTTGGGAATGGGGTTTTGGAAACATCTATTTTCTCCCAAAGATATTCGATGCACTAAGCGCGCGAAGGATTTTTCCGAGGGAATCAACATCGAGGAGTTTTTAGATTTTACCTTTACGGAAATTGAGGCCACTCCGAATGAAATTTGGGAGGAATACTATAAGTGATTTATATTTATACTGATGGCGCTTGCTCTGGTAATCCTGGACCTGGTGGTTCAGCTTTTATTGCGGTAGAAGACAATAAAGAAATTTATCGTTGGTCGATGCCGATTCCAGAAGCAACAAATAATATATGTGAACTACTAGCTATTGTCGAAGCTTGTAGATGGGCTGAGGAAGTCTACCTCTCTGACCAAATTACGATTCGAACTGATAGTGCTTATTGCCATAATTGCTATGTTCAAAAATGGTTTCGCAACTGGCAAAAGAATGGATGGAAAAACTCTAAAAAAGAGCCAGTCGCGAATAAAAAGCTTTGGCAACAACTTATTCCTTTTTTTGAGGACGAGCGGTTTTCTTTTGAAAAAGTAAAGGGACACACGGGTTCAAAAGACTGGAATGATGAGGTCGATAAATTAGCCGTAGAAGCACGCAAATCAATCTAAAATTTGCTTTTTGTCTAAATTTGTGATATAAATAAACCTGTAAGCAGAAAAATTTTCTTTTTATATAAAAAGAAACAAAAACGATATAGAGTAAGAAATAGGTGAGATCCCTATATAGACTATATATAAGGAGTATAATTATATATAATGATAATAGTTGTAAATGGCACTCCAAGGGCGGGAAAGGATACTTTCTGTGAAATGGTTCAAAAACTAATGGAAGAAAGAGTTGGCCCTTATAGTTGTAGAATTATTTCCACAGTTGATTTAGTAAAAGAAGTTGCTAAGTTTTGTGGCTGGAATGGTCAAAAAACCCCTAAAGATAGAAAATTTTTATCAGACCTAAAAGATATTCTGACCCAATGGAACGACGTTCCTTATAAAGATGTTGTTAGTTATTATGAGGGGTGTAAAGAAATTTGGAAGCAGTTGGGATATAATGAAAAAGAATGTCTTTATTTCATAATGTGCCGAGAACCAAAAGAAATTCAAAAATTTGTAGATAGAATTGGCGCGAAAACTCTGATAGTAGAAAGAATTGAAGTTGATGAACAGGTTCAATCTAACCATGCTGATGCCAATGTTCATAACTATACTTATAATACTTATATACATAATGATGGAACTCTAAAAGATTTGGGGAAAATAGCTTATAAATTTACAGATTTATTTTTGAAAGGAGAAAATTGTGAAGGGATTTATTGGTGATATTGATTGGGTCAATGCCGAGGCGCAAAAATACTGGAGTATTCCCGCCTCTTATTCTGAAGAAAAGCGAAAGTCTGAAGTAGTAAATGCTATTTATAGTGGAGACTATTATGGCGCTTTGAAGGTTGATGGCTACTATCAGCGTCTCATAAAGGATGAAGATGGAAATTGTTTTATGGTAGCCCGCAATAAAAATGTAAAAGGCGAAGCTGTAAATAAAATTGAGTGGGTTCCTCAACTTCAAGCTTTTATGGCACAGCTACCTAATGGAACCGTCCTTCTAAGTGAATGTTATCTTCCTGGGCATGAGGGGTCAAAAAATATTACCTCTCTTTTGGGGTGCCTCAAAGATAAGTGTATTGCTCGTCAAGAGAGTGGACAAAAACTTCATTTTTATATTTTTGATATTTGTGCTTATGATGGAGTAAATTTAGTAGATACAAAAGCCATTGAGCGCTTTCAGTTTTTAGAGAAAATTTCTACTCAATTGACTTCTTCCTATGTAGAATGGGCCAAGTATTATAATGGAAAGGAATTATGGAATCATCTTCAAAACTACCTGGCCTCTGGTCGAGAAGGGGTAGTAATTACCCGAAAGGACTGTCCAATCTATTTCAAACGGACTCCCGCGCATATGACAATCAAAGTAAAGAAAGAACTTCAAGAGACCTTGGATGTAGTAATTATGGGAGCAAATCCGCCAACTCGTCTTTACAATGGAAAGGAGCTTATGAGTTGGAAGTATTGGGAAAATTTATCTACTGGTGAGAAAGTCGAGGGCGCGCTCTATAAGAATTATAGTGATGGAGACCCCATCGAACCAATTACGAAAATGTATTTTCTAGGCGGCGCAGGCTCTCTAAAAATTGGAGCTTATAAAGATGGAAAACTAGTCCAAGTCGGAAATCTTAGCGGACTTGAAGAGGAAATTCTGTTAAATTGGAAGTCTTATCTTGGAAAAGTCATTGAAATTACCGCAATGGAAGTTATGGCTGATAGTTATGGTCTAAGGCATCCGCGCCCTGTTCGTTTGAGAAGTGATAAGATGGCGAATGAGTGCGACTGGTATCGGATTTTTGAAAATGTATAAAGTTTCATCTTATGAGAAAAAAGTAATTGGAATTCTCAATAGAGAAAAAGTCAAATTCGTAAAAGAGAAAACTTTTAGTGACCTTCATCACGGATATTATAGATTTGATTTTTTTCTTCCCGAAGAGAATATTCTTTTAGAAGTCCAAGGACGGCAGCATACGGAATTTACAAAAATCTTTTATAAAAGTCGCTCTGACTTTCTAAAAGCCCAAGAGCGGGACAGAGAAAAAATAAGCTATTGTCTTTCTCATAAAATTCCTCTTTATTGTATCCCTTGGTGGGATATGGATAAAATTTCCTCAGTAAAAGACTTACTAAATGATGCTTATTTAGCGCGAACCCGTTATCATAATGATAATGCTTATCGAGAGTATCTAAAAAAATAGAGAGGAAGTCCCTCATTTCTACTTACAATTTGAAGTAGAGAGGAGGGATTTCTTTTGACTATCCAAGAAGTTGCGAATAGCCTAGGAGGCATCCTCATTCTAATTTTTCTTTTTTGGCAGGTTTTAGAAAAAGTGTGCGGAAATTTTGAATGGTTTCAAAAGATGAAGAAAAAGAAAATCGAAGCTGAAAAGAAAAGGCAGGAAGAGATTGTCCAAAAAACAACCGAAAAAGTCGCCGAGCAAATTTTGACTCCTATTATAGCAACATTTGAAGAAAAAAATCGCCTACAAGATGAAAAGTTGGGAATGCTTATCAAATCTTCTAATGATATGCTTAGGAAAGATATTGTAAGAATTTACTATAAATATTTACCCTACAACAGAATATTACAATATGACAAAGAATTTGTTTGCGCTATTTATAAAGATTATCATAGCCAGGGTGGTAATTCTTTTATAGATGGAATTATGAAAACAATTCGGACTTGGTTGGTTGTTTCTACAGAAGAGGAATTACATCAATAAAAAAAGAGGAGAGGATAAAAATCCTCTCCCTTTTATTTTCTATTTTACTTACCTTCGCCCTTGATGCGAGCAATAACCTCACTAATGGCGCTAGAACCAGACATTAGCACAAAACCAGTTAGAATTTGACCAGCCATACTTACACTATCTACTAGACCACAAGCAAAGATTAAGTCTAGACCGAAAGAAAATACCAGACCGAAAGAGCCAATACCAGCAACCACAAGAGTAATCCACTTCCCATAAGAAAGACTTTCCCATAGAGGATGCGCGCGGTCAATTACATACCAAAGTACGGCAGATAGCGCGACAATCAAAGTTAGCATCTCCATTTCCTTTACCTCCTATAAGTTTCTACTTATAAGTCAAAACCACTTATAAATTCTCTAAAAAATTGACACTTACTAAAATAAATGATATAATAATATAAGAAAGAGGTGAAAGGAATTGGAACTAAGTAATATACAAAATACTATACTGGAAGCGACAGAGCCAATTATCTTTGTGAGTAGTAGCGCCGGTTCGGGAAAAACAAAAGTTCTAACCGAAAAAGTCCGTCAAAGCATTCAAAAAGGAAAAAATGTGGTAGCCTTTACCTTCACAAATATGGCATCGGGAGAGATGAAAAAACGTCTTCAAGTAGATAATAATGATAATCTATTTATTGGAACTATCCACTCTTACTGCGCGCACCTTCTACTCAGAAATGGTGTAAAAGAAGCCATAAAATATATGAACGACGAAAAATTCGATGGACTTTTTCATCTAATGCAAAAGCATCCAGAATGCGCACCGAATATCGACATTTGCTTATGTGATGAAGCCCAAGATAGTAATGAAATTCAGCTAAAATTTATTTTTGAAATGCTTCATGCGAAAGAGTATTTTATTGTCTTTGATTTACGGCAATCGATATACGGCTTCGCAGGCAGTCGTCCGGACCTTTTGAAGCGTTATCAGTATGAACTTGGGGCAAAAGTTTATTCTATGAATGAAAATTATCGCTGTTGTCCTGATGTTCTTCGTTTTGCGAAATCCACTCTTCAAAAATGTAGCATGACTGATGACAGTATTGCTATGCGCCAGGTCAGAGGAACGGTGGCAATGAAGCCTTATAATGAACAACTAATTTTAGATATGATAAATATTAGTAAGAAATATCACAAGTGGGCAGTATTGGCGCGAACCAATGCCCAGGTTGATACTATCAAAGATTATCTAGTTGATAACGGAATTCCTTGTGATAGCTTCAAGCAAGGAGACCTCAAAAAAGAAGAACTGGATAAAAAAATGGAAGAAAATACAGTGAAAGTTTTGACCGTACATAGCGCAAAAGGTTTAGAATGGGATTATGTAGCCTGCGTGGGGCTGAATCTTTGGAGCCCTGAAGAATGTAGGGTATCCTATGTTGGGATTACTCGCGCGCGAGATGGTGTTTTGTGGATGACACCACAAAGAAAGAAGCGCACAAAAATTACCAATTGGGAGTAAGAACATAATGGTAGTTTTAGTTTTATTGATTTTAGGAGTTATTTTTCTTTTACTAAAACAGCGAAAAAGTATTCAAAAACTAAAATCTAATACTGATAAGTTATATCGAAAGGCTTTAGAAGAAAAATACAAAAATTTAGAAGAAAGTGCCCAGCAAGAATTTCAAGCGAAACAAAGAAGTTATAATAATGAACTTTTCTATCTTAGAAGAGAATTAGAAGATTTTCGTAGTCGGCGCGATGCTATAAATGAAGCGATACGACGAGAACGAGAATTAATTGAAAAAGAAGACTTTTATAAAATCCAACTTACGCAAAACGATATAGAAGATATAAAGCTTTTAGATAGTATGAAAGACCGTTTATGTCATAAAGAAGTTCTTCCCAAAGTCATATGGGAGAGCATTGCTCGGCGCCCTGTAAGTGAGATGATAAAGAGGGTTGTCGGGCAGAAAGTTGGAGGAATTTATAAGATTACTTATATTCCAACTGGGGAAGCTTACATAGGTCGAACCGTCAATTTCAAGGATAGATGGCAAGCTCATATTCAGACCGCGCTAGGTATGGAAAAAGCTGCCAGTTCAACGCTTCATACTCATATGGCACGGAATGGAATTTGGAATTATAGTTTTGAAATTTTAGAAGAAGTTCCGAAAGATAAACAGAGTGAGAGAGAAAAATTTTATATTGATTTGTATGGAACGCAAAAGCAATTGAATATGAAAGCCGGAGGCTGAGAGGAAATTTGATTTTCTCTCATTTTTCTTTTATAATATAATAAAAAGATGGAAGGGGAACTAAGAAATGGAACTCTCAAATTTTGAAAAACTCAAAAATCTCTCAATGGAAGAAATGGCAGAATTTCTATCTGATCAAATGGCGCTTGAAGGTACAGTTTATGACCAGTGGATGGTGGATACTTTTTGTAATAATTGTTCAGACACAGAGGACTATGATGGGAGCCCAGTAAGTTTTTGTGAAATGAATTATGATTGTCCCTATGGACTCTGGGATATTAGTGATAAAGACCTAGTGATGCGCTGGCTCTCTTGGGTGGAGGGAAAAGATGACTAAAACATTTTGTGATTTTTGTGAAACTTATATTCCTGATCCAACTTCCTATAATACTTGGTTTCTTCCAATTTGGGATGATGGTGTAGTCGCTCGTGGAGGACGTAGAGATGCAGTTCTTCTTAGTGAAAAAGGAATAGTTTCAGAACAGTTTTGTCTTTGTGATGCTTGTGTTCAAGATATGGCAACTATAATCAATAGATATAAAATTGAAAGAAAAAGGGAGAAGTTTTAAATTCTTCCTTCATTTTTCAAAAATTTCAAGTAGAGGAGAATTTGATTTCTCCTCTATTTTGTTATATAATATTATTATAAATGTAGAAAGGAGTTGGAGAAAGTGGTAAAAGACGAAACTGGAAAACAGTACGGATATTTGAAAGTCATTGAACGAGCTGAAAATTCTAAAGATAGAAAAGCCCGATGGAAATGTATTTGCCGGTGCGGAAAAGAAGTTATTGTTTTAGGAAAAAAATTGAGAAATGGAGATACCAAATCTTGTGGTTGCTATCAAAAAGAAAGAGCCATTGAGTCAAATATGAAAAGAAGTGGTTCTTTGGTAGGAAAAAGGTTTGGTAAACTTAAAGTACTATCTGAAAATGGCTTCTTTTTACATACAAGTGGAAGAAGAAGTCGAATTTATAGATGTTTGTGTGATTGCGGTAATTTTTGTGATGTTCAACATCAATATTTGGCTTATGGAGATACTACCTCTTGTGGATGTATTCGTTCTAAAGGTGAAACCCAAATAGAACTTCTTTTGAAAGAACATAACATTAATTATAAAAGAGAGTTCTCTTTTAGTGATTTGAAAGATAAACTACCGCTTCGCTTTGATTTTGCTATTTTTGATACAAAAGGAAAACTAATAAAACTAATTGAATTTCAGGGTGAACAACATACTCAACCTTCCAATGGCTTTTATAGTCAAACTTTGATTGAACATGATAAAATGAAAGTGGAATATTGTAAAGAGAATAAAATTCCTCTGTTGCATCTTTATTATAAAAAAAATTATAGTATAAAATGGGAAGATTTAGAATTATATAATGGAGTAGAATAAAATGAGTTATGATGCTAATTCAATTCAAATAAGAGATTTTCGTACAGCTTGTCGAGCCACTCCTGGAATGTATTTAGGAGCAACTGCACAGGATGCCTCCTTTAATTGTTTTCTTGAAGTACTAAATAATGCTTGTGACGAAGCTATGATGGGACGCGGAGATAGAATCGAAATAATTTTATCTGATGACTGCAACACACTAACCTGTGTAGATAATGGGGCTGGAGTCCCTCGCGGGCCAAATAAGGATTGTGAAGAAGTTTTGATTGAACTTTTTTGTTCTGCTCACAGTTCTGGTAAATTTGATACTTCTAATTATAAAAAAGTTCGAGGATGTCATGGTATCGGAACATCGGCAGTATGCGTATGTTCTCGTGAATTTGAAGTTTGGAGTCGAAGAGAAGGTAGTGAATATCATCTAAAGTTTCAAGACGGTATTCCATGTTCTAATAAAAGTGAAAAGATTAGAGAAGTTAGTTCTACTGGCTCAACTTTTAGATTTACTCCAAATAAGGAAGTATTAAATATTGAAAAAGATGAAAACACCTTTGAACCCGAACGAATTCGAGAAGAACTTCGACTTACATCTTACTTTATTCCAAAAGTTTTGTTTGTTTTTACTTATAAAGGTAAAAGCGATACATTCTACTCTTCACAAGGACTAAAAGATTTTGCTAAAGACAATATTGAAAAGCCTCTACATAAATCTTTTATTTATGGATATAAAGAATTTGATGATGAAGTCGAGGTTGAAGTGTTCGCTCAATGGACAAGTGGGAGAGAAACAGAATATATTTTCTCTAATGGTGCGCTAAATATAGACGGTGGAACACCAAGTACCGGCGCAAAAACTGCTTTTACAAGAACTATTAATTCCTTATCCAAGGGAGATTTTACTGCTGACATGATAAGAAAGGGGCTCGTTTATATTGTCAATGTGCGCCACCCTCATCCTATTTATCAAAATCAGACTAAATCTCGTATCCAAAATCCAGAACTGAGAGGATATACCCAAACAGTTTTTACTGATGCCATAAAAGATTTTGTAAAAAAACATAAAGATGAATTTGATAAAGTTGTTGATTTATTAGTCAAAGAAAAAAAAGCAGAGATGATGGCTGAAAAAGCGCGCCGTCAAGTTCTTGAAGCGGGTAAAGAAGTTGAAAAGAATCAACGAAAAAAAGTTTTTGCGAGTGATAAGTTGAAGGATGCGGAGTTTTTGGGACAGGATTCGACGCTTTTACTCGTTGAAGGTAACAGTGCTATGGGAGGAATGTCTCAGGCGAGAGACTATACCAAGTATGGCATTCTTACTCTAAAGGGGAAAATTATTAATTGTCTATCTAATTCTGAAGAGAAGATTTTTCAAAATGAAGAAATCAAACTGATTCTTAGCGCGATGAATATTACCCCTGGTCGATACGATAGTAAAAAGCTGAGATATGGCAAACTCGCAATTTGTAGCGACGCCGACTCTGATGGAATGCATATTGGTCTCTTGATTATGTCAGCTTTACTATACCTAGCTCCAGAGTTCATCAAAGAAGGCCGGCTATGCTGGCTTCGGTCTCCTCTGTATATAGTTGAAAACAAAGGAAAAGAAACCTATTATTTTTCTGATGAAGAATTTGCCAAGGCTCGAAAAAGTATAAAAGGAACTGTTACTCGTGCGAAAGGACTGGGTGAACTTCCTGCGGAAACTGCTCATGCTTCAATGTTTACCCCTGAATTTCAACAGTTAGAGGTTTTACATTATAGTAAAGAAGCTATTGATTTGCTTCTTGAGCTAATGGGAGACGAGGTAAAACCAAGAAGAGACTTTATTTTTGAAAATATTGATTTTTCTACAATAAGAGAATAATTAGGAGAGGAAATTTGATTTCCTCTCTTTTTTATTGTATAATTGTATTATAATGAAAAGAAAGGAGCTGTAAGATGGAAGTCAATCTAACACCAATTATAAAAGATAGTTTTACTCAGTATGCCGGCGCTGTTCTTCAATCAAGAGCACTAATTGATGTGCGAGATGGATTGAAGCCGTCTGCGCGCCAGATTTTCTATTCTATGCTTACTCGCAAGCTAACATCTTCTAACCCCCATAAAAAAACAGCCAATGCCGTAGGTATGGCAATGGCCGATTATTACATTCACGGAGATAGTTCATGCACAGCTGTGATTATGCGCGCAGGCCAGCCTTTTGCTATGCGGTATCCTTTAGTAGATGTAAAAGGTAATGCTGGTTCTTTGATTGAAAGTGGAAACTGGGCCTCTATGAGATATACCGAATCTCGGCTATCTAAACTTTCAAATATTTTATTTGAAGATATTGATAAAGAAACTATCTTTGAATGGCGAGACAGCTATGACAATACCAAACAATTTCCTGCCGTTCTCCCAACAAAAGGGTATTATAATATCGTAAACGGTTGTCAAGGAATAGGCATTGGAATGGCTTCAAGCGTTCCACAATACAATCTCAAGGAACTAAATACCGCTCTAATTCATCTTTTGTATAATCCAGATTGTGATTTTGAAGAAATCTATTGTGCCCCTGACTTTGCTACTGGTGCTATCTTATATAATGAAGAAGAAGTAAAGCAGTCCATGAAAAATGGCACTGGATTTGCCTGTAAATTAAGAAGCGTGGTTGAATTTGATGCAAAAGATAGATGTTTTGTAATAACTGAAATTCCATATAATGTTTATACTAATACTATTTGTGGAGAGTTAGAACAAATTATTGAAGACGAGAAGAATCCTGGAATAGAACGATTCAATGACTTGACAGGAAAAACTGCTCTTATCAAAATTTATCTATCTAAAAAGGCAAATCCCGATAAAGTCCTGCGATATTTATATAAGAACACTTCTCTTCAATATTATTATAGCATCAATTTCACAATGCTTGACCAAGGAAGATATCCGAGACTTTTTACTTGGAAGGAAATGCTTCAAGCTCATTTGGAACATGAAAAAAGCGTATATATAAATGGTTTTCAATTCGACCGCAGAAAAATTCTCGCACGTCTTCACGTTATTGAGGGATTGATGAAAGCTATTTCAATGATTGACGAAGTTATTAAGATTATCAAACAGAGTGCTGATGCGAAGAATGCTTCAATTGGCCTTCAACGCCTATTAAGTATTGATGAAATTCAGGCTAAGGCTATTCTTGACCTAAAGCTTTCTCGTTTAACTCATTTAGATATTACAAAGTTAGAAACTGAAAGGTCCAGTCTTGAAACTGAAAAAGAAAGAATTGAAGCCATTTTAGGTGATGAAACTCTTCTCAAAAAAGAAATTGAAAAAGGACTGCGCGAGGTTGCTGAAAAATTTGGAGACGCACGCCGGACAAAAATTTTGAATATTTCAAATGATGAAGAAACAATCGAACAAAAACAACTATCCCTTTCTTTCACAAATGAGGGAGCGGTATTCGTAAGCGAAACTTCTACGCTTTATTCTCAACGAAGGAATGGTGTAGGCTCAAAGTTCAAACTTGATAAAGGAGAATTTGTAGTTGATACTCTAATTGGGAACAATACAGATGAAGTTCTCTTTTTTACACAGCGCGGGACCTTCTATCATTTAAAAATGGGAGAATTCAATATTGGAGAGAAGCAATACCTAAATTCGCTTCTACCCATCAATGGAGACGATGAAATAAAATCGGCCACAATTCTTTCTAAAGACACAGAATCCTCAAACATTCTCTTCCTTACAAAGAATGGAATTTTGAAAAAGTCGGCGCTCTCTGAGTATAATTTACGAAGAAATACTGGTGTTCAGGCTTTAAAACTAGATAATGATGACTTGATTATTTCTATTCTTATTTTGAAAGATGAACGAGTTGGTATCCTTACTAAGGAAGGTAATTTCATTATTATTGAGACTAAGGATATTCGACCTATTGGTAGAGTAGCCCGAGGAGTTGTGGGTATAAAGTTGAATGAGGGAGATGGGGTTGTTTCTGGTCGAGTAGTTCCAAAGGAAGCAAAAGAAATTCTTTCTGTGAGTGAAGATGGGTACTCAAAGCGCACCAGTATAAATGAATTCAAAATTACAGGGCGCGCGACCAAAGGAGTAAAGATTCAAAGAGCTGATAATCTTTGCGACTTCTTACCACTTGTTGATGCTAGTGATATTTTAGTTGTATCTTCCACTACTCAAATTCGGGTAAAAGTTGATGAAATTCCAGTATTGGGCCGTGGAACCCAAGGGGTAAAGACTTTAAAATTAGGAGAAAATTCAAAGGTAATAAAAATCCAAAATTTCTAAGTTTGAAAGTTTGAAAGTTTTGTAAATTTTAGCTATAATATTTATAGAAAGTTGAGAGAGGCATGAAACCTTTACTCATCTAATAATAAAAATAACTTATATGTAAAAAGGAGAAAAAATTATGAAGCTAACAGAAAAGAGTCAGAGCGTATTTGATTATGTGAAGAATGCGGGTGGCCATGTCTCTATTGATGAGATTTGTAATGCCATCGGTCGTGCCTCTCGTTCCGTAGGCGCTAATGTAACTGACCTACAGAAGAAGGGTCTAGTTGAGCGTGAGAAGGTTGAGGTTGAGGGTGCAGAGAAGCCTGTAGTTTATGTAAATCTAACCGATGCCGGTGCTACCTTTGTCCCCAGCGATGACGCTGAGTAATTTATTCTAATAATTGGTAGGAGGAATTTCCTCCTACCTTTTTATGAAAGAACCAAAATAATTATTGTAAATGTAAAAAGGAGAAAAATTTATGCTACATGAAGCCGAAAATCGTGTTCGTATTGAAGGTCTACTAAGTGAAACTGATTTGAAGTATGGTTCTTTTGTCAAGAATGGCGAGACAATCGAGACAATTGGAGGAACTATCAAGGTACTTGTTGAGCAAGTCGTAAATGCTGTTCCTCTACATCTTGAAATCCCCGTCCATCTTTTTAGTCAAAAGTATAAGAAGGATGGAGGTCTGAATCCCTCCTATGAAAGCATTCAGCGCGTCAAGGAAGAGTTTATGTCTATTGCCTCTGCCGGTGGACGCGAAGGTGCTGATAAGATTCGTATTACTGGTGCAAAAATCAAGATGAACGAGTTCTTTTCCAAGGACGGTCGTTTTGTAAGTTCTCCTCGCATTAGTGCCTCTTTTGTTGGTAAGGCTACTGGTGATTTCAAGCCCGAAGCCAGTTTCTCTCTGACTTTTGCCGTTTCTAATATCAATTATGTTGTTGATAAGGATGGTATTGAAGTTGAGCCAAAGAAGCTAGAAGTTACCGCCATTGTTCCTAATTGGAATGGTCAGGTTGATGTAGTGAAGCTATATGCCTCTAATCCTAATGTCATCAACGCTATTACTCAGTATTGGGAGCCCGATTACACCTTCAAGGCTAATGGCCGTCTAAATTTCACTTCTACTACTGAGACTTATATTGAGGATGTAGATTTTGGTGAGGCTATTGAGAAGACTCGTACTCGCAGTATTAGTGAGCTACTAATTATCGGTGGTTCTCAGAGCGCTCTAGAAGGTGAGCAGGCTTTTGACGTTGAAGACCTCGCGCAGGCAATGAAGGCTCGTAAGGTTCGTCTAGAGGCCCAGAAGGCCAAGGACATGAACAAAGTAAAGGGTGAGATGAAGACTCCTGCACCAACCACTTCTCGTTTAGCAGGAGACGACATGGGATTTTAAGGAGGTAAATAGTTATGGCTATTGATATTTTTTCCCTCCAACCTAATAAAATCTCTCGCGATCTGCGATCTAAGTTCATTCTTCTAGCGGGGGCCCCTAAAATTGGAAAGACTGAATTTTGTGCCCAAAGTGATAAAGCCCTGATTCTTGCAACTGAGATTGGTACAAATGCTCAATCTGGCGTTCGCGCTCTTCCAATTCAGAAGTTTGCTGATTTCAAGCTAGTTCTTCGTCAGTTAGAAAAGCCTGAAGCAAAACAAATGTATTCAACTATTTGTATTGATACTATTGGTATTCTATATGACCTTTGTGAGCAATTTATCTGTCAGCAGAATGGTGTAAGTAAAATCGGAGACATCCCCTACGGTGGGGGGTATAGTCAAACTTCAAAAGAGTTTGAAAACTGCCTTCGCAAGATTACCATGATGGGTTATGGACTTATTATGACTTGCCATCTAAAAGAAACAACGGATGATGATGGAAAGGTAGTAAGTTATAAGCCTGACCTCAATAATCGTTGCTTGAAGATTGTTAATGGTCTTGTCGATATTATTGGAGTTATTACCCAAACTTGGAATGAAAAGGGAGAAAGTGAGCGGTGGGTTCAGACTCGTGCCACTCCTACTATTACCGCAGGTTCTCGTTATAAGTATCTTGAACCTCGTATTCCATTTGGTTTTCATGAGCTTGAACAAGCAGTAGCTAAGGCCATTGATATGGAAGAAAAGAATGGTGGTTTAGTAACTGATGAAGCGCCAATTATCCAGGAAGAAAAGCTCGACTTCAACGCTCTAATGTCTGAGGCTCGTGAAATTTGGACGACTAAGGTAAATAACGCTCAAACTGATGAAGATAAGGAGGCAGTAGTTCGTGCCATGTCTAAAAAGGTAGAGATGGTATTTGGACGAAAGCTGAAACTGTCGGAGGTTACTGAGGACCAGGTCTCTCTTCTACAGCTCGCTGTAATGGATTTACGTGCGATGTAATTCATAAAATTAAATTAGAGGTAGGAGAAATCCTACCTCTTTTTTGACATTTTTGGGAAAATATGGTATAATATAATAAGATTGGAGGGATATAAATGGCAAAACATTTAGTCATCTGCCGTGCCTGTAAGGAGCGTTTTGACGCCCAGTTAGCCGGTGCGGATATAGAGTGGGTAATGCCATCTAAAGGATGGTACTATCACAAATCTTGTTATGAAAATCTGAAGAAAGGAAATATTCTAAAAGATAAAGATTGGAAAAAACGTATTTATGATTTTATCGCGCACGACCTAAAAGTTTCTTATGACTATCATCTTTGTGAAGCTCAGTTGAAAAAATTTGTTGAGAAAGATAAAATTGGAACTTATAAAGGTATTTTTTATACACTAAAATATTTCTATGAAATTAGAAATGGAGACTGGTCAAAAGGTCATGGAGGATTAGGGATTGTCCCTTTTATCTACGAAGAAGCTACTACCTATTGGAAGCAAAGAGAGAATAACGAACGGGGAACTTTGGCTGGAATTGAAGAGCAAATTAAACAACGAGAGTCCCAACAAAAGGTTTTACTAAAAAAGCCAAAAGCTACACCCCAAAATAAAAAGTCTCGATGGAATTTGGAGGATATAGAATGATTGATAAAAATACAGAACTCCAAATTATTGGGAGTCTAATGAAGCGTCCTCAATATCTGAGTGAAATAGATAAATATACAATAACTCCCACAGATTTCTCCTCGACTTTTACTCGTTATTTATTTGTGGCGATTGATAACTTATATCGAGGTGGTGCTTCTCATATCACTCCAGTTGATGTTTCAAGTTATCTTGAAAGTACCCCAAGTGGGCAATTAGTTTTCTCTCAAAATAATGGTATCGAATATCTTCAAGATGCTGAATTCATGAGTGAGCCAGGTAATTTTCCTTATTATTATAATGAACTAAAAAAGTTCAACTTAGTAAGAGACCTCAAAAGAATGGGTCTTGACACTAGTAATATTTATTGTGAAAACCTAACTCAACCTAAAGCTTTCGATATAAATCAACGCTTCAAAAATCTTTCAGTAGATGATATACTAAAAGAAGTCAAGAAGAATTTATTGGATGTAGAAAAATCCTATATTCAAAATGAAACTGTCCAAACTTGGGAGTTGGAGAATGAAATTGATAATGTGATTGAGGCGTTTGGTAGTGAGGAAGGTATTGGATTATCTATCAATGGAGAGATTTTTTCATCAATTATAAATGGGGCAGAACTTGGTGCCCTTACAATACGAAGCCTTTCTAGTGGATGTGGTAAAGCATTGCCAAATAGCGTAAAGATTCCTACTCCTAATGGTTGGAAAAAAGTTGGAAATATCCGAGCAGGAGATTACCTCTTTGACGGTTTTGGGCGCCCTACGAAAGTTTTGGCTATTTTCCCTCAAGGGGAAAAAGAAGTTTTTGAACTGAAATTCAAAGATGGCCGGACAGCTAAATGCAGTAGAGATCACCTTTGGAGCTATTGTAAATACTCTCAAAATAAGTCTTCAAGAGAAAATCGTAAGTTTTTTACTTCAACAGTTACAGAACTCCAGAATAGGAGATTGCAACGAGGAGATGGACAGTATACTACTTTATTCCCTATGCAAAAAGCTGTAGAATATCCGGAGAAAAATCATTATCTACCCTCTTATCTTTTTGGTCTAGCTCTTGGAGATGGAAGTTTTCGTCAGAATCCAACAAATAAATCTTTTCAATTTTCAAGTGAGACAGATGAACTTCCAGCATATTTTAGTTCTACTATGGGATGGGTACTAAAAAAGCACTCCGAAAGAAATTATACTTGGTATTTTTCTACTAAAAATAAACAAGAAGGTAGTGAGAAAATAAATATTTGGGTAGAGGATTTATTACAAGAACATCCTGAATTGGTAGGAGCGGACAGCCACACTAAATATATACCGACTGATTATCTTGAAGATAGTGTTGAAAATCGGAGAGCTCTACTTCAAGGACTCATGGATACAGATGGGAGCGTAGATGAAAAAGGAAGAACTAGTTTTTATACTGTGAGTGAAAGATTGAAAGACAATGTAGTTGAGTTGGCTCAGAGTTTGGGATATAAGACCCATGTCTCAATCGATACTCATAAAGAAAATACTACCACTTTTGTTGTTTCTATTCAAGGAACACCAGAAGAAAAGATAAAGCTTTTTAGGCTGCAAAGAAAAGTGGAACGAATTACAAAATGGGCAAATAATGGAAAAAGAAAAGAAGATAACAGCTTTGTTTCTTTAGTCCGAATTAGTGATTTAGGATATAAAGAAGAAATGACTTGTTTTCTTGTTGATAATCCTGAACACCTTTTTCTAACAGAGAATTTTATTCCTACCCATAATACTAGATTAGCCGTTGCTGACGCGTGTAAATTGGCTTTTCCATTTTTCTATAGTGAAGTAGATGGGAAGTGGGTCAAAAATGGTGTGTGTGAGCCAGTCCTTTTTATTATGACAGAGCAGAAACCAGAACAAATAATAAAAATGATTTTAGCATATCTTAGTGGAGTAGAGGAGTCCAAATTTAAGTTCAATACTCTTACTGATGATGAAAGAAAAAGAATTGAAGTCGCACGTCATATAATCAAAACATATAAAACTCTAAAACTAATGCGGATACCAAATCCTTCTATTGAGCAAATAAAACTAAGTGTTAGAGAGGAAGTAATTCTTTCCCAACGACGTTATGTCTTTTTTGATTATATTTTTATTTCTCCTGGAGTTTTGAATGAATTTCGAGGACACAATCTTAGAAATGATGAAATTCTATCATTGATGGCAACAGCTCTAAAAGATTTAGCTATTGAACAGAATGTTTCAATTTTTACTTCAACTCAAGTAAATGCCAAAGCAGATGATAATTCAGAAATACGAAATGAAGCAAGTTTAGCTGGCGGTCGAGCGACAATCAATAAAGCCGATAATGGTATAATTGGCGCGCGACCTACGAAAGATGAAATAGATATACTTCAAAAAGATGGAAATTTGATAGGTGGTATGATTCCAAATCGAGTTTTTGATGTGTTCAAAGTTCGGTCAGGTCGCTGGACTCAAGTTCGTATTTGGAGTTATTTCAACACGGGAACACTAAGACTCACTGATTTATTTATAACTGATGATAGAATGAATCCTATTCTTGATTTTTATGATACTCAACAAAGGGTTGAATGGGAATTGGATGAAAAAGAACAAAAGTTCTTAGAGGAGATAAATAAGTAAGAAGGGAGATTTCTTTGGATTATAGAGAAATAATTGAAAATCTTACTGATGAAATAGTAGAGAAAATTTTGGATAAATTGGAAATTCCTTGGCAAGATAAGGGAGATTTCCTTTTATGTAAAACTGCGTGTCATAATACTAATTTAGATGAAGCATCTTGGAAGCTTTATTATTATAAAAACACTCATATTTTTATGTGTTATAGTGAATGTGGCGCGCAGAATATCTTTCGTTTTATTGAACATTATTATGAAACGAGAGGAATCACTTATGACTGGCATGAAGATGTTTTAGAATTTGTTCGGAGTTATGGTGAGAAAAGATTTGCTGAGACAGAAATCAACGAAAGCTATAAATCAAAAAGAAACGAGTTTATGCCAAAAAAAGAAAGACGGGAACTTCCAACTTATGAGAAAGGTATCTTGGATGTTTTCATAAAAGAATATCCTGCTGATTGGGAGGAGGAAGGAATTTCTCATAAGGCCATGGATAGATTCAATATTCGTTTTTCTATTGGTCAAAATAAAATCATAATTCCTCATTATAATGTTAGGGGCGGATTGGTTGGAATTAGAGGGCGCGCGCTCAATCAGTGGGAGGTAGAAAACGTAGGAAAATATATGCCAGTTCAAATTGAGGGTAAATGGTATTCTCATCCATTAAGTTTGAACCTCTATGGTTTAGACAAAAATTTGGAAAATATCAAACGTTATGGAATTTGTTATGTCTTTGAAGCAGAAAAAAGCGTTCTTATGTGTGAAAATTTTTCATTTCCTAATTGTGCGGTTGCTTCTTGTGGAAGCCAATTCAATAAATATCAACTTGATATTTTGATGCATTATGCCCAACCAAGAGAAATTGTTATCTGCTTTGATAATGAAGAAAAGCCTGGAAGCGAAGACTATTTTCAAAAATTGTGGAAAATGTGTAGTAAATATAAAAATTATTCAAATTTTTCTTTTATCTATGATAGAGAAAATCTTACGAAAAAGAAGGACTCTCCGGTAGATGAGGGACAAGAAAAATTTGAAGAGCTATTGAAAAGGAGAGTAATTGTGAAGTGAAATATCGACTAGTAAATCAAGAGATAAAAGAAGACTATGGAAAGAACCTACTTCGCGCGCGAGGTATTCAAGATGTTCAAACTTTTCTTCATCCAACGAAAGAATGCTTACAAAGTTTTGAAGATTTGGATAATTATCAAATGGGAGTAAAGGCTATTGAAAAGACAATTTCTGATAAAAAGCCTTACGCCATTATTGCAGATTGCGATTGCGATGGAATTTGTTCTTTTGCTATAATTTATCAATATCTAAAAAGATGGAATCCAGATAAAGAAATTGAATTTTTTATTCATGAAGGAAAACAACATGGCTTTTCTGATATGATGGAGCAATTAGAAAAAAAGGATTGGAGTCTCATTATTGCGCCAGATAGTGCCACGAATGATGGACAATATATAAAGGATTTTACCTGCCCAGTTCTTGTTTTAGACCACCATATAAAAGAATCTGAAAGTGAAATTCCTCCAAATATGATACTTGTAAATAATCAAACTTCTAAGAATTATAAAAATAAAAACCTTTGTGGTGGAGGCGTTGTTTGGCAATTTTGCCGAGCCCTAGATGATTATTTTTTGAGAGACTGGGCTTATGATTATATTGACCTTTGTGCAGTTTCATTAGTTGGAGATATGATGAGTATGCTTGAATATGAAAATCAGTACTTGGTTCAAACTGGTTTTCAAAACATCAAGAATACAATGCTACGAGTTCTACTAGATAAACAAGATTATTCAATGGGTGGAAAGATAAACCCTATAACCGTTGCTTTTTATATTGTTCCTCTTATAAATGCTATGATTCGAGTAGGGTCAATGGAAGAAAAATATCGACTTTATCGTAGTTTTATTGAACCAAATGAAATGGTAGAGTGCCATAAGCGTGGAGCCAAAGGAACAATGGAAAGGCTTTGTGTAGAGAGCGCGCGCGAATGTACGAATGCAAAAGCTCACCAAGATAAGATGAAAGAAAAGATAGTCCAGGAATTAGAAGTAAAAATCTTCAAGCAAGACTTACTGGAAAATCAAATTTTATTTGTAAGACTTGATGATGACGATGAATTTCCCGCTGAGCTAAACGGACTTTGTGCGATGGTCTTATCAGCAAAATATCATAAGCCTACTATATTAGCTAGACGAAATTTCGAAGGCTTCGATAGAGGCAGCGCTCGCGCGCCAAGTAATACGGAGCTAACTTCTTTCAAAGAGTTTTTATCTAAAACTGGACTTTTTGAATATACGTTGGGTCGATAAATATGGCCCGCAACACCTTTTCCGTCTTATCAACGGGGTCATTCTAATAAATGGCTAACGAGGAAGCCTCAGCACATGATGGTGGTGGTAATCTCGTGGGAAACTTGACTTAGAAAAAAGAAAAGAAAAGGAGGTGAAAAAAATGAAAAAAGCAATCTATAAAATAGAAAATAAAATAAATCACAAAATTTATATTGGTCAATCTATTCATCCAGAGCAACGCTTCTTAGAGCATTCAAGAGGGAATAATGAAAAAAATAGCCCAATTCATAAAGCTTTTAGAAAATATGGCAAAGAAAATTTTTCTTTTGAAATACTCGGATGGTTTGAAGATTATAATGAAAAAGAAAAAGAATATATAATTATATATAATTCCAAAGTACCAAATGGATACAATGTTCAATCAGGAGGAAATGAACCTCCAGTTTTAAAGGGAGAGAACAATTATAATACTAAAATCACTCAAGAATTAGCTGATAAAGTAATTAGTGATATATTAGATTGGAAGCTTCCTAAAAAAACAATTGTAAAAACAAGAGGAATTACGTCAGATATTTTTCGTCATATCAATGAGGGGAATTCTTGGAGGAAAGAAGAACTTACATACCCTCTTCGTCCTTCCGAACCTACCTTAGATAAATACCGAGTTTTATATATACAATGGCTTTGTTGTTCCTCTGACATTCCTTTGAATCATATTGGCGCCAAAGTCGGGTGGAATAAATCTTCAGCAAAAATGATAAACCAAGGAAAAAATCATTTTGATAAACGATTGAAATATCCAATTCGGGCTAATAAAGAATACAATAAACAAATTCTAAGTCAAGAAACCTGTATCGACTATCTTCATTTTGAAGAGTAAGATAACTATTGATACGTTATTTGAAATGGGTGTTCATAGAAAAAATCTATGTAAAAAATAGTCAGGGCCCTTAGAAATAAGGGAATTACCGCATGATCAAGCATTTGGAGTTAGCGTTTCTGACAAGAATCTCTCAAAACTTCATGAAATTGCAAATAAAGAGCTCTCTCAAATTGATTTTGGAGAAAATATTTATGATGTAAATTTTATTAGAAAAGCTAGTGATAAGGATATAGAAGCCATAATTCTTGATGTTGCACCATATGAGCAAGTATTTGGACAGCAAAATCCTGAAGCGATGATAGCTATTACTAATTTAGTAGTCTCGCCTAATGAGATAAAAATTATAGGGAAAAATAAAGATACATTACGAATTGAGAAAAATGGAATTACCTATATCAAGTTCAGAGCAAAAGATTTGATAGAAGAGCTAAAAAGTTTTTCGAATGAAATGGATATTACTTTAGTTGGCAGACCTAATATCAACACTTGGCTTGGGCAAGAATTGCCCCAAATTTTCATAGTGGATATGGAGGTTCAAGATGGAAGGTTTTCATTCTAATAGTTGAAATTTTTTGGAATTTAGTATATAATATATATAGAAAATAAAAAGGAGGTTTGTAAATGAGTGAAAGAATCTCATACCCAGGCTCGCTGCATGACCACGATGAGACCTCAAATCTTCGACTGCGCGATTGTATCATAAAAGTTGAAGATCTAATTGATTATGCTATTGAGTTAGGACATGAAGTAGTAGCCATTACTAACCACGACTGTATCTCTGGAGCTGTTAGAGTTGAAAAATATTATAAAAAGATAAAAGAAAAGCATCCTAACTTCAAAGTTATCCAGGGAAACGAAATTTATCTTTGTCGGAATGGACTAAATGTTTCTAATTATAAAGCTGGACAGGATAAATACTATCATTTTATCTTGTTAGCTAAAGATGCCATTGGTCATAAGCAGATTCGTGAAATTTCTACTCGTGCTTGGTTGAGAAGTTATATGGCGCGAGGAATGCGTCGAGTTCCGACTTATTATAATGACTTATTTGAAATTATTGGTACAGAACCTGGTCATGTAATTGGTTCAACGGCCTGTCTCGGAGGATGTCTCCCTACTCAGCTTCTAAAAGCAAAGGATAATCCAGAGTTGATGCCAAAAATTCATAACTGGATAAGTCAAATGGATAATTTGTTTGGTCGTGGAAATTTCTTTTTTGAGATGCAACCCAGCAATAATAAGGACCAAATTTACGTCAATAAAAAACTTTTTGAGTTATCGAATGAGTTTGAAATTCCTTATATTATTACAACAGATACGCACTATCTCAAGAAAGAAGACAGAGCAATTCATAAAGCTTATCTAAATGCCCAAAATGGTGATAGAGAAGTAGATGATTTCTATGCCACAACTTATCTAATGGGTACAGAAGAACTCGAAAGTTATTTTGGATATTTTTCACAAGAGCAATTACAAATAGCATATAGGAATATCCTAAAAATAAAGGATATGTGTGAGGATTATAGCCTTCTAAAACCTTTATACATTCCTCAGCTTCCTTGGAAAGAATCTAAAATTAGTTATATTCAGAATTGTTGGATAGAGAGAATTCCTTATCTGAAGACGTTCGTTGAGTCTGATTATATAGGTGATAGAGCTTTAGCCTGTATGATTGTTGAGGCGCTAGAAGATGGACCTCAAGAATTATGGAATCAAAAGACTTGGGATGAAGTCAATGCTTGCCTTGAAATGACATGGATTTCTTCTAATGTAAATAAAGCACATTGGTCGGCCTATTATCTAAATCTTCAAAGAATTATTGAGGAATGTTGGAAAGCTGGTACATTAGTCGGGCCAGGAAGAGGTTCTGGGGTAGGCTTTATCCTACTTTATCTTTTGAATATCACTCAAATCAATCCTTTACAAGAAACTACCAAAACTTTTAGATGGAGATTTCTGAATCCAGACCGAGTTTCAGTGCTTGATGTGGATGTGGATATTGAAGGTGGCCGACGTGCAGAGGTTCTAAATCATTTACGAAAGATATATGGGGACAATCGAGTTTCAAATGTTGCCACGTTTCGTCAAGAAAAGTCTAAATCAGCAATCCTTACAGCTTGTCGTGGTTTAGGGATAGATGTTGATATTGCTTCATACTTAGCTTCATTGATACCATCTGACCGTGGATTACTACGAACTCTATCTCAATGTATGTATGGTGATACTGAAAATGACTGGAAACCCATCAAGCAGTTTGTATATGAGATGACTGAGAACTATCCAGAAGTTTGGAAGGTCGCTCAAAAAATTGAAGGATTGATTTGTGGGTATGGAATCCATGCTGGCGGAGTAATCTTCGTAGATGAACCTTTTACTAACTCAACCGGACTCATGCGTGCGCCAGATGGGACGATTATTACAGCTTTTGACCTTCATGCGTGTGAGGATGTATCACTTATCAAGTATGATTTACTATCAGTGGAAGCTCTGGATAAAATCCATAACTGTCTAGATTTATTAGTTGATTATGGATATGTCAAAAAAAGAAACACTCTAAAAGAAACCTATGAAAGCGTCATTGGTATTTATAATTTAGAGCGAACAGCGCCGGATATGTGGAAGATGGTATGGGACCATAAAATCACTAGCTTATTCCAAATGGAAAAGCAAAGTGGAATTAGTGGTATTGCGTTAACTCATCCTCAATCGGTAGATGACTTGGCTGTTTTGAATTCTGTAATTCGTTTGATGGCTCAAGAAAAAGGGGCTGAGCAACCTCTAAATAAGTTTGCTCGTTTCAAAAATGATATTTCTTTGTGGTATAAAGAAATGGAGAGTTACGGTCTTACGAAAGAGGAAATGAAAATTCTTGAATCAGTAGTAAAGATTTCTTATGGTATCTGCGAGTCTCAGGAAAAATTTATGGAGTTAGTCCAGTTGTCTGAATGTGGAGGTTTCAGCCTTACCTGGGCAGATAAATTAAGAAAATCTATCGCAAAGAAAAACCCCAAAGCTTTCCTTGAATTACAAGATGAATATTTTAAGGTTATAAAAGAAAAAGGGCTGGATGAAAAATTCTGTAAATATGTTTGGAATGTGTTAGTTTGTACGAGTAAAGGCTATGGTTTTAATGCATCACATACCTTAGCTTATTCGCTAATCGCTCTTCAAGAAATGAATTTAGCCTATCGATTTCCGATTATTTTTTGGAATTGTGCTTGTCTTATTAGTGATAGTGGAGGAAATGAGGGATCAGAAGAAGACGAGGAAGACGATATTATTGAGGAAACTTATGTTGATTGTGTAGAAGAATTTGAGGATGACAACGATGATGATGAAGATGATGATGAAGAGGTTGTAAAAGAGAAAAAGAAAAAGAAAAAAGCTAAAACTACGAATTATGGAAAAATTAGTTCTGCCATTGGAAAAATGAAGATGTCAGGAATTGATGTCGCGCCGCCAGATATAAATAAATCTACATATACCTTCTCGCCCGATGTAGAAAAATCAATAATTCGTTTTGGTATGAGTGGAATTGTAAAAGTGGGTGAAGATATTGTAAAATCTATAATCGAAAATCGTCCTTACTCCTCAATTGATGACTTTCTCTCGAAAGTAAAAATCAACAAGCCTCAAATGATAAATCTTATAAAAGCTGGCGCTTTTGATGAATTTGATGATAGAGAGAATTTAATGCAATATTACATCTCAGAAATCAGTGATACAAAAAAGCGGATAACTCTCCAAAATATGAAGATGTTGATTGATTTTGGTTTGATTCCTGATAAGTATGACTTTCAAAGACGAGTCTTCAATTTCAATAAATATCTAAAAAAGATGAAGATAGGAACTCAATATTATGGATTAGATAATATCGCAATGAACTTTTATGAAAAGAATTTTGATGTTGATTTTTTAGAACCCTATGATACCGAAAGCGGATTTGCGATTCTTCAAACCAAGTGGGATAAAATTTATAAGGCTCAGATGGATATTATTCGTCCTTTCATAAAAGATAATAACCAATTATTACTAAATGATGTAAATAATAGGCTAATGTCTGATGTTTGGAATAAATATTGTCTTGGGTCTATTAGTAAATGGGAGATGGATAGCGTTTCTTGTTATTTTCATCAGCACGAACTTCAAGATGTCAATTATCGACTATGTGGTTTTTCAAACTTCTTTGAACTAAACGAACAGCCTGAAATTGATAGAATAATTGAAATAAAAGGAAAGAAAATCCCACTTTTTAAGATTCATCGCATTTGTGGTACTGTTCTTGATAGAGATAAGAGCAAAAAAATGGTAACGGTTTTGACTAGAGAAGGCGTTGTGAATGTAAGAGTTTTTGGTGAAGTCTTTTCTTATTATGACAAACAAATTAGCGAACGGGGCGCTGATGGCAAAAAACACGTCATTGAGAAAAGTATCTTCAGTAGAGGAAACAAAATTATTATTACAGGCATCAGGAGAGATAACGAATTCGTTATGAAAAAATATAAGAACACTCCTTATCATGGCATTGAGCTAATCACAAAAATAAACAAAGATGGCACAGTAGAAAGTCAAGGGAGGATTGAACAGTAATGGGAATAATTGGAGTACATGATTACGATTTTTTTACTTACCAAAATGTCCTCCCTAATCTTGAATGTGCGAAACTTTGTGCTTATCATAAGAAAAAAAGAGAAATTTCCGTTCTGGCACCAGAGTTGGCGCCAGAACGCTTCTCTACTCTTTATGTAAGAAAAGATTATGATGATGGAATTTATCCACGAGAATTATTTGATGATAAGATAATTCTTGGAGGACGTGCAATACAACCAGGTCCATACAAACCTCTTCCTCTTGAAATTGAACAAACTGTTCCTGATTTTTCAATCTATGAGCGCCATTCTCCTAATTTTTGCCGTATAAAGGATGACGCGCGCCTCTTCAAGAGAATTTTATGGAGCGCGCATATTCGTCTTTCAATTGATGGAAAAAATATAGACCCTTGGCTAAAAAAAGAAGATTATATGTTTCAAAACACAAGATGTCTTATTCTTCACGATTACGATGCTGGTGCTGTTGATGGCGCCTATGATTTTATAAAAGACTGGTTGTATTCTCGGAATAATCTAAATAGCAATACTGTAAAACCATATTCACTTGGAACTAAATTTCCTATACAGGTATCTTCGGAGGAAGAACTACTAAAATGGTTACGACTACCTATTATGGAAGATGTTTTTGGAATACAATATAATAATTTTATGGACGACGTCTTATGTGATAAAATGAGATACTTATGGGATTTGGGAACGAGTCAAATGTCTTATAAAGTTGATGAAGGTTGTAAGGACGAGAACGACTTTTTGATGAATCGCTTGCCCCTAATTCTTCCTCAAGTTCTATTTTTCCATAGACATTGGATAAAAATTTCACTTATATATAATGACACACTAATCACAACTCCTGAATTACAAAATCTTTTTGAAGTCTTGAATTGGTTTATAAGGTCAAAATACTATAATTATAAAGCAGATAGAATTGTTGATTATTGCAAATGGATAGCTAAACATCAAGACCCTTGGAAATGTTGGCGAGCAAAATATCAACGAAAATGGCCTTCTACACAAGAAGCCAGAGATGCTTTTCAATATGTTAGATTCAATAACTATGAAGCCTTTAGAATGTTTTATGAATGGAGAAAAGTAATTTTTGATGGGAGGAAAATTATAAATGACTCAAATTGAAATTCGAAGAGCTATTGATTTGAATAATCAACTTATCAATACGCTTCTTACCCCTAATCAGTTCACTCTAAATAATGAGGTCGCACGTCTTCTACGAGAGAATAAAAACTATCAATCTCAATGCCAACACCATTTTGTTGGAGGATATTGTGAGTTTTGTGATATGGAGGAAAGTGAATGACAGTAGAACAATGGCTAGGAAAAGACAATTTACTCGGTATTGATATTTGGATGAGAAAATATCGTAAGAATGAAGAATCATTCGATGAATGGTTAGATAGAGTTAGTGGAAATAATGAAGCAATAAAAGCACTAATTATTGAAAAAAAGTTTATTCCCGGCGGACGAATTCTTAGCAATCGGGGAATTACTGATACGCGAGTAACCTATAGTAATTGTTATGTTATTACTCCTCCAGAAGATAATATTGAATCTATTTTTGAAAGTCGCAAGAAGCTGGCCAGAACCTACTCTTATGGTGGTGGCTGTGGAATTGATCTTTCTAAATTAGCTCCCGCAGGTGCCAAGGTTCATAATCAAGCAGAAAAGACCACTGGCGCAGTAAGCTTTATGCAAGGATATAGTCAAACGACCGAAGAGATTGGCCAAGCCGGTCGGCGCGGAGCATTGATGATTAGTTTAGACTGTCATCATCCCGACCTTTTGGACTTTATTGATATAAAAACTTCTCCAGACGCTGTTACTAAAGCAAATATTTCCGTTCGCGTAACTGATGATTTTATGGAAGCGGTAATCAATGATAAGGACTGGACAATGTCTTTTACTCGTCCAGAAACTAATGAAACTATTACAAAGACAGCTAGAGCTAGAGAAGTTTTTGAAAAGTTATGTAGAAACAATTGGGACTGGGGAGAACCCGGAATCCTTTTTTGGGATACTATCTCTAATTATAATTTACTTGAATATGATGATAGTTTTGAATATGCAGGTACTAATCCATGCGCGGAGGAGCCTCTTCCTGCGGGAGGGTCTTGCCTTCTGTCAAGTATAAATTTATCGGCTTTTGTAAGAAATAAAGAGTTTGATTTTGACGATTTTAGTGAAACGGTAGCTAATGGTGTTATCTATCTAAACGAAGTATTGGAAGAAGGATTATCTCTGCATCCCCTAGAAGAACAAAGGCAATCAGTAGCAAATTGGCGTCAAATAGGTCTCGGAATTATGGGTCTGGCCGATATGCTTATAAAAATGGAGCTTCCTTATGATTCAGAACAGGCTCGGCATTTATGTGAAAAAATTGGCTTAGTAATGGCTGACCAAGCTTTATATACCTCAGCTTTTCTTGCCGGGCACGCCGGTTCTTATGATAATTATAAATCTTGTGTTCAAAAAAGTGAGTTTCTAAAAAATAATACTGATGAAAGCACAAGAGAAGTGATAGAGGCTTGTGGTCTTCGTAATAGTCAATTGCTGACAATCGCGCCAACTGGTACTATTTCTACGATGTTGGGGATTAGTGGAGGAATTGAACCAATTTTTGCCAATTCTTATACTCGAAAAACTGAATCTCTTCATGGTCATGATGAGTATTATAAGGTATACACTCCAATTGTAAAAGAATATATGGATGAACATGGAATAAAAGATGAAGCTGAGCTTCCTAATTGGTTTTGTACTTCATCAACAATTTCTCCTCTAAATAGAGTCCTAATGCAAGGAGCTTGGCAGAGGCATATTGATGCTTCTATTAGTAGTACGGTAAATCTTCCAGAAGAGGCAACTATTGAGGATGTTGAGGAGATTTATCTAAATGCCTGGAAAGAAGGACTAAAAGGTATTACTGTTTTTAGAAATGGCTGTAAGCGACTTGGAATTCTAACGACTAATAACTCTCAAGAAAAAGAAGAAGAAAAAGGTTTACCTCGTGGAGAAATCATTAGCTGCTCTGATAATCTAATTGGAATGAAACGACGTCTAACTACTGGTTGCGGCTCTCTCCATTGTACTGCCTGGTTTGACCCCCAGACAGGTGATTTGATGGAGATTTATCTAAATAAAGGAAGTACCGGTGGATGTGCTAACTTTATGGTTGGTCTTTCTCGAATGATTTCCCTAGCTTGTCGTGGTGGAGTAAAAATTGAAGATATTGCCGACCAGCTTCAAAGTACTGGCGCCTGTCCAAGTTATGCTTCTCGGACTGCTACAAAGCATGATACTTCAAAGGGAGCCTGTTGTCCTATGGCGGTAGGTAATGCCCTTATGGAAATGTGGAAGGAGATGAAAGAAAGAATTGAAAAAGGAAATTCAATTATTGCCTTGGCAGATTCCAATTCTCAAATATCAACCTCTGAGAGCAGAATCCCATTCAATCCAGAGGCTGATAATGGCGCTAAGTGTCCAGAGTGCGGTTCTGGACTTATACAAGAAGGCGGATGCGTCGTATGTAAATCTTGTGGTTGGAGCAGATGTGGATAAGGAGAATTACTTATGGAAATGACAGTTTCAAAAGAGCGTTTTCAAAAAATCTCAAAAGTTATTGAGAATTTTGATGGCAACGAAATTAGTTTTAGTTTTTTGATTGGCTCTCTTTTTCCAGATGCTTGGGAAAATATCCAACAAGCCCTAAAAGACGAACATATGAAAGGCTACTTAGAAGCAAAGGAGGAAGAAAATTGAGTTCTTTAGACCATATTGTTTATAATTATGTTGCCGACCACTCTCCAATAATAGCCAGTCTTATCAAAAAAGAAGAATATCGTCAATATGAAAATATCGAACTCATCGCTAGTGAAAACTATCCTAGCGATGCGGTTCGAGCCACTATGGCCTCTTGTCTTACGGCTAAATATGCTGAGGGATATCCTGAATGCCCTCGCTATTCTGGGCGTCAAGGACGTTATTATGGTGGCTGTCAAGTGGTAGACCAAATAGAAGAATATTGTTGTGATAAGTGGAGAGAAGTTTTCAATACTGACTATCATGTAAATGTTCAACCTCATAGTGGAACACAAGCTAATATTTCAGCATATATGGCAGTTCTAAAACCAGGAGACACAATTCTTTCTATGTCCTTGGCAAATGGAGGCCACCTATCACATTGTTCTCCTGTCAATATTAGTGGTAAAATTTTCAATCATGTTGAATATGGAGTAGATAAGAATGGATTTATTGATTATGAGGATTTCGAGCAAAAAATTCGTTTTTATCATCCACAACTGGTCTTAGCTGGCGCGAGTGCTTATAGTCGCATTATTAACTTTAAGAAAATGAAGGATATTATTGATACGATTCAATTGGAAGGAATGATTGAAAGAAATGAGAACTATCGTCCCTATTTTATGGTTGACATGGCGCATATAGCGGGTTTGATAGTAGGTGGATGTCATCCTTCCCCCTTTGGTTTGGCAGATATTATTACTACTACTTCCCAGAAAACTTTGCGCGGACCAAGAGGCGGACTAATTTTTTGTAAGCCAGAACTAGCAAAAAAAGTAGATGGCTCTGTCATGCCTGGTAACCAAGGAGGCCCTTTGATGCACGTCATTGCAGGTAAAGCAGTTTGTGCTGAAGAAGCTCTAACTCCTGAGTTTAGAGACTATGCTAATCAAGTAGTTTGGAATTCCAAAGCGATGTGTAATGAGTTCCAATCCCTTGGATATAAAATCATAAGTGGAGGAACAGACAATCATCTTTTTCTAATTGACCTCACTTATAACTATCCTAATCTTACAGGGCGCGAAGTTCAAGAAGAACTCGATAAGCACAACATCACTCTAAATAAAAATTGTATCCCTAATGAAAGTCGAAGTCCGATGGAGACTTCTGGCTTGCGAATTGGAACGCCGGCTATGACCACAAAAGGTTGGAAGTCTTCTGATTTTAGGGCTTGTGCTAATAAGATAGATACAATAATAAAAGCTCTTGACCAAAGAAAAATTTGAAAAAAGAATAATTTTATGATATACTTATTATAGTAAAAAGAAAGGATGAGTTGATAGAATGACCCATAGAGAAAAAAGTTTTTTCAATATCGCTAAACAAATGTGCCGGCTTTCTAATTTTGATAGAGCAAGAGTCGGCGCGGTAGTTGTTAGTGGAAAAAGAATTTTATCTGCCTCTTGTAATTCTACAAAAACTCGTCCTCTTCAATTTTACTATAATAAGTATCGTAATTTTGAAGATTATAAAAACTCCAATTCTTGCGAACACGCAGAAATTTCTGCCCTGTCTCCTTTGATTGGAAAGGAAATAGAATGGGATAAAGTTTCTATTTTTACTTTTAGAGAACTCAAAACAGGAGAAAAGGCTTGTAGCAAACCTTGTCCTGCTTGTAGTAAGCTTATAAAAAATTTGGGAATCAAGAATGTTTATTATATAGATGAAGATGGAGATTTTGTAAAGGAGAGATATATTTAATAATACGCACTTCTAAAAATAGTAAAATGAGTTAGTTTGAAAAGAAAAATTGCGTTTGATATAAAAGAAAGGAGACAAAAATGATTTTTCCGGACTTGTTTGCCGACCAATTTCGTAAAATTGAATCAGGCTCTATTTCAACTCGTAGTAATAAAATTTTATTTCCTTTGCACTCTGCTATTGCAAATATTGTTGCTCAACATACTGAATATAAAGTAATATCTTTGCCTGAAAAAGAATATCATTTTATTTCGAAAACTGGTGATAAATATGTTGATATTGCTATTGTTGATGAAAAGAACAATCTAAAAGGAGCAATTATGTTCAAAGCAGTTAGATCCGAATATAATAAAAATGCAAATAATTATTATGAAGGTATGAGAGGCGAAAGTTCTTTGTTCATTGAAAATGACATTCCAGTTTATCAAATTATTTTTATTCCTACCAAAGTTCGCCACAAAAGCAAAGATAAAGTAATTTTTGAGACTCCAACAGAAAAGTCATATAAGCATTATTGTAATTTTATAAATGAGCATTCTTCTTATTGGAATAATCTTAAACTTGGAGTCTATTATTTTGATATAGATTATAAAAATAATTATAAGGCTTCCTATTCTAATCAAGTTTGTCCAAGGGTTGAAAGTACTCTAACCGAAGGGTTGATAAATTTTATGAAGGAAGTGAAATAAATTTGGATAAAATAAAAAATTTAGGACAAGTAATGACCCCAGTAGCTATCATTAATCATATGATTGATGACGTTCTTGGCCTTTCTGCTGATCAACTAAAAAACTACACTTTTTTAGAAAATAGTTGTGGAGATGGAGCGTTTGTTAGGGCTCTAATCAATAGAGGGGTTCCAGCAGAAAATATTTTTGCTTGTGATGTAGATAAAGAAATCTGTGGAGCAGTACAGTCAATATTGCCAACTGGCCATTTTAGATTAGGGTCTTTTTTTGCTCAAAAAGATTGGGAAAAGAAATTTGATGTAGTTATTGGGAATCCTCCTTTTGTTCGTATTCATAACATTCCCGAAGATACTAAAAATGAAATTCGTGATTTTGACTTTTGTTTTGGTATGTACGATTTATACTATGCTTTTTATGAATATGGTATAAAAATGCTAAAACCAAATGGTATTTTATTATATATTTCTCCAAATAGCTTTACTAAAAATGCTAGTGGAAAAAAAATGCGAGAATATATTGAAAAGAATAACCTTTTAGCCTATTTTGAAGACTTTTCTGACCAGCAAAAGTTTGATGGATATTCCACTTATACTTGCATTATGATGCTAACAAACTCTCGCCCAACAATTAAAATTCCTTGGAATAAACCAAGGGAAAAAGTGGGTTTGTCTTATACTTCTTTACAAAATGGTTTGGCAACTTTAGCAGACCGTATTTTTATCCAAGATAAATTTGAAGATTTAGAGAGAGAGTGTATTCGACCAATTATTAAAGCTTCTACTGGAGAAATTAAAGAATGTATTTTTCCCCCTACTACCGAAGAACAGTTGAAAAAATATCCAAAAACCTATGAATATCTATTAAGCCACAAAGAAAAACTTCAAAGTCGTTCTATTACTGGTAGCACAAAATGGTTCCAGTTTGGTCGCTCTCAAGGTTTAACTAATATCAATAATGAAAAAATAGTAATTCCTACTACTATACCAAATTCTGAATTTAAATATATCCGCGTAGGGCCTGAATATTTAGTTTATTCTGGTCTTTACGCTACTGCTAAGAATTTAGATAAGCTTGAAAAAGAATTACAATCTGATAATTTATTAGATTATCTTGTAGAAAATGGTAAGCCCATGAGGGGGGGTTATACACAAATCACTTCTACTTTATTAAAAAATTATTAAATTATTTTAACCATAAAATCTTTTAATTTAAGGAGCTTTTATGAATATAGAAAACACAAAAGTATATGGCCTTGAACGAGCAATCAAAACAGCTAAATATCCAAAAGCTATCAATATTGAAAATTTGAATAGTGAGCTTACTCCGGGCATTAAAGCTTGTCTTACTTGTCCAACTGGTCAAGGACATGATAATGCTCTAAAAGGAATTATTGTCCAATTTGATTTAACAATTAGCCAAAACGCCTGGATGCAAGCAGAACGGTATCATTGGTTAGAGATTACTTCAAGTCAAAGTAAGATGCATAAAGCCGTAAAATTCTCTCTAAGAAAACAGTGTAATGCTTATGTAGATAAGCGAATTATTGATATTTGTCAAGAAAAAATTGATGAATATAATAGACTGTCTGCCTTAGAGGAAAAAACAAAAGAAACTCAAAAACTTATGGAAGAAAAGTATATCGAAATTCTTTATAATATTCCAATGGGTTTTGAGCTAACGGCTGGAATGACAACAAATTATCAACAACTAAAAACAATCTATCAGCAACGGCGCCACCATCGCCTACCTGATTGGCAGATGATTTGTGATTGGATTGAGACATTGCCAAGATTTATGGAATTGACACAAAAGGAGAATTGATATGACAAAAATTAGAGTATTTCCTAAAAACGACAAAGGTAAGATTGAATTTACAAAGGAAGAACTTCAAAAACTTCTAAATGAGGTTTATAATGAAGGTAAAATGGATAGCTATACTATTTATTATGGCTCCGGTTTGACAACTACCGTTCCTTATTCTACAATTACAGCAAATGGCGCATCCACTTCAATTGGTGGAACTAATATTACTTCTACTCCTCTAACTGTTGAAGTAAAAGACTACTAAGGAGAATATATGAGAACTTATAAAGAAACAACAGAAATTATTTGTTTTACCGAAGAAGAAGCCAAACAAATAATCGAAAACTATCGAAAGGATGCGAAAGAGAAAGGTTTTACCATTGGTTCAGCAGGATATACTTACAAGACAAAAAAGGCGAAAGGCGAAATTATTGGTGAGTTATGGCTGGTCAAAATAACTGAAATTTTTGGAGAACTATGGGAGGAGTTGGATGGCTGAGATATTTGATTTTTCTACCCAAGAAAAAATTACCAAAGAAGATGTTCATCAACTATCTTCTATAATGGGAGAACTTTCTGGTAAAGAGGATACACTTGAAGCAATTGGTGGGCTACTAGATCTTCCCGAAGATAAATTTGCCTTATTGGCTCCTGGTGTTTTAGACAGCTACCTACGAAGTTTGAATAACGCAAATACTCGTTTGCTTTTTGCTCAAGCGATAAATGCTAATGGAGCCACTGTTGAAGATATGGTTCAAAATTTTGCCCAACTAGGCCAAAAGATTGATACATTAGAAGGTTTCTCTGCCCAAAAGAAAGATTTTCTAAAGCAACTAGCTAATGGATTAGCTAATTGTATTAGTGAAACTCAAGGAATTGCTAAAAAGTATATCCAAATTCCTTACGAGAAATGTCGAGAAGGGGCTCGGATGCCTGAATATGCACATATAGATGATAGCGGAATGGACTTATATGCACTAGAGGATTATACTATCCATCCCGGAGAGACAAAGCTAATTCCTACCGGTTTGAAGTTTGCTATTCCTAATGGTTATGAACTACAAATCCGTCCTAAGAGTGGTCGCTGTCTAAAAACAAAGCTAAGAGTTGCGAATACTCCTGCAACTATTGACGCAGGGTTCCGCGGAGAAGTTTGCATTATTATTGAAAATGTAGAAGCACCTATTCAAGATATTACTTATGAATTTGATGATAATGGCCATCCTATTATTACTTCTATCTTACATGGCGCGGACCACTATATTCATAAGGGTGAGAAGTTTGCCCAGCTAGTCCTCGCCGAAGTTCCTAAAGCTAATTTTTATTTGGTAGATAAAGTTATGGAAGATACAGAAAGGGCTGATGGAGGTTTCGGTTCTACCGGACTAAAATAATAGGAAGTGGGTGAAATTGGCAAAAATTCAAATAGAAGATATAAAAACAGAATTGTCTAAAGATGGGTGGAATTTAGTTTCTACCGAGTATCATAATTTAGACGAAATTCTCGAATATACCTGTAATGAAGGACACCATGTTTTTGCTCCTTGGAAAAAAATTCGTACTCGGCGTGACTGCCCTTTATGTAAAGAAAATCCATTGGCTTCTTCCACGTTGAGAGCCATTCCTAAAAAGAAAGGTACTTTTAGAGTATTGGGATTAGACCAAGCAACGAAAGTTTCTGGCTTTTCAATCTATGATGATAAAAAGCTCATCAAATATGGTGTTTTTAGTGCTTCTACTGATTTAGAAGAAGTTGCTAGAGACCACATCATAAAAGAATGGTTAGTTTCAATTATAAAAACCTTTAGTATAGATTTTGTTGGAATTGAAGGTATTCAGTATCAAGAGAAAATGGGTGTGACTACTTTTGAGACTCTAGCCCGTCTTCAGGGAATTCTGATGGAGACCTGTTTTGATTTAGGGGTTCCTTTCAAAATTGCGCCAACAAATACATGGCGCGCGCACTGTGGAGTGAAGGGGCGCTCAAGGTCTGATAAAAAACGCTCAATGCGCCAACTGGCAAAGGATTGGTTTGATGTAAGTCTTACTGAAGATGAAGCAGATGCCGTCGGAATTGGAAAATATATAAGTGAAACTTGTTATAAGAAAATTGAAGTCGTAAATTGGGAATAAAAGAGAGGAGAGCAATAAAGCTCCCCTCTCTTATAGTTAGGAATATTTCTTTATTTTTCGTTCAATATCATCATACCAATGCTGGAACATTTCATGGGTTTCGTGCCACATACACTCTGAAACAGTTTCTTTGTCTACTGTCTTTTCTTTGGAAGCTTCAGTTTCAAAAAGTTTATGGAAATTCATGAAATGCTCTAGTCGGTATTGGGCATATTTTGCGATTTCATCTGCTAAAGCTTTATCTTCTTCGTGTTTGCTGATTTCGCAAGCATAGTCAATCATCATTTCTGCATCTTTTAGGTCATCATTCATTCCCTTATATAATGCTTTGAATTTTACCATAATTATGCCTCCTTATGCTACTTTAGTTATTACAACATTTACATTAGTAAAAGTCGTAGCCAAACCAGCATTGTTGAAGGTTAGATTAGTGGTATTATTCACGGCACAACAAGAAGGTTTTACTTGGATGAGTTTAGAGAATGCTAAGCTACGCACATCAGTTGTTGAAGCAGAAGAAACGCTAGCAGTTGCCCCAGGAACCAGAGTTCCATTATTCAACATAGAGACAATTATTGCACCCGCAGTCGCTCCAGTGATAGCACCCGTCCCATTGAATGTTATAAAGTAGAAACCAGGTTTATTCAGTGAGAAAGTAGTACTACCAGCGCTATGGGTTGCAGTGCATCCAGTTTGGATACTGTTTATGGCAAAGGAAATATTACCTCCAGCCACAACTTCTTGAGAAGTATTTGAATAGCTATCAATCATTTTTATTTACCTCCGATACGGATATGTATTCACGGTAAAAGAAAATTAGATACCGCATCCGCAATTATAACTTGAACCACAAGTTCCGTTGGCGGACTGATAAGGGGAACAAGTAATATATGCGGGCTGAGGGAATGGACGTAGGGTTCCGACTAAAGCAGCCGTCTGAGTTTGCTGAGATAGCTGGAAATTGGCAGTTTGTAGCTCACGGTCACGGTCAGCTAGCTTATCGCGTAGTTCCTGCATAGTGTTGGAATTGATTAAAGCGCGAGTGGCTTCGCCTTCGGCATGGATGGCGGTTGTGATTTCGCAGGTATTACGATAACCTTCGGCAGAAAGGTCTTTAATACCACCCTTAATTTCACAGCAGCAATTCTGCTGAGCAAAACGATTCTCAGCTAGCGCGCTCTGGATACCATAGAAGCCATCTTTCATAGCGCCTTGATTACCATAGAAGCCATCCTTTAGCCCACTATTGATAGCATAAAAGCCATCACATACGCCATTAGTGATACCACGTAACTGACTATTTACATCCTGGTTGTTGAAGCCTTCGAAAAGGTCAGAACGAGTTAGAGAACTTTGAAGAGCCCCGTTGTCTCGATTTCCAAAAAGACCTCCATTCCCACCGAGTAAGGCTAACCAAACAAGATAGATAAAGGGGTTGTTCCATGCATTACCCATTCCGTCTTGGTCGCGAGTTAGAGCGAGGATATCACCCGCAGATAGTCCTTCATTCATCATTTTTATTCCTCCATTTATTTATTATAACTTATGCCCCGGACGCAGAAGTTATTTTAAACTTAATATAAAGTTGAGACCTTGTTCGATTTGGTCTTCGGGTATTCCTTGCAAACGAGCCCGTTGAACTAATTGGACAAGGTTTTCTTTTGTCAAATTTGGTATCATTTGTTTCATCTTTTCGGGGTCAATTGGAGGAGTTATTTGAGTTTGAGTTTGGGGTTGATTGTGGCCCATATTCATCAAAGCTGATAACATATTAGAGTTCATTTTTTAATTTTCCTCCTCCGCTTAGTAGCTTTTTGATTTCTTCGATTTGATCTTCCAGTCTTTCTAATCTTGAAGAAACTTCATCATTTTGTAAGTTTTGTTTTGTCTCACAAGGAGTAATTGTATATACCATCAAAGATGGCGCGCCATTGACCATAGCTTTTATATACATAAGATTTTCACTTGGACAGATTCCAACTGAAATACCGCCGCTAACTGGTATATTAGCAATTTCCATCGAGTTATTTAGAGTATAAACATTTCCTTGAGGTTGTGGAAACATTTGGGTTCCTTGATATGAATTTGTAGCATATGGATTATATCCTGCCATTTTTATCCCTCCTTTTTCTCCTCTATTTATAAGTGATTAGAAAATTCTTACTCCAAAATAAAAAGAGCCTACTTTTGATAAGTTCTAATAACCAATCAAAAGTAGGCTTAGCTTTTTATTTATTTTTCACAAATAAATGGTAGTAATACAGAAATTTCATCAAGGGAAATCTTTACAGTTTCTAAACTATCTAGAGAAATGGAATAATCTGGAATTTCTAGTTCTAGGTTTTGAAGGTCAGTAATTTCTTTTTGACATTCTTCTATCTTATCCTTTGGAATAGAAACATTTTCATTTTCTAAAAAGATAAGATTTCCATTTTCATCCTTTTCACCATATTGAGTTATAATTTCTTTGAATTTCTCTTGATAGAATTCTAACTCCTCGCGCGCCCGTGCAAAGATTTTTGAGAGATTGTAGGCGGTACGAATTGGGAGCTTTTGGGGCAAAAGCTCTTTTTCAATATTTAGGGTTGAAATTAGCTGGTAAATTGTAATTTTCATAAATCTGCCTCCTTTTGATTTTATTATATAATAAAATTAGAAAGAAGTCAAGTTTCTAATTGTTTGATTTCGCCACAGTCGATATTAAAAATGAACCCTTCTAAAGTGCCAGTTGCTAGGTTTATTTTAAATGTGGTGTCAGCAGAGCCTTCTTTTTGAAAATAAATAGTATTTCTTCCTGACGTAGGGGCAATTGTTAGTATTGAATCCTTTTGAAGGGTAGAAGTATTTATTCCTAAGTGATTTTGGCGATAGGCGACAGTTGGATTAATACCGTAGATTATGAGGTCGTTTGAAGTAGAGAATTTTGTAATAGACTGACCATTATAGGTTATTGTTGTAGTTAGGGTCAATCTACCGATTTTGAAATCAATAATTCCTTTAGTAAGTGGAAAAATTGTGTTGGTAGTATTTTTAGTTTCCTCATACTCAGAAAGGTTTAGTTTTAATATAAAGCTCTTGGAGCTAAAAAGTTCTTCTTGACTACTATCATGTCCCCAATCAATAATACTATATTGACAATTTACTTTCCCTGGAAGAGTATTTCCCTCACTTATATAAGCAGCTTTATCAAATGAAATGATGGGAGGAATAAATTTTATTCTTTGACATGATAGAGCTTTTTTAGTGCTATATATCGTTGAATCTCCATCATAAAAAATCATATTGAAGTAACATTCTCCAGATTGCTGAATCTCACCAATCGTAACTTCAATAGTATTAGTAAAAATTCTACCTATACCAAATTTTGGAGAAGGGTTATTGTCTTTTATATCTCCTTCATTACCATAAGAAACGAACCCTTTCCCATCTTTACGATTTATTAAACAAGAATATCTAATAAACTTGTTATAAGAAAAAGTTTTTATGGTATAAGTCAATCGTAATCTATATTCTTCGTATAAATAAATATCATTATTTCCCTCTCGAATTAAACTTATAACTTCGGGACTTTCATTGAAATCTAAGGTTACGATTGAAGATTGCTTAGAAATAGTTTGTCCAAATCTATTTGTGATAGTGTTTTTCAAAACACAAGTTAGAACCCCCGTTTTAGAAAAACTATTAGGAAGTATATCAAAAAAATCTGATTTAGGCTCAGAGGTATCTGGGTCTTTACTTCCAGTTATTTCAAAATTTCTCTCATAATAATCCCCACTTAGCGCGCCTCCTTTTACTAAATTCGTAACGTCGAGCTCTTTACCATCAGGAGTTATAATCACTGATTTCCACCATTCTTCACTATTTTCATCAATATTATAATAGTTATAAAAACTATCGTCAAGTGTACTTCCCACAAAAGTTCCCTTGGATATACTAATTTTTTTAGAAGAAAGAGATGGCTTATTATCTTTTTTATTCCATCCATCTGTAAAAGGTTTGATATACAAAGTGCTTCCAGAGGAAGGCGTTGGGTCTAATACAGGAGTCCGGCGTCGAGACACCAAAGCAGAACTCGTCAGGCCAGCTAACTGTAAAGTAGGGAAAAAGTCATAAAACTGACCAGGTACTAAATCTGAAGTTATAGTTATATCATAGAAGATTTTTGTCTTTTTTTGGTTTAAACTTTTACTAACTGTATAAGAAATAGTTTCATTACTACTAGTATCAAGTTTAAAGGTTCCATTTTGATATAGATAACTGTCATAATAGGATGATATAAAACGAAGATTTTGATAAAAGTCAGTCGGGTTAGCTTCAAAGACATTTTCTTCTGAAAATTGATTGTAGGTAGTGTTATCAGAAAAGGTCGGAAGAGCAGGAGAATAGTATTTTTTCCCACCATTGTCTTTTATTATACTATCTCCACTTTCTATATAATCATTACAAGCAAAATGAAAATAGAACTCCCCCGCTGATAGTCCTAATGATCGAATATTGAAGCTTGGTTTGTCAAAGTTCCCACTACCAGACAAGTAGCTATCTGATTTTAGCGTATATAAAGTCTTTTCATCCGCACCAACTCCTCTCAAAATTTTTAATGTGTAATAACACGCTTTATTTTGCGCTGTCACATTGAATTCTATTGTTTCAAGTACATTAGAAATTTCAGAATTTTCAACCTTAACAATAGAGTTTTTAGAGTTAGTTATATCTACAGTAATGGCGGGTTTTATATTTTTAGTTATTGTAACCTTTGTTGGAAAAAAGCTGTATTCCAATCCATCATAAGTCCAAAAGTAATAATCTCTACTTTTTCCTTGATGCAAGTCTCCTAATGTATTATCTGTAATTTCCCCTCCATTGACTGGATTTTCTGGTCCGTCGGAAGTTTTGGCCCAGTAAACTGAGCCAGATTTACTTCCAAAGTTTAGATTACCAGGTGAAATGTCTGTTATAGCAACCGAAGTCTGGGTTGAAGGTATTGTTTTTGAAGTGGTAGGAATTAAGGGACTATTGGGTAAGCTATTCACAGAACGACGAATATAGTCACTACTTATAGGGTTATTATAAGTTGCATTGGATTGGATTCTTACAGAAATGTATTGACCTCGATAGCTTTCTGGAATAGTAATATTGTAAAAAGAGTCTGACGTAGTTTCTTTCCCACTATACCAACTTGTAGTTGGAAGTTCTCCACTTGTAGGAGATACTAGCCAATATACAGTATAATTTTTAATAGCATTATCAGTTCCATTAGTCGCGCCCGACCAGTTTACTAATAAAGTTCCGGGTTTTATAATAAGGGCATCGGGAGACCAAACTCTTGAAGGAGCAGTACAATTAGTCCATAATAAAGCTGGTGTTGAGAAATCGGTATAGGTTGAAAAAGAATTGTACCCACTATCATAATTAGAATTATTACGAAAAGAAAAAGTAACACGGTCAAAGGCGCCAGCAGAACTACTTGTAGCAGTAAAAGAGTAATTAAAAGACCTTTTTGTAGTTCCGCTATAAGAGCTTCCCCATTCAGTAAAAGCTATCCACCCACTATCTCCACCAGTGCTTGAAGTTGCTCTACATTCTAGTACATACCCAGTTCCAATATGAGAATCTGAATATCGCAGATTCCAAGTTACAGTTCCACTATATGTAATTTGACTATTAGAATTTCTCGTACAATTACAAGTTATTTGATAAACTATATTAGGTCTATCATCAGTATAAGTGTAATTTATTATTGCCATAATTTCCTCCTTTTACGCTTAAGCAAAAGCCAAAGTTTCTAGTTTTTATTGGCCAGACACCGAAGTTTCTGTGGATGTTTTTATGTATAAATCATAACCTACTTCGGTTTTTCCCTCAGTTACTTTTCGGTACTCTAAAGAATTACCAAAAAAGATATTCTGTTGAGCAAAAAAGTTTCCATTTGAAGTAATTTTGCTATCTTCTACTGAAAGTTCTCCAGTAATAATGCCCGATTCTTTACCACTGGTGATTGTCTTGAGTGAAACTCTGTCTTTAGAAAAAGAAAGATAGCTCTTTTGAGAAGAAAATTCATTATCTAATACTGTAAAACATGAAATTCCGTCTTTAGATAATAGAATTCTATCTATTTCTTTTTCTCCTCTCTTCGTATCTACTCTAAAAGTATCTCCTGAAAAATCAATAGTATTATCAAATATTGTAATAAACTCTTTTTGAGGAGTAGTAAATCCAGTTTTGCTTATTTGGTAAAGAGTTTTTTCTATAAATTCATAATAACTTGAAATTTTAGCCTCTTCTGGAATTCCAACTATAGAGTAGGTTTCATCTGGATTTTTTTGATAATATTTTTTAGTTTTATCTATTTTAGTATCAGTAGTTGGTCTATAGTCTTTTTCTTCTTTGAAAATAATTCCTTTAGAAGTATTATAAACATTGAGCGCGCCGCTCTCTCCATTTTCACTAGTGCCAGTCCAACCATGAATGCTAGCTGTATATATATCAGCACCGTAAATTTTACTACCTTCTATTTTACTATTTGAAAAGACGCTATCAGTAAAAGTACCAGCTTTAGCATATAAATTGCCTTTATCTGTAACTTGGAAAGGAGCCTGTTGAACGCTCTGTTTATCTTCGCCTATAGACCCTGCCCAAAATACAATTTTTTGAGAAGCGTCTTTATCTTTGAAAAGATTCTCATCGACATTATATCCATCAATTGTATTTACTCCAGCATAAGTTGGAGATTTATCACTTTTGACTTTTGTGGTTAGAGTACCATTCAGATAAACATTATCGCCATAAAGGCCATAACCGGGTTTTCCAGTTATCGGATATAAGTCTCCAATAAAAAGGTTTGGCTTATTAGGATATTCTACAACAGGTTGAGTCTCACCAGTATCAATAGTTTTAGTAGCAACAGTTGGAAGGGTAACGGTTAGACCTCCTCTAAAGAGATGACAGTCTTCATTCTTTCCAACTTTTCCGTCCTGTGATTGCTCGGCTCTAAGAGAATTTACTCCAATTAATAAATTATCAGTCAGATTGATTTTTCCATCTACTAAGCTATTATTATATAGTTTTATTATGGTGACGGTTTTGTCTTTTTCAAACTTGACTCCACTAATAGTTACTCTAGTTTGTTCAATGGTGGTAACATCGCCTTCCTGACCGTTGACTATAACATGATCTCCAACCGTAAGTCCAGTTTCTTCAACAGTAAAAATGGTTTCTGTATTTGTACTAGATATACTAGTACCAGAATAAGAAGGCTTGAAGAACATAATTCCACCTGCGCCCTGAACGGTAGAATTTTTGAATACTACATTCTCGATAGTGCCGCCTTGCGCGATTACATTATTGAAAACAGCTTTATCTTTATCAATTGTCCATAAAGAAGATTTTATGGTTGGATTTGTTTGGTCTCCAGAGATTTTTATATCTCCAAATTCAAGAAGTCCCGTGGTTTTTAGCTTCAATTCTCCGGCTTCAAGCACGGTTCCTCCGTAATTAGCTGGATTCTCAAGATATGCGGTGCCTTCTTTTCCATCTTCATAAGCATCAATTATATTATCTACATTTGGATTAGAGATGATGCTAAAAGTTCCATTTTCAGCTTTCTTATAATAAGTCTTTCCAGTAATAGGTACAGTATCTATTGTTTTTATTTTTACTTTTCCAGTAAACGAAATTCTATTCCTTACTTCCGCTCCATCACCTAGTTCAATATTTTCAGCGGTAATCTTTCCATTAGTTCCATCTAAAATAACTGACTCATTTACAGAAGTTAGATTGTTAGTATTGATAGTAAAACCACCAATAGTACCACTCTGAGCAGTAATGCTTCCTGTGAAAACACCAGTCGCACCTTGTAACTCACCAGAGAAAATTCCTGTTGCTCCTTTCAACTCACCAGAAAATGACCCATTTGCGCCTTCCAAAGTGCCTGAAAAAATCGTTTTACGAACAACTTCATAAACCTCTATATCGCTTGGGAATTTTGTTGATTCTCCTTTTTCCCAAAGAGTATAGATGCCAGTATCTTTATTATAAGTATAATAGGTTTTTTCTTCCTGGGGAGTAATATCAGTTGTTTTCTCATAAAAAGCCTTATTGGCTGAAAACACCTCAGTATTCCCATCTAAGATTGAAAGAATACCGTTATTCTTAATTTCGACTCCACGAGAAGAGAGGACCACATCATTACTAAAGAGTCTATTATCTTCAATAGTAAAACCACCAATAGTGCTTCCACTAAAATTTCCTCGAGTAGCTTCTACTGTTCCATCATCATAAACAATAAAGTTGTTATTAGAGTTGAAAATTTGATTTTTCTCTTTTCCAGTTTCAAGAACGCCAATAGAAACTCCCGAATTTTTTAGTTCATAACAATCTTCAATCGAAATTTCAGAAGGTTTAACAATTGAATAAGTCCCGTCACTTTCTTTTTTATAATAAGTTTTACCCCCAACGAAAGACAAATCTTTAGTTTTTTCATATTTGACATTAGAAATCCGTAGTTTATCCCTCAGCCAAAGTTGCCCACTATCATCAGTTTCCATAGTAGTTGTACCGGTATCATCTTTTAGCTGAAGGCCGTAAACTACTTTATTATCTTTGGTGGTTATTTGACCGATTCTAATTTTATCAATTACTTCGCTATCTACAATCTTACTAATGCAAATGTCTTTTTCAGTTGAAATTTCAATTTGCTGATTTTTATCTACACTTTTATTTTTTAGGAAAAAACCCTTCCATGTCATTCCAAAAAGAGCGTCACGCCAAATTTTATCTTCACCTATTGCTGTTATTCCATCAGCCGTAGTTTCTTTTTGAGGATTATAAGGGTCTTCCGTCGTCCCTTTTATTCCATATACGCCATATTGGTCAAAACGAACAAAGTTATTAGTAACAATACCTTTGAGAACCTCTTGATTAGTACTTGCATCGGTCTCTCGAGTGGCGTCATAGGCATTGATACCATATTTATCCCATCTAAATGAAGCATGAGCTCCGTCATAGATTGCGATGTTGTTGGTATTGATAGAACCCGAAGTTAGATATTGAGTTGCTACGCCTTCACCACGAACAGCGTTCTTCCAAGTAACTCCACCATCGGTAGATATAAAAAGCCCACCAGAAGTAAGTTTGGTTCGTTTTGAGGGGTCGCGCTTGTCAGTCAAAGTTAACCCAGTAGAATCTTGGAAGATTTCTTCATTTTGAGACTTGAAGACTAGCTCATTATTTATATTGATACTATTTTGAAGAGTTTCGGTATTGATAACTCCCTTTCCTTCAACGATACTTGAAGCACGATTATACTCACCAGTAGAATACTGGAGGGATTGGGTCGTAGCAGTTATACGCTGGAATAAATCTTCGAATTGAGTTTTATAATTCTGAATTGTAAAGGTGTCCTTTTCAGGACTATCAAACCAAGAGGTAGATTCACTTATCAAAACTTTTTCATGATAAGGAGTTTTCCAAGCATCTTCTCCTTTTATATATCCAAAGAATTCTTTATCTTCAATAAAGGAGATATCTCCAACATTGAATTTTTTGCCTTTATATTCATCAAGAGCATTCAACCGAATTACGGAAATATTATAAGAAATTTTTGGACGAGAGCTAGTATATGCGACACTACGAGCATCTAAATAATAGAGATTTGGGTCAATATAGTCTTGAGAAGTCCAAGAACCCTCTTGGATAAAACGAGAAAATTTTTGATAAAATTTTTCTTCTAAAACTTTTTTCTTTTCTAAAATTTCTTTATTTCTTTCTTCTTCCTCTTTAATCAATTCGCTTAAAGCCGTAACACTTTTATCAAGTAGAGTTAAAGAATTGCGATAACTTTCTAAGTTGTGTTGAGTAGTAATTAATGTAGAATAGTAATTTTTTGCTTCCGTATAATCAGTTTTATCTTTTAAATAATCTAAAATTTTAGTTTCATCATAAGATGAAAAACCAGTCAACTTACAGAGATTGTCTTTTAAGGTAGTAATCTGTTCTTCTGCTGAGGTTACATACTGATTATAAATGGTTTGAAGACTAGTTTGCTTAGTTAATTCAGTTTTTTTTGCAACTATTTTTTCAGCTCTTTTTAAATAGTCGCTATTTAGCGTTTTAAGTTGAATGTAAAAACCAGAATTCTCATTTTCTGGTAAATAAAGATATTTATTAAGCTCACCAGAATTTAGTAATCCTTGAGAAAAATAATAACCAAAATCATAGATATAATTTTCGCCATTTTCATTAAAGTCACTTTTTGCAATTTCACAAGTTCCATTTTCTGCGTATTCTGTTACATTAGGAGCGACAATAATCTTTGATGTTATTTGATTACTATCAATAGAACGAGAAATTGTTTTTAAATCAATTCCATAGATAAAACCATACCCCAATTCTTCTCCAATATTTTCTTTAAAATAAATAGTTTTTTGAGGTAATCCATTTTTATAAATTATTTTTCCAGTTAATGGGTCATGCTCAATATTAAATTTTATCCAACATTGAAAAGTCTCGGCTATACTTTGAAGAATATTAAATCTATTTGATTTTTTAGCGGTAATACTTCTAATTTTTTCAAATCTTTTATATTTTCCTTCTTCTTCATAAACCTTACTATAAGAAGTTTGGTTTGTCGTTCCGCAATAGATATATTTAATATCTTCTTCTTTTTTGTAGTCCTCATTAGGAATAAAATACTTATAATAAGTAACTCCCACTGACTGAGTATCTAAATCTCCAAGATGAATAATTTTCCCATTATATCCTTCTACTCGTTGATATAACTGAATTTCTTTAATCCAACAAGCAGGTAGATTAATAAAAATACCTGGATGAGCTATTTTTTTACTGGGGCTCTCATCAGTATCTTCTTCATAAAGAACACTGTATCCAGCGGTTATATCCTTTCTTGGAATAGAATTTGCCATTTCTATTTCTAGTTCTATTAATGGTTCGCCCTTTTCATAAACTAGTTTGTTTTCTGGAAAGCTTTCTCCAATTGTCAAATCTTTTAATTCAGAATATTCATCTTCTATAAACTCATAATAAACTTTATTTTTTTGAACCACAGTATCGGTGGTGTAAAAAAATTCTACCGTCTTACGATTATTTACTTTACAGTAGCTAGTTGTATTATGAGCAGGGACATCGCTTGTTTGAATAGAATTAAAATAATCAAGAATTTGAAAATCTACTTTTGAATTATCTATCAAAGTATTAGAAGGTTTTTCATCTCCGGGAGCATAAGCTTTTATTCTTAAAAAGTACTTTTGACCAGTTTGCAATCCATCTTCTAAATAACTCGCGCTATCTTGCAAACCAGTATTAAATAACCAACCCCCAGTAGTTTTTAAATAAGTTGTTGAAGAATAAGTTTCATCAATAGTTTCCTGTCCAAAAAAAGGAGGATAAAGTTCCCATCCTAGTTTTCCTGCGCGCCAACCATTTGTATCAACAAATTCTTTTGAATTAGAAATTAAATTTAAAACAACAGTAGGGTCTTTATATTCAACAGTTGAATAGCCTAAAATCTTTCCTTCTATTTTCCCTGTATCGTCTTTAAAAATATAACAATTTCTATTGAGCGCACTATTAAATTCTTGAAGCTGCTTGCGAACTAAGTGCTTTCCTCTATAATCTGAAAGTCCATCTACCTCTAAATAAGAACTGTACCAGTCATCTATTGTCTGTCCTGTTATTTCAATAGAATAATTAGTATTTTCTTTTAAGAGTTGACTATTACTTTCCGTTTCATAGGAATCATTATATATAAATTGAACATAACTTTCTTTCTGCTGAATTACAGAATAAAAGACATAAATGATTTTTCCTTGTTCAAAAGTTTTTTCATTATTGTCTTTGTCTAAGGCCAAAAAATCAGACCTTACTGTAACTTTGTATAAAGGTTCTTCAATTGTTTGAAGTATATAGTCACTATTTGTAGTATCAACAACCCAGTCAGTCCCTTCAAGGACTTTCTTAGCTAACTCCTGCGCGGTTCCCTGGTTATTGTTGAGCTTTTGGTCAAATTCTAAACTAAAACCGGTTTTACTTAGCTCATTGATATAAAGGTCTTCGCAAGTATAAGTAATTGTCTTTCCATTACTATCTTCTTGAATACCCTTGATAACGAAATCATACCATCGGTTTTCCCATTTACATTTTACCTTTCTTTCATTTACCAAAAGAGAAGTAAAAGGATTTTGGATTCTCTTTCCAGTTTCATTATCAATATATGTATAGTATAATTTGAAAGTTAGTTTATTTGTACCATTGACATTTCTCACTAGTTTTGGTTCAAGGGCCCGGGCCTGTGAGGTCATAGTATCTGAACCAATTATACAAACTTTTTCTTCTTCATAATGTTCGGGAACTATACTTTGTCCTTCTCCAGTTTGAGGGACTAATCTATCTTCCCATAGGCTTATCTCATACTTATTTTTCTTCATAATAAGCCTCCTTAGTAGTAAATATAATCATACACGATTTCTATAGGGGTCGCGCCAGCTATACTAATTTTTAAGTCCTCTTTTTGAGGAGGAATCTTAAAGAAATCTCCTTCAATAATATATTTATTATAAAGATTTCCTGTAGTTATATTCTGCCCATCAATGCCCTCAATTAGATTACTTTTAGTATTGATTTGAAAACCAACATCTTTAGGGTCTAATATAAAAGGAGTTATTTCTAATATGTTTTTTGTATTTCCAGAACTATCTTTTCCAGTTAGAGAAATGGAAACTACAGGTCTATTTTCGACCTTTTCTTCTGCTTCTGTCCATTTTCTAAATCGTAAAATAAAATCAGCTTCCAAGTCTCCAGCATTATAGACAGGAATGTCTCCTGAAATAGGCTCGTTATCTTTATTTTTCAGAACTTTGTCTAATGCACCTTGTGCTTTCATACCAGATGCTTCAGCCCATTCCTCAATATTAGGATAAGTCTTTCGTAAAACATAAACCTCTTTTCCAGTTTCTTCTTCTATCTCTTTCTCCAAAAATTTGAAAACACTCTTCGCAAAAGGATAGTAAGCAGTAAAAGTTAAAGTTCCTTCTCCCTTATAAGTCCGAGCTTCTCCTTCTTTCCCAAAACAAATATACTTCAACTGTGGTTTACCAGATTTTACCATATAATACTTGTAAGGTCTTTCATCAAAAACTAATTTTCCGAGTTCTTTTGTTCCAAAAACTTGCTGTAATTCTCGGAATTGTTTCTCAGTTAGCTCATCAAAAGCAATATTTATACTAAACTGTCTTTGGGTATAATCACTCCCAAAATAGTAAAAACCGTCCCCTCCAGGAACCTGTACGGTTTTGTCTTGAGCGGTAGGAACTAAATCTTCATTATACCTACTACCATCGCTTACCCGCACAATTCCTAATTTTTCGGAACGGTGTTCATTAAAAGAAAAGCCAATAAAATCTCCTTTTAACGCAATAGCCATAATGGTTTCCTCCTTTCCTCAAATTTCTCTAAGGATAAGTGAAGAAACCATTATGGCTTTATAATTATCTGATGAAATTCACCAAATTTACGTTACGATACATTGCACTATCTGTTAGTTCTTGTTTGATTTTCTTACTTAGGTCTTCAACATCATAGTCATTACTTAGTTCATCAATATTTATATCAATATTGAAATACATATCACCAACAGATTGAGTATTGTTTTGTAAGCCTTTTCGATCCATAATAGAACTCAAAATATCTTTTAGCGCGATGAAGTTCTCGGTGTCGCGCGCGTTCAAAATAAGTTCAGGATTAGACTTGGTCCCATCTAACCAGGCCGGGCCGGTGAAGTCCGCAATACCACCTGTCTTATATGCCGTTAGGTCTTGCTTACGGAACCATCCAGTATATCCAGAACCTAATTTATGATAGCGAGTTAAATAATAGCCATTATTCTCATCAAGAACTGTATAGATGGGGTCATTAGCATAGTATTGATGTGCGCCACCACCACCGTAGGAGTCAGCATAAATTAAACTATTGGAATTTGCACGAACACGACTTCCGACAGAAATTTTCTTGTTTGAATTATTAGAATTTTCAGAATTATTTTTAGGAGGAGTTACATCCGTTCTACCCGTATAGGTAAAGTCTCCGATAGTAGAATCATAATCAACTCCATTATAAATATTTCCACTTGAATCCTTCCAATTCTTACCATCATAGGTCAAAGTTAAACCATTCTTCATGGTTAAGCTCTTATCTACCTTTTCAGCCTTATACATATTCCAGTTAGCATAACCCTGACTCGCTGCAAGAATAGCTTTAGAAATTTCTTCTTGCCAGTTGAGTTGGCCGAACTTGCTCATGCCTTTCCAGCCTTCATCTTTTTGCAACAAATTCCAAAGTTGAGAAGCCTGATTTAAATTCCCGTCTGCGCTGAAACCTGAGGCTAATAACTCATAGGTTTGGTTCCAGAAATCCCCATTCTTTGAAGCATAGTCAAGTTGTTTTTGCATCAAATCAATCTGACGCTCTCGCGCCGTTTGAGCATCATCATTTTGTTGGGTTAGACGTTCTAACTGCTGGTCAATTAGATTATCTTCGTAGTTCTGGCGGTCATCGGCAAGCTCTTCTTCAAGTTGCTTTATTTCCAAAAGATTTCCATTTGAGGTATCTTGGCGTAAATAAGCTAAACGAGCCTCTTTTTCATTTATATCCTCTTCAGTCTGGGTGTTGTCTCTAATTTGACGTTGAAGGTCAATTGAGCGTTGGATTGAATCTAAGATTTTAGAATTGGAATCGTTTATTTTGTCTGAAAGGTCTTGATAGTCATCAATTAGTTGTTGTTGCTGATTTACAATTGCGTCATAGACTTTCTGCTCAAAATCGAGATAATCCTGCATACCTTCCTTTTGAAGTTCAGTTACCTTATCTTTGAAATCTTCGATTTGAGTATCGATATCTTCAATTTGGCCTTGAAGTTCTTCTAGGCGACTAATATAAGCTTCAATAGCACTACCTAAATTTTCATCTTTTACAGCATCAATAGCATTCCAATCAATTTTGAGTAAGCCGGTGTTAGGGTTATAGCTACCATATTTTGTAACGCCCCAATCGGCAAAAGACTTTATGAGTTCATTACCATCGCTATCTTGGCCCTTATAAGTCTCAGAAGATAAGGAATTTAGTTGCGCGAGACGACCTGCACGTAATTGATTTTGAAGAGCGATTTCTTTTTGAAGAGATTGAAGCTGAGCATTATAATTTTTGCGAAGTTCCCGAAATGTGGAGCCACGACGTTCGAGTATGCGGTCATATTCCTTTTCGAGCTTTTCGCGCCGACGTAAAGCTTCGTTTATTTCTTCGGTTAGATTATAGAGCTTGTCATAAGGGTTTTCCCACGTGGATTCTTTCTTTTCGGAACCAGAGGAGCCAGAAGAGCCGGAACTAGAGCCAGAAGAACCCAATGGAGGAGCAGTGAAAAGATCTTCTACGCCTCCTGTCTTTGTTGCACTTACTGTGTTAATGCCTTTTGTTCGTCTGAATCTTTGTCTATTTCCATTTCTCTTGCCAACAGGGGTCCATCCTTGAGCAACAAGCAAAGGACCTCCTCTGACATCGAATTCCTGCTCCTCTTCAGAATATTTTATCTCTATTTTTGTCCCAGTAAGTTGTTCTATTTGGGCAACTATAGGAGCTAAAGCTGTTTTAACATCTTTTCCTACTTCTGCGGCCTTCTGCGCCATAACTTTCAATCCGGCCTCTAAGCCTTCTGTGGATAATTCGGTTCCAATGCTAATAGAGGGGTCTAAGTTATTTATCCAATTTGCAAAAGTTGCAATATTTCCTCCAGCTTCTGCAATTTGTGCTTTCAATTTATTGGATTTAAGAGTCTCTATAGCAGAATTTAAATGTTGAAAAGCTAAAGTCCCTGCTTCTCCCCCTTCGGCCAAATTGTAAATATCTTGAGCATACTGTTGAATAAAGTCTTTTGTAATTAGTTCTTTATCAACATTAAAAAGAGTAGAAAGATCGGTCTTGGCACTATCTAAAGCGGCGAAAAAGTCAGTTCCTGCACTTTCACCTTGAATTAAAATGTCTCGATAATCCTCAACTTTCTTTGCAGCTACTTTGTAACGATCAGTTAATTTTACTAATTGGATGGCTTCATCTGCCAATTCTACATTTAATTCTTTAGAAGTGTCATTAGCTTCAGCTTTTAGCTTATTATAAAGTTCCATTGCTCCAGTATTCTTAGCTAACTGAGCTTCCATTATATCCCTTTGTTCCTTTGAGGTTAGATTCCCAGTATAAGTTCCAAAATCACCAGTTAGGTCATACTGTCTTGAGGCGTTATTAACAAGTTCTTTTTTTACTGCTTCTTCATTCTCTCCCAAGTTTTTATACATATTATAGGCATCAATGAGTTTATTTGCAATACCTTCATCTGATAAATTTTCTACTGCGATTCCTAGAGTTTCAGCCATGTTTTTCAGTTCGGTAGATTTGAAACTTGTTCCTTCATACCCATTTTCAGCAAGAGTAGCAAGGTTTTTCTCTAATTCGTCATTATTTTCAATTATTGTACCGTATTCTTCTCCCTTCTCGACACTATCTTGCAAGTTTTCAACAATGTGTTCTCCAATCTGTGCAACTTTTTCATTTATCTGTCTCAGTAAATCATTACTATCTTTTCCAACATAAGTCCATTCATCAATCCCGGTCTGTAAGAAATCACTATCTGCAAAACCAGCATTTACTAGACTTTCTTTATTACTAGAGCTAAAAGTTTTTTCTCCATTCTCAACCAGATTCCGAACTTCACCAAGCTTGGAAATTCTCTCATTTAGAGATTGAACTTGTTCTAAACTGGTAATATAAGGTTCAACAGCGGCATTAGCAGCAGCCCAAAATTTTTCAATTTGAGTTTCATCCATTCCGAGATTTTTCATGAATTCTTTTGCATCAAGAACTTGAACAGCATCGGAAAGATCAATTGAAGAGAGATAATTATCCAAGCGCGCTTTATCTTCTTTTTTTACACCATCCAAAGCTTCACTATAGGCATCAAGATAAGTTTTTGCATTTGCTATTGACATTTCATCAACTTGAGAGGCAATATTTGAAAGATTATCTGCTGAAAATTGATCTAAGAAAGAACCCGTATATTCGGTGCCATATTTTCCAAATTTAGACTCAATATCCTTAATATTCGTAGAGATAGCGTCAGTTCCACTTTTAGCCATATCAAAAACAGCTTGAATATTATCTAATCCTAAAAGATTTTGTATAACCTTAGCATCTTCATCGCTAAAAGTTTTTTCTTGAGCAACGTCCCAGCCACTCTTAGTCCCAGTATAAGTTCCTTGGATTCTGTTCAGAAGTTCTTGTTGGTCGGGAGTAAGATTAGCTACTTTTTTAGTTATATTCTCTATTGCTATACCTTTCTCATAGTCTCTTAGAGCGTCTTTAATTTCATTATCCTTCATATTTGCTACGGCATCTTTTCCAAAGATTTCTTCTGCTTTCGTTTTTCTTTGAGACGCTGAAAGAGAATTAACTGCTTTATTAGCGTCGGCATTGACTTTACTTTCATAGACATTTGAAGTTCTTGTTTCTTTATGCGTAGTGTTTACTTTACTCTTATTGTTTCCATTACCTCTCGTATCCTTGACTTCAACTTCATAGGTCATGTCTTTAAAAATTGTTTCTGCTAAATTTTGTAAGATATCTTTATTAGCCTCGGTTTGATATTTACTAATTAGACTACTAATCAAAGCGACATTAGTGCTTTCTGTCTTTAGTTTTTCTGCTTCTTTCTTACTTGCTTTTTCATCGGGAGTTAACTCTTTATCACTTGAGATATCGGCTCTAGTTACTTCTAGTCGTTTATTATTCTCATTGATCTGCGCCATGGTCAATCGTTTATTAGTTGCTTCAACTCTTTCCGTCTGAGCCTCTAAAATGTCTCCCCAATTATCAATTTTCAATTGACCGGTTGCCTTATCTACCGATACTTCTAATTCGGGAAATTCTTTCTGGAGACTAATAACTTCATTATTAGCTTCAGCCAAAGCTTTCCGCCATTCAAGTGTTCCTTGGGTCAAGGTCTCAAGAGAGGTAGTAAGCTTATCGAACTCTGTTTTTTTATTCAGTAGCTCATCATAAGCCTGAGCAGCCCCTTCTGCCATTTCTTTTGCTTTTTCAGTTGCCTTAGAGGCTTTTTCAAGTTGAGCTTCAGGACTATTTTGTTTCATAGAGATTAGTGTCACAGCCACTAATCCAGCAATAACAGCTAACGCAGCAGAAATAGCAAGAAGTTCAGGATGAGTTGCTTTTAGAGCTAAATAAGCCTGGCTTATTGCTGGAATAGCCTGTCCAATTACTACTAAAACTCCACCAATTGATGCTAAAACAGAAGCAACTTTTTGTCCCTTTTCGCCAAACATTGAGAAAATGCCAGCAAGTGCCATAAAAGCTCCGCCTACTACAGTAGTTGCAGTTCCAAGTTTCTGAGTATTAACCTGGACCTTTTTTTGTTCTTTATCAAAAGCACCTAGTCGTGCTTTGGCAGATTCCTGAGAAGCTCCTAGAGAAACCAAACTATTTTCATACTCTTCGGCAGATATAGCATTCTTTTTGTATTTTTTATCTAATTCTGTCAACTGGTCATCAAGGTCTTCCGGAACTGCCATATATCCCATTGTATAATCTTCTTGGCTTCCTGCTATGTCCTGTTTTATGTCTTCTACATTTTTAGCCAACTCTTTTTTTATCTGATTATTTTTAGTATCTATTCCAAGAACGTTTTCCAGAAAGAAGCCACCTTTTCTATCAGAGGCTTTAAAAGATTGAAACCCTCTCTGGAACTCATTTGCCATATTCACTCCCTTTTGATAATAAGAAGTTCTCTCTGTGTTGGTTCCTCGAATATTAGCAACCGTCTTCGAATCGCCTTTTGTTAACTTTATTTTATTCTGAACCCAGTTAGAAGCCAAAGCTTTATCAACCAAATTTCCACCAAGTTTGAGTCCACCCCATACAGCGCCGAGTGTCATAACACTCTTGATTAGGCCTTGGCCACCAGAAAGTCCATCAATTAGTTTATTTACAGCAGTTAGTAAAACTGTCAAAGTATCAATCGCACCTTTAATAATTACATTATTAGTGAGACCCATGGCAAATTCGTCCCAAGCATTTTTCAATTTAGTTAGTTTTGCTTCTAGGCTTTCTAGAGTCTTCTCAAACTGACGCTGACCAGAACCAGCACTGTTATATGCAGAATTGACAAATTCTGTTGTCTTGGCATAGTTATCCATCATAGCAATGAAACGAGATTGTTGACGGCTACCAGCTGCCATTGTCGCTATATAGCGTTGAGTAAGAACATCCAGATCGTTCCAACGACTAGATAGCTTTAGTAGAACCTGGTCAAGACCTTCTTCGCCTTTTAGGAAAGCAGTCATTGAAATACCAGCAGAACGAAGAGCGGTTTGAACCTTGTTTACATTAATCACTTCACCTTCTTCATCTGCCCCAGTCAACTGGCCTTTTGTAACAAGAGATTTTACTTCAGCAAATCTAGCAATAACGGTTTTAAGGGCCGTACCAATTGTTTCAGGTGCTTCACGAGTAGCTTCAATACCTTGAGTTAGGAACGAAGCGGTTGTCTCAAACTCCATATTAACGTTATGCGCCAAAGATGCTACCTTACTCATAGCAGTAGAAATTTCTTGAGTATCAGCAGCCGAAATTGCGGCTAACTCAGAATAAACATCGTTGATCTTTTGAGCAGATGTTTCATTCAATTCCATATTGAAGCCACGAAGTGCGCTTGTCATGGCGTCAGTAGCATTCTTAGCATCCATTCCAGCTACAGCGGCCATTTTTAGGGTTTCATTGGCCAGTTTTAATGAGTTATCAAGGTCTAGACCCTGTTGAACGTAAAGAGTAGTTGCGCCATAAACATCCTTAATGGATTTTCCTAATTGGTTAGCCTGGTCTGTAAATTTTGGAAGTTGCTTCCACATATCACCAACAGAAAAATCAGAAACTACAGCAATTTCAGTCATTGCCTCATCTAACTCTTTTACCGTTTCAAAAGCACTTTGAACTGCTCGTTGAAAAAGTTGAACTGCGCCAGTAATTGTAAAAAAGCTTAAAATTTGATATTTTAAGCTTGCAAATTCCTCAGCTTTTTGAGTAGCCAAATTAAAAGTATCACTGGTTCCCTGAATTTCCTTTTCCATTTTTCCTGCTTCAGGGGTTAATTCAGAAATACTATTCCGAAGACCGTCAAAATCTCTGTCGAGTTGTTTAACTTTAGAAGCATTAAATTGCTCAATTCGATTCAGAAGAATTTGAAGGTTATCTGCACTATCAATTCCTTCAAGACTTATTCCTAATTCTGTTGCTGCTTTTTTTAGTTCTTCAAAAGCAGTAGTGGCTTGATTAGGATTTAAAGCATCAAAAGCCGCATTAGCGGTTTTTAGCTCTTGTTCTAGCATACCTAAATCGACATTAGCTTTTTCTAATTGAGAATCAGTATATATATTGCCAAATTCAGTTTTTAATTGTCTAGCTTCATCTTTTGCCTGTTTTAATTTTTTATAAAAATCATCAACAGTAACTAATTGGCCATCAAGACTAATTTCTGCATTTCCATTATAATCTTTAGAATTTTTATTAAGACCATTGGCTTTTCTAATTTCTTCTAAACGCTTTGCTTCTTTAGAAGCAGCGGCAATGTCCTTTTCCTTCTGAGAATATTCTTTATCTGTCACTCTGTCTTTTGTGGAAAAAGCATCTACTTCTCTTTGTTTTTTATCACGAGCGGTCGTTGCTTGTTCTATTTTAAGTTTAGCTTTTGCAATTTGTTCTAGTCGAGAATTTTGAGTATTAAGCGCTTTATTATATTTAGCTACCGCATCAGTAACCTTTTTTATTTTGTCATATTCACCATCTGGTAAAAATTTTAATTTTTCCTTCTGACTTAAGCTACCAGCCCTATCTAACTGTTGAGTAAGCCCCTTTAAGCCCGATTGTATATTACCAATTTCTTTCTCTGCTGATTTTAAATCTGATGCTTTTAATAGCCCTTCTGGTTTATTAGAAATTTGTAGTAATTTTTCAAGTCGAGTTTGTAAGCTTAATAATTCTTTTTCAAAACTATTCTTGTTTAATCCAGGAATATTTACTTTATTTAAATTATTTTGAATTTCTTGAACCCTAGCTTTCAAATCTTGAGTTTGAGCAGAAATATTCAAACTTATATTGATTTTCTTATCCGCCATTCCTTTTCCTCCTAAAAAATAATCAGCATTAGCTAAAAACTAATGCTGACTACAGTTAGAAATCACTATCTATATCATTGTTCAAAAAGTAAAACTCACTAACATATGAATTTCCTCTTGACCCCACTGGAACGCCAATTCCTTTGAAATTGGCTACGACAGGTGTAGCTTGCGCGCCCAGCCTTATAGATAAGCCAGTCATCAATTTTAGCTTTGGGATTTTTATAAGCCCCGTAACTACCTGACCAGTAGTATCATCCTTTACTCTTGTTCTGCCTTCTAATTCAACAAAACCATTGAAAAGCCTATTACCAACTTTTACAACCTTCGCGCCTCCTAGGTAGTTATAAGTATAAGATACCATAACTTCTTTATAAGGCTCGCTAATTTCTATAACTTTTTCTTTTTTGGATAGAGGTAAAACTTTCTTCCCAGTTTCTTTTTCATAAATAAATAAATCTACTGGATTCTCCTTCAAATGAATTTTATTCTCTTCATCACTTTCCAGAGTTTCCATTTTAGTTACCAAAACTGGCTTGTCTTCCTCAATTTCAAAAAGTTTAGAATTAGTCATAAGCGCGAACTGGTCTTTTGAGAATACACCTTGAGAAAAACTTAGGTCAATTTCTTTTGTAGTTTCCCAAAAGACGTGAGGTCGATTGTCGAATCCACCATTAGCGCTGACCCATCGTTTTATTTCATCAAGGCCAGCGATTTGAATTTTATCGAATTTTGCGAGGATTTCTTTTGTTTCAATGGTTCTATTCCCAATCTCTATTGGATAAGTAGCTTTTAGATAGCACTGTTCCAATTCTTTGAAAGAAAACTCGTTCATATTTCCTCCTAAAAAGAAAACGGAGAAGGTCCTCCCTCCTCCGTTTCAATCTTATTCAATTATTCGGTTAAAGAATACTTAATAAGTTTCATCATCTTGCCATCAGCAGGACGTAGAACCTTTAGATTCATGCTGAAAGTAGAGGGGTCGCCTTCGGCTTCCATAGTTAGAGTATTCTCAGAAGTTACCTTAGCCTTTGGAATTACTAGCTGGAAGAACTCATCTTCGCCACTAGCTTCACTACGAGCGTAAGTGTCTCCTGTGCAATAATAGTTGCCAGGGAAGGTTTCAGCAGATATTACAATTTCAGAAATATTCTTTCCCTCGATTGTACCTGTCAAATAGGCATAAGCAGCCTGGGCCCCCTCTTCTTGTGATACCTCTACTAGAGCACCTTTTTCGTCATAAAGTTTGACTCCAGAAATAGGAACCTTTGTACCACGAATTTCAATTTCTGCTGTACTACCAGCTGCCCCATAGGTTAGCTTTTTTACTTGAGCCTTGGGAACAGTCTTTACAATTTCAGACGTTGTGTTAATTACAGCTTCGCCATTAGTATCAACAGAGCCAAACATGATAGCCATAGACTTAGCAGAGAATAACGCATCTTCTAGAGTTACATTGATTTCCTTACCATAGTCCCACGTGATTAGCTCAGGGTTACCTTTACCACCGCGAGCAGAAGTATTCTCGGCAGTCTGCTCGGTTGTAGAGACCTTTAATGTGTCAAGATATAACACGGGCGCTCCACGAGTACCGTCCTTTTCTAATTTATAAAAGGTAAAATCGCAAACTTCCTTGATACCATATCTATCTAGGATAGAAGCAGCCATATTTTATTTCCTCCTATTTTTTATCAGAATTATGTATCCAATATTTTGGTTTTACATCTTTACTACTCGCTCCAGCTAGTAAGCTTCTTATATCAACTTCATATTTTTCCTTTTCTTGATATACGCCTATCAACTTGGAAAAAGTAGCATAACTCAACTCTCCAACTGTAAGTGGAGTAATTCCAATACCCATACAACAAATTGAAATGAGTAAAGTATCAAGTGTTAGTCCTTCCTTTTTCGCTTTTATTTTATCACGATACCGCGCTTTTGCCTTCATTCTTTTTATCTTTGGATGTTCATTAGGATTAGGTGGGTCAATGCTGTCTTCTCCCACACTATTTCTGATAAGATTTTGAAAGTCAAAAAAATTTTCACTGGTCAAAAAGCGCAAATCATCTAATGACTGCGCGCTCTCTAAGATTTTTTTCAAATCTCCAACTAAAATCTTTTTTTCTTCATAAATGAAAGAAACTGGTTCATGAATAAAAAATTCAAAAGCTTTAATAGAAAGAGCCTCTACTTGTTTATTATTAAAAGAAGAATTCAAAAGATACTCTAGCGGAGTTAGAACATTTGATAATTCCATTTCTTTCTCCATGTACTCATCTTCAATTTCTTCTTGGGATAGGGTCAAAAGTTTTCGATAAACTAAAAAGTTTTCTTCTGTAATAACCTGACGAATAGTAGGAGAATAGACTCTACAAATCTTTTGGAAATTCGCCGGTTCATTTATCACAAAATGGCAATCAATCATAAGCAGTCAAGTCAAAAGTCATTTCATAACAGGACATTTCATCAGTTAGGAAGTTTATTTCAAAATCTCCTCCCCTAAGTTTGCCCATTCCATCAATAACTTTTCCATTTAGACTTTTTTGAATTTCACCCATTATACTAAAAGGACGAAGATTTGTCCCCTTCATTTTCCATTGAGTCAAAGGAACAAAAATTTCAATAGCTAAGACTATTCTTTGAAATTCAATATTTGAAGAAAGACGAGCGCCATCAATAACTCGTAATGAAATAAGACTCTTCGCGTCTTCTTTCGGTCCCATTCTGGGAACTATCTTTATAAGTTTATCAAAAACTTCATTTGTAATTTGACCTTGTGTAAGGTCTTCTTTCTCCAAAGGAGCCTTATCACTATAATATAATAACTTTAATAAATTTTGGTTAGTTGTTAGTCTAACCATTATTTTCTGAAGAAAAGGTCCTAGCTCTTCAAGGTCTCTTACCATCAGCATTTCCTCCTTGTAGCCAGAAGTAATCTTCTTCGTTATCATTTTCCTCCTTCTGAGGAGGAGGTGTCAAATCAAACTCATAAATCGGGTCAACAGTCACATATTCTACACCAGGTGAAGATTGAATATCATAACCAGTTACTCGATAGAACTCTCGATATGGTTCTTCACCTATAATAAAGTAATCATCTTTTTTTAGGTACTGCGTCAAAGGCATAACAAAGAAGCTTTCTTTGAGATTTTCGGCATAAATAGTATCCATACGACTACGAGATCTGATTTCATCTCTAAGCATATTGTTTTCTTGACCGTACATATAGGCCCAACTTTCTTGCTCAGAGCCATCACGAGAATGCCAAACTAAATAATGCGTCATACGAAGCATCACATAGCGATTATAGCCACTAACTTTTATCTCCTCAAGATAATAAACCATCCAAGGCTTAGGTTCATCGTTTTTATCCGGTATCATCAAAATCGTACCAGGCGCGAACTCAACGTCAATCTTTACAAGTAAATAGTGAAGAGTTTTACTGTCATCTTGTTTATATCGTTCGAAACTTCCACTTATATATTCATCATTATATTCAAAATCTACTCGATAAATACTTTTTTGAAGATAGAGATCAAAATTCTGCTCACGCTTACCTTGGATACGAGATTGGTAATCTAATCCGTACCGACATAAGCGCTTTTCATATATATCAAAATAACTCATCTGATTTTCCCAATAATGTCATACAGCTAAAAACTGTACTACGAAAATAATCATATCTGAGATAACGTAATGAAGAAATCTTATAATACAGAATATAGTAATTGATAGTTCGAGAAGCTTCTGGAATCCCCAATAATTCTGTTAGAATACTATCCAGAAACTTCTCCCACTCACCTTTCTTTTCAAACTCACACAAAAGTCCAAAAAGTTTATTTTTCAATTTATTACTATATCCTTCAGTAAAATCAGACATCCTGATACTGCTCCGCAAGTAGTCTATATGAAAATGGTTTGCGCTTTGGCGCGCGATAGTAAACTCCTTCTAGACGATGGACTTTGGCCTCTTCCTTTCTTAGAAGTTCAGTAAATTTACTAATAAGATTAGCCTGAGAAAAATCCCTTTCCTCATATAAAGGCTTTACATTTTCCCAAGTTAGAATGGTTCGATTCAACCACTCACATTTCATATAGCAGGCAATAATTTGGATTTCTTCATTATCTAGTTCTTCAAAAAAGTATTGTTCGTCATGTTCAAGAGACTTGCGCGGGAACTTGAACCAAGGTAGCGCGCCGTCTAAGATAGTTAGTAAGTCCTCTTCTACTTCTTCCTGTGTCCAGTTCAACCACTCATCTTCGAGTAGTTTCGTCAGAAAAGCAGAATAAACTTTCTCTAAGGGGGTTCCCATTATTAGCCCTCCTTATCCTCTCTATTCAACTTAATAGCAGTTAGAATATCTTTCCCACAAGCCTTCTTTATAGCATCGCACTTACCGAAATCTCCTAGCTCATTCTTGATAGCAAAATCAGCCAAAGCTAGCATCTGCTCGTAGTTTAGAGTCTTTAGCTTAGCATCAAACTCAAACTGTGGCATAGCAGTCATCATCCGCTTCATATCATTATCACTCAAAACAATAATATTGACAGGTTCGGTAGCATCTTCAGGTTCAAGGCCTAGTTCCTTCTTTACCTCTAAGTCTTCAATATAAAGCATCCCAGTATCAATCATATACTTGAAGCCACTATCGTACATCATTTCTTCTAGGGCTTCTTTTTCAATAAGAACACTAGCACCCTTATTGGGCCACTCGCGCTTGAAGCGCAAGTCAGAAATATTCACGCTAATAGGACCTTGATGCTTACTAATTACTCTAATCTTCTCCATTTCAAATACTCCTTTTTACTCCTAAAATTTTTATATAAATCGAGGGAGGGAGTTTGTCCCTCCCTCGAAGAGAATTATTTATTTGTTCTATTTATCAAAAATTATAAGGATTCTCAAAAGTCTGGGTAATTCCCGTATTCTGATAAATACCCCAGTTATGATGAGCTAGAATAGCGCAACCCATCTTTTTATAAGCATAAACTTCTAGAGAATTATCACGATTCTTGAAGTCATTGATTTGAGTGTTGCCTTCTAGAACAACCTTTACTACCTTCTCTCCACCAGTGGGTAGAATATAAGCTAGCTGAGGGTCAATCCAGGTCTTGGTGTTGGACTCATCAATAAAGGACTGAGGAATCTGAACAACAGGAGTCCCACGGAAGATATTGATATAACCAGTGTTGTGAATAGCATCAATATCCTGGGGATGGTAAATACCATTAGTAGTATTAGCAATACCACTTACAATGGCGTCAGGACCCATGGCGCCTACAAACTCAGGAGGAGCAAAGATTACAACACCGTTGCCATAAGCACGAACAGTATTGATTACCTTTACCATCTTATCGGCTTCAAAGGTGTTAGAAATTACCTTATTAGCATCAGGACGAGCAGAAGCATTTACAGCGGCACGGAGAGCCTTATGAACCTCATAGAATACGGCATCAGTTAGACCCTCAGTTAGAAACTGCATAACCTCAGCCATAGTCTCAGCGCCATCTAGCATACGCTCAAAGTCGATGGTAGCGCCTCCGCCGACGGCGTGGCCAGCTAGCTCAAAGGTATCACTATCTAGACGGAAGGTCTCATATACACCAGATAGACCAACTTGAGTTAGAAACTTCTTAGCGCGCATCTTACCTAGACGACGCTTGAAGATGGCCTTCTGACCTTGAGGAACAGACTGAACCTCAGCGAACATACCAATGGCATCAATTACCTTCTTGGGCATAATCTCGTCGGCAGTCTTAATTACGATATCATAAATATCATAACGATTCTTCATGAACTGGTTTACGGAACCAGCTAGCTCCTTTAGACCATCTAGAAAAGCAGAATCCATATCTACATTCTGATTAGCATAGGTGGCAGGAACAGTACCCTTAGCGCAATGAAGGGCAATTTCTTGTAGCTCTTTAATAGTCATTATAATTTACCCTCCTTTTATTAGTCAGCTAGCACTTGTAGCTTGATGCCTTTTTGGCCATCAGGCATAGTGTCAAAAGCAACAACCTTTAGCTTGGGACCAAAGGTACCAGCAGTGGCAGATAGCTTAGTCGCACCAGAAGCATCAGCCATACCATATACAGGAGT